TAGACGGCCTCAATACATTTTTGAGGTCGTTTACTATGATTAACCATATGAATCCTGATGGACATCATATTGGTGGTCTAACAGGATTTCTTAAATCTATAGGATATGCTATACGCATGTCTGATCCTACTAAAGTGGTTATTGTATTTGATGGTGTTGGAGGTTCAAGTGCTAGAAAGAATTTATTTCCTGCCTATAAGGCAAATCGTAATACTAGTCGTATGACTAATTACTCTATATTTTCATCTAAAGATGAAGAACAAGAGAGTATAAACAATCAGATATCAAGACTAATACAATATCTACAATGCTTACCTGTTACTGTTATTAGTATTGATGGATTAGAGGCGGATGATATTATCGGCTATTTAGTTAGTAAATTTCAAAAACATGAGGAAACAGCTAGAGTAACTATTATGTCTGCTGATAAAGATTTCCTTCAATTAGTATCTCCTAAAGTGCATTGTTATTCTCCTACTAAAAAGAAAATATACACACCTAAAGATGTGTTAGAAGAATTTGGTGTTAGTAGCAGTAATTTTCTTAACTACAAAATACTAATGGGAGACCAATCGGATAATATTCCTGGTATTAATGGTTTAGGTCCTAAAAAACTAATTAAATTATTTCCTGAATTAGTAAGTGATACTAAAATAGAATTAGATGAAATAATTAGCTCATCAGCCGATAAAGTAGATGAAAATAAATTATATCTAGCTGTTGTAGAAAGAAGACATCAACTATTAATTAATCAACAACTGATGTCTTTAAATGGAGATTTCTTATCACCAGAGAATAAACAACTAGTTAAAGAATTATTTATTAATTCTTATGAGTTAAATATACCTATATTTTTACAATTATATTCAAATGATAAGTTAGGAGAAAGTATTCCTAATACATCATCATGGCTCTTACAACTGTTTGGCTATCCAAATTCTTTCAAATAAATTTAAGTTATGACAACATTAGGAAAATTAAATCAGTACGGGCCTGTATTTCAAGTAAAAGTACTAGGTGCTCTACTAACACAAAGACAATTTCTACTTAATATTGTTGATTCACTCGATTCAGAATACTTTGAATCATCAGCTAATAAATGGGTTGTAGAATACATTCAAAAATACTTCTCAGAATACCATACAACACCAACAGTAGAAACAATGTCTATTGAGGTGAAGAAAATCGAAAACGAAGTATTAAGAATATCAATCGTTGAAGCATTAAAAGAAGCATACAAATTATCTGATCAGAGTGATATTGAATGGGTTGAAGCCGAGTTTAGTTCATTTTGTCGTAATCAACAAGTTAAAAAAGCAATTTTAAGTTCAGTTCAGTTACTTGAAATGAATGACTTTGATAGTATCCTCCAGCTAATCAGCAAAGCAGTAACTGCAGGTGAAGAAAAAACGGTAGGATTAGATTATAATATAGATATTGAAGCTAGATATCGTGAAGATGATCGTAGATGTATTCCGTTTCCGTGGCCTGTATTTAACGAAATGACACAAGGTGGTTATGGTAAAGGCGATCTAGTATTAATGTTTGGTAATCCTGGTGGTGGTAAATCATGGGCTATTACAGCAATGGGCGCTTATGCCGCAGCATTAGGATACAACGTAGTACATTATTCACTTGAATTAGGTGAAGGATATGTAGGTAAACGTTACGATGCTGTATTTTCTGGTATTGATGTTGATAAATTACATTTACACCGTGCTGAGGTAGATGAAGTAGTGGGTAAAGTTAAGGGCAAAGTAATTATTAAAGAATATCCACCTAAGAGGGCATCATTTGACACGATAGAGGCCCATTTGCAACAGTTAGAGCATCAAAATGACTTTAAACCTGATTTAATTATTATAGATTATCTAGACTATATGCGTACTCGCTCTAGAAAAGATCGTAAGGAAGAAATCGATGATGTTTATGTTGCTGCTAAAGCATTTGCTAAAGAAAGAAGTGTTCCTTTAGTATCACCATCACAAGCAAATAGAGGCGCTGCTAAGAACGATATTATCGAAGGTGATAATGCAGCTGGATCATATGAAAAAATAATGATTGGTGATATTATATTATCTTTAGCTCGTAAACGTAAAGATAAAATAGAAGGAACTGGAAACTGGCATATAATGAAGAACAGATATGGAGCTGATGGAATGACTTTTAGATCTAGAATAAACACATCAAATGGATATATTGATATAGATCAAAATCCAATAGACGATGAAGATATAGAAGTAAATAATAACAGTAAGCCAACAAATAATTTTTCAGATGTCGATGTTGAAGAAAGACAAATGCTTCAAAAGAAATTCTTTAGGCTTGAAAATTAATCATAGTATATACTATATTTATAACTACAACAATAAAAATTATGGTAACGGTTAAACGATTTACGGCTGCGTGGTGTGGTCCGTGTAGGCAACTTATTCCTATTTTCGAACAGATCCAAACATCATTTCCTAGTGTTGAATTTCAAATTATAGATGTAGATACATCTCCTGAAGAAGTACAAGAACATTTTGTAACTAGTGTACCAACAATTATATTTTTTAAAGACGGAATGGCAAAACAACGTTTTACTGGATTACAATCAAAGTCTATGTATGTAGATACTATTAACTCACTTATTTAAAAAAAAACAAAAAATGGATGTAACGCAAAGTATTCTTAGCGAGATTACTACTTATATGAAGTACGCTAAGTTTAGACCTGAATTGAGTAGAAGAGAAACATGGGAAGAACTAGTTACTCGAAATAAAGAAATGCATCAAGCTAAATTTCCACAATTAAAAGATGAAATCGAAGAAACATATAAACTGGTATACGATAAAAAAGTATTGCCGTCAATGCGTAGCCTGCAATTCGCTGGTAAGCCCATTGAGCTTAATAATGCTCGTATATTTAATTGCTCTTTTCTTCCTCTTGATGACTGGCGTGCGTTCAGTGAAATAATGTTCTTACTACTTTCAGGTTGTGGAGTAGGATATAGTGTGCAAAAACATCATATTGAAAGTCTTCCTGAAATTAAAATACCAACTAAACACAAAAGATATTTAGTAGGTGATAGTATTGAAGGTTGGGCAGATGCTGTTAGAATGCTTTGTAAAGCATATTTTACAGGGGCTGCATTGCCTTTATTTGATTTTAGAGATATTAGAGCTAAAGGGGCTCAGTTAATTACTGTAGGTGGTAAAGCACCTGGTCCTGAACCACTAAAAGAATGTTTGTTTAATCTCCAAAAGGTATTTGAACGTAAGAAAAATGGAGATAAATTAACATCAGTAGAAGCTCATGATATGGCCTGTCATATAGCAGATGCTGTATTATCAGGTGGTATTAGAAGAGCAGCACTTATTTCATTATTCAATCTTGATGATGAAGATATGTTAACGTGTAAGTTTGGTAATTGGTGGGAAGAAAACCCACAACGTGGTCGTGCTAATAATTCTGCCGTTGTATTACGTCATAAGATCACTGAAGAAGAATTCTTCAAATTATGGAAAAAAATTGAATTAAGCGGCAGTGGTGAACCCGGTATTTACTTTAGCAATGACAAAGATTGGGGAACAAACCCATGTTGTGAGATTGCTTTACGTTCTTTCCAATTCTGTAACTTATGTGAGGTAAACGTTTCAAATGTTGAGTCACAAGAAGACCTAAACGAACGTGTTAAAGCAGGAGCATTTATCGGTACGCTACAAGCAGCATACACTAATTTCCATTATCTAAGAGATGTATGGCAGAAAACAACTGAAAAAGACGCTCTATTAGGTGTTGGAATGACAGGTATTGGATCAGGAGCTATTTTAAAATATGATTTGAAAAAAGCAGCTGATTTAGCTAAAGAAGAAAACGCTCGTGTTGCCGAAGTAATTGGAGTTAATAAAGCAGCTCGCGTAACAACAGTTAAACCATCAGGTACTAGCTCATTAGTATTAGGTACATCATCTGGTATTCACGCTTGGCATAATGATTATTACATTCGCAGAATTAGAGTAGGTAAAAACGAAGCAATCTATAATTATCTTGCAGTTAATCATCCTGAATTAGTTGAAGATGATTTCTTCAAACCAACAATTCAAGCTGTAATTTCAGTACCACAAGTAGCACCAGAAGGTTCTATTTTAAGAACTGAAAACGTAATTGATATGCTTGAGCGTACTAAATTATTCAATCTTGAATGGGTAAGAAAAGGTCATCGTAAAGGAGCTAACACAAATAACGTATCAGCTACAGTGTCAATTCAAGAAAATGAATGGGAACAAGTAGGCAATTGGATGTGGGAAAATAGAGAAACATTTAACGGATTATCAGTATTGCCTTATTTTGGAGGTAGCTATACTCAAGCACCATTTGAAGATATTACTAAAGAACAATTTGAAGAAATGGCTCAACACCTTCACTCGATTGATCTATCTAAGATAGTAGAATTTAGTGATGATACTGCTTTAATGGATCAAGCAGCGTGTGCTGGTGGTGCCTGTGAAATAGTATAATACTTACATCTATGATAAAGCTAATAGACTTATTAAAAGAAAATAATGATTTATCTCAAACAAAAATATTAGATGATAATGGTAATCCTTTAATTGTCTATCGCTCTCAAGAAGATGAAAGAAATCAAGGAATAGAAAGACAATCAGGGCATAGAGGAATTTACTTCTCAGCTAATAAAGAATCAACAAAGATATATGGTCCAATAACAAAAGAATATCATTTGAATATTAAAAATCCACTAATTCTAAAGGATACTGAATGGAATTTATCAGTATTACCTTCAAATTATTATGATTATTTAATTAAACAAGGATACGATGGTGCTGTTTGGATTAGAAAAGGAGAAATGTATGAAATAATTGCTTTTTATCCTGAACAAGTAATTTCTGTGAAATAATATAATATGGCTGAATTTATAAAAGATGTCCATTATTATCTAGATGGAGATAGGGTAGTGTTTACAGAAAAATGGCTTCTTCGTAGAGGAGAATGCTGTGGAAATAAGTGTAGACACTGCCCTTATTTTCCTAAATACCAAAAAGGAAATGAGGAAGTGGCAAAAGAATTTAGTAATTTAATAAATAATTTAGAAGATGGAAACTGATAAAATACATGAACGTGTTTTAGAGCTACAAAAAAATGTTGAAAAATCTTCACCTCAAGAACAAGTTAATATGTTAGGTGAATTATTTGATATGGTATCTCAAATAGAACAAACTTTATCTGAAGTTAAATTAGATATAAATAAAATAAAAAATGAAGAATAGTTTTGAAGCATTAGGATTATTTATAGGTACCATAGCAATTATTCTCGTCATTCTAGGCTACCCAGTTATGTTGTTATGGAATTGGTTAATGCCTGAGTTATTTGGATTACGCGAAATTACATTTTGGCAAGCAATTGGACTAAATATGTTATCTACTATATTATTTAGACCTTCAGTTAATATAAAAAAAGATTAATATGTTTCAATCAACTAAGTTATTTGATGGTTATAGTTGTGTATTTCGTCAATGGAAAGCAGAAGGAACTCATTGTAGATTTCTTCATGGATATGGAGTATCATTTAGAGTATGGTTCAAAGGTGAACTTGATGAACGTAATTGGGTTTGGGATTTTGGAGGTATGAAACGTGCTAATGGCACTATCGACGGAATGAATCCTAAAGCATGGATGGATCATATGTTTGACCATACTACAATTATTGCAGAAGATGATCCATTTATTAATGCTTTTAAACAAATGGAAGTAGCAGGCGTAGCACAAATTAGAATAATCCCAGCTGTGGGAGCAGAGCAATTTGCTAAGTATATCTTTGAAAAACTTAATACATTTATTCAAGAAGAAACAAGCAATAGAGTTAAGGTTGTGAGAGTAGAATTTATGGAACATTCTAAAAACACAGCTATCTATGAAGAAAAAAACTAAAGAAACTGAAATAGAACTATCACCTCCTTACTATACGGAAGGACATTGGGATGATATTTTAGATGAAATAGAGACTTTAGAAAAATTTCAACCATCAAGTAATATGGGAAGTTGGTGGAGGCAAATAAAATTAGATAAATTAAAAGCAAAATTAAAATATCGAAAAAAATGAAAGTTTCACATGAACTTCCTCTTAGTTTAATGCAATATGCTTATGAGTGGAATGATTATGATTATTGTCTTCCTCATCTATTAGATAAGTCACAACAATATAAATTGTTTTTTTCTAAAGCTAAAAAAGATGGACGATTCATTATTATGGATAATGGGTTATTTGAAGGAGTAGAACATACAATTGATGATTTGTTTTTAAAAATTGAACTATTACATCCTAATATATTCATTGTTCCTGATGCTTGGAATGACAGTATTACAACTATAAGAAGTGCTAAGCATTGGATGATTAACTATGGTAAAAAATTAAAAGAATTGGATGTTAACTTAATGGCAGTATGTCAAGGTAATGATATAGGAGAATTAATTAGTACATATCAAACATTAGTTGACTTAGGTTATACTCATATTGCTTTCAACCATTCTAGTATTGCTTATCAAGATATGTTTAAAGATAAAGAATCATCTCTACCAGAAGATAAGCGAATATTAAATTATCAAATGTTTGGTAGAATGGAGTTTATTAGGCAATTAGTTGAAAAAGAAACTATACATAAAAACTACTATCACCACTTATTAGGCTGCTCACTACCTCAGGAATTTATGGCTTATGGCGATTGGAAATTTATTAAATCAGTAGATACATCTAATCCAATTTTAGTTGGAGCTGAAGGAAATAGATATCAAGAAAATGGTTTAACTTATAAACCTAAAGATAAACTTGAGCATTATTTTGAAAAAGATTTGAGTGGTCAAAAAGAAGATATTATCTTCAATGTAAATAAATTTAAATCGTTTATTAAATAGGCTAAACGTTAAAATACCGTCTAAATTCTAATAATTATTTTAAATGAAAAAACAAGCAGTATTATCACTGTCAGGTGGAATGGATTCATCAACACTACTCCTCCACCTCCTAGCAAACGATTATGATGTAACAGCATTATCGTTTAACTACGGCCAAAAACACAAAGTAGAATTAGAGCAAGCACAATCACTTGTTGCTTATGTAAATGAAAAGAATTGTGGTTGTGGTGGAAAAGCAATTTATGGTAACGTAAAGCATCAAATTATTAAATTAGATGGATTATCTCAATTACTCAATTCATCACTTGTTGAAGGTGGTGATGATGTTCCTGAAGGACATTATGAACAAAACAACATGAAAGAAACTGTTGTTCCTAATCGTAATAAAATCTTTAGTTCAATTATTCAAGCAGTAGCATTGTCTTTAGCAACTAAAGATTTAGGTGATGGACAATTAGAAAAAAGAGACGTCGCTATTGCAATGGGAATTCACGCTGGTGATCATGCTATTTATCCTGATTGTAGACAAGAATTTAGAGATGCTGATTTTGAAGCATTTAAAGTAGGTAACTGGGATTCAGATTTAGTATCTTATTATACTCCATATCTTGAAATGAATAAATTTGATATTCTTAAAGACGGAGAATTGGCTTGTCAAAAACTTGGTCTTAACTTTGATGATATATATAAACGTACTAATACAAGTTATAAACCAATTTTTATTAAATATAAATGGGCTGATATAGTAGTAGCAGGTACTTGGTACTCAGATTATAAATCAGCAGCATCAGTAGAACGTATTGAAGCATTTATTAAATTAGGTCGTCCTGATCCTGTAGATTATGCTGATGAAACAGGTCCTGTATCTTGGGAAGTAGCTAAAGCCCATGTAGAAAAAGTATTAGCAGAACATAATTCGTAATCAATAATCAGTTATATATGAGTAATCAAACAAACGTTCGTGCAAATAACATGAACAAAACAGCAAAACTAGCCTTTTACAATGCTCGCAGACGTGATGGTGATACCACTCGCCTTGCAGAAGAAACCGGTTACACTACCCGTTTCATTAACTATGTAAAAGCTGGTGAGCGTAGTGTTAATGATACAATTGCTAATGCAATGTATAATTTATCACGTCGTCGTACTAAAACTAGTGAATTAGCTACTGCTTAATTCCCGAACCAAGACCTCTGCTTAATGCAGGGGTCTTTTTAAATTTAATTTATGAGTTATCCAATACAATTTATTTTAGTAATGTTAGCTATGATTATAGCTGATATATGCTGGACTTACTACTTTATCAAAGTAAATGAAAATAAAGCCATATCGGCTGGCATTTGGTCAGCTGCAATTATTGTAGTAAGTGCTTTTATTACTACTTCGTATGTTGAAAATAAATCATTAGTACCAGCTGCTGTTATAGGTGCTTTTATAGGAACCGCAGGTACAGTATGGTATAAAAATAGAAAAAAATGATTCATGAAATACAACACATACTAGGACTGTGTGGTGAAAAGCATTTCAATATATTATCAGTAATGATAGATTGGCAAAATATTAGTCCTATATTTAACTATATAAAAACATTATTTAAATGAGTAAAATAGATTCAAACAAATTATTAATAAGTTCTGACTTCTACTCTGTCCAAGGTGAGGGCATTTCATCTGGAGTGCCTTCTTACTTTGTTCGTCTTGGTATTTGTAATTTGACTTGTGGTATGAGCCGTCAATTTGCAAATCAATTAATAAAAGATCAAAATCTAGAGGACGGAGAAATATTTGAAGGTGATTTAGTTAAAGAAGGTAAAGCAACTTGGACTTGTGATTCTACAAGCCAATGGTTGTGGAGAGGTGAAGATAAAGAATTCCAATATCTAATTGATAGATGGAAAGAAGAAGGTATCTATGATGATATTTTAAATGGTAATATTCATATCATTTGGACTGGTGGTGAACCAACAATTAAAGGGCATCAAGAGGCAATTGTTAATTTCTTTAAATATTGGTCAACAAAAGAGTCAAGTTTATCTGATGTTTATAATGAAATTGAAACTAATGGTACAATTGTAATTGATCCTGACTTATTTTGGACTTTACATCAAATCAATTGCTCACCTAAACTATCTAATTCAGGTTTGGATGCTAAACAGCGTATTAATGAAGCAGCTATTAAGCGTGTAATGCAACATAAAAATTATCAATTTAAATTCGTAATCAGCAATGAAGAAGATATATTGGAACTTTTTAGGGACTTTGTCGTACCATTTAGCATACCTCTTAAGAATGTAGTTTGTATGCCTGGGTTAGATGATGTAGCTAACTTTGAAGAACGTACTCAATTCGTTCTTGAAATGGCTAAGAAATATAAATTTAGAGGATTGACTCGTTTGCATATTGCAGCTTGGAATAAAACACTTAATGTGTAATGAAAGAGTTAGATTTACACGGTTTATATCATCATCAAGTTAGAGATGAAGTTGAAAACTTTGTATTATTAAACGCTAAAGAATTACCTATTAGAATTATAATAGGTGGTTCAAATAAAATGAAAAATCTTACAGAAAACATTCTACATAAACACAAATTTGACTACTATATCCCAGCACATAATCCTGGAGAAATAATTGTCACATTTGATAAAGAATATAAAATATGACTAAAGATCTATGTATATCATGTGGTGTAGAAACACCTTACGATTTTGAAACTCACATTGATATGAGAATTGGTTATGTTGAGGGTATTGGTCAATTATGTTCCAAATGTTATAATCAAGGCAATAATCACAATTATATTGCAGTACCTGAATCATTAATTGAAAATACTCCTAATGACCAAGAGTTGGGAGGCGAAGTAAGATCAATATATTGGGAATCGAAAAAATAAAAATATGGAATTATTAAAAAAATCAAACGGCAATTTGCCTCGTACAGAAGAGGAAATAGAATACATGATATTAAAAGCATCTGAAGCGTATGCTGATTTCCTCAACGCAGTAGGCTTTGATTATAAAGCAGATAGACAAACAGTAGATACACCACGTCGTGTAGCTAAAGCATGGCTTAAAGACCTAATTGTAGGGTCAATTACAGATGAACCAAATATCACCGTATTTCCTAATGATGAAGGATACGATGGATTAGTAATCCAATCAGGCATTCCTATTGTTAGTATGTGTGCACATCATAATTTAGCATTTACTGGGTTTGCAACTGTAGCATATGTTCCTGCTGAAAACGTTATTGGTTTATCTAAACTAAATCGTATTGTTGAATGGTTCTCTCGTAGACCACAAATGCAAGAATCATTAACAACACAAATTCACGATTATGTTGCTGATAAAATGCAATGTAATTCAGTAGCAGTTAGTATTGCTTGTAAGCATACCTGTTGCTCACATAGAGGTATTAAGCACGGTTCTGTAATGACTACAAATAAATTTAGTGGTGTATTTATGGAAAAGGATAATCTAATTCGTGAAGAATTCCTTCACGCAATTGAAGTAAACGGTACTAAATTCTAATAATGGAAAAAATATACTTAAGCTGGGATGAGATTGAAAATGCTGTTGAAAATTTAGCTTGCCAAATTAAAAACAGTGATAAGAAGATAGGTTCAATAAATGGTCTTGCACGCGGTGGTCTTATCCCAGCAGTAATCTTATCCCATAAATTGGGAATACCATTTATGAATGAAGATAATGATAGTGAAGGATATGTTTTAGTTGTAGATGATATATGTGATACTGGAGAAACATTAAAATTTTATAGTAACTATGAATATATCTTAACAGCAACTATTCATCATAAACAAACAGCAATGATTGAACCTGATTTTTATTATGACTTAGTACCTGAAGATGAATGGATAGTATACCCCTGGGAACAAAAAGATTCAAAAACAATTCAAGATTATAAAGATGCAACTAAAGGAGAGTAAAACAAATTGGCATTTTAGAATTAGTCTACTTAAATCCGGTCTTAGAATATTAGCTGGTTTAGCTCTAATACTATCAGATATAACATTATCTGGTATTTTATTTGTAGGAGCCGAATTATTTGGAATTGTAGAAGAACTTTAATATGAAAGTATTTATTCCTCTTATATGTTATAACCATACCTGTAATACAGAATGGATGATGTCTATTCTTAAATTTACTATTTCAGCTAGAGAAACAGGACTAAATTGTACATTTTATCCTATATTCTTTGAAAGCTTAGTATCACGAGCTAGAAATGCAGCTGTTGCTCATTTTCTTGCTGATAAAGAAAGTACCCATCTATTGTTTATTGATTCAGATATCATATTTGAACCAGAAGATGTATATAGACTACTTCAAGCAGATAAAGACGTTATAGCAGGAATGTATCCTAAAAAATATATTGTATGGGATAGATTAAAGAAAAATTCTAACGCTGAACGAGTTGATTTTCCTATTGGAAATAAAACCAGAGTAACAGATGATAATTATATTGAATCTAATTACTTACCAACAGGTTTCTTAATGACTAAACGTGAAGCTATCCAAAAACTAATAAATACCCATCCAGAATTAAAATATAAAAACGATATAGATGGATATATGAGTGCTGGAGATAATTTCTATAATTTATTTCAAGTAGGTATTAGAAACGGAATATATGAAAGTGAAGATTGGGGTTTCTGTTCATTATGGAAAGAAACAGGTGGTCAAGTATTAATTCATCCTGATATTAATTTAAAGCATGTGGGGTGGCACAATTATGAAGGTAATTTAATAAATTATTTATTTAAAAAATAAAATATGTTAAACGCACAACAAATTATAGACGAAGGATTACTCAAATTAGAGTACACTAAAGGTAAACCAGCACAGGTTGGTTATGATTTATCACTCAAAGCAGTACAGAAAGTAGGTACTAGTATGTCTAATAATCCTTACAATGTATCTAAAGATGGTAAAATAGGTAAAATACTTAAAGATAAAACTGAATTAACTATTTATATTCCTATTGAAACTATCAATTTAGATGGTGTAGAAGGATGGTTATTATATAAAGGTGTATATGATATTACATTTAATGAAGGATGTAAACTCCCAGATAATAGAGTAGCATTTATTAAACAGCGCTCATCTCTTTATAGAAACGGAGCTATAATTAATAGTCCTGTATTCGATCCTGGATTTGAAACAGATAATATGGGTACTTTACTTTATGTTCATGAAACAATATTCATTGAAAAAGATGCTCGTGTAGCACAAATTTATTTTCATGAATGTAATGGAGCTGAATTATATAATGGACAGTGGCAAAACGATAAACAAAGAAATTCACTATAATAACTAAACCAATCCCAGAACATGTATATTTATATGTAGTAAACATATATTTCAATGGGATTAATACTGCGTACTACTGCCACTCCTAATGCAGGGACTACAACTTCTGTTAAAGGTTCACCACTTACATTCGCTGAAGGAGATGGTAACTTTGCCTATCTACTGACTAATATGTCAGGTAGTAATATATCCATTTCTGGTTCTACTACAATAGCAGGATCATTAACTTTTGCTAATATATCATCTGGTGTTACTGAGAATAGAGTTGTAGTTGTTGATACTAATGGTCTCTTTAAATATAGAACTGATGTAAGTTTACAAGGTGCAACAGGAGCTCAAGGTGCTACTGGAGCAGGAACTCAAGGAGCAACAGGCGCTCAAGGTACAACAGGTGCAGGTACGCAAGGTGCAACTGGAGCCCAAGGTGCTGCTGGAACTGGTACTCAAGGTGCTACTGGTGCTCAAGGAGCAGCAGGAGCTGGTACTCAAGGCGCTACTGGTGCAAACGGAGCTCAAGGAGCAACAGGAGCTCAAGGCACAACAGGTGCCGGAACTCAAGGAGCAACAGGTGCTCAAGGCGCTACTGGCACGGGAACCCAAGGCGCAACTGGGGCACAAGGCACAACAGGTGCCGGAACTCAAGGAGCAACAGGTGCAAACGGCGCTCAAGGAGCCACTGGTACTCAAGGCGCTACTGGCGCCGGTACTCAAGGTACTACTGGTGCACAAGGAGCAGCAGGTACAAACGGAGCTCAAGGTACTACTGGTGCTCAAGGCGCTACTGGCGCCGGTACTCAAGGTACTACTGGTGCACAAGGAGCAGCAGGTACAAACGGAGCTCAAGGTACTACTGGTGCTCAAGGTGCAACAGGTGCTGGAACTCAAGGCGCAACCGGCGCTCAAGGTGCTACTGGTACGCAAGGTGCAACTGGTGCAACAGGTACAGGAACTCAAGGCGCAACAGGCGCTCAAGGTGCAACTGGTGCACAAGGTGCAACTGGTGCACAAGGTGCAACAGGAACTCAAGGTGCTACTGGTGCTCAAGGTACTGCTGGAACAAACGGAGCTCAAGGTGCTACTGGCGCTCAAGGCACTGCTGGAACAACGGGCGCTCAAGGCGCAACAGGCACAACAGGTGCCCAAGGTACAACTGGTACAACAGGTACTCAAGGCACAACTGGTACTACCGGAGCTCAAGGCACAACAGGCACAACCGGAGCTCAAGGCACAACTGGTGCTACCGGAGCTCAAGGTACAACTGGTACAACAGGTACTCAAGGCACAACTGGTACTACCGGAGCTCAAGGTACAACTGGAACAACTGGAACTCAAGGTGCTCAAGGCGCTAATGGTGCTCAAGGCACTGCTGGAACAAATGGAACTCAAGGTGCTCAAGGCGCTCAAGGTACAACAGGTGCAACAGGTACAGGTACTCAAGGCGCTCAAGGAGCTCAAGGTACAACAGGTGCAACAGGTACAGGTACTCAAGGCGCTCAAGGCGCTCAAGGTACAACAGGTGCAACAGGTACAGGTACTCAAGGCGCTCAAGGCGCTCAAGGCGCTCAAGGTGCAACAGGTGCTGGTGGATCTGCTGGTACATCTTTTACCTGGTTAGGAGCTTGGTCATCAGGACCTACTTATACTCCTAATCAAGTTGTTGAATATCAAGGTAGCTCTTGGATTTCTATCTTAGCTAATTCTTCTACACCACCTCCTGGTCAACCTACATATTGGTCATTAATGGCAAGTCAAGGAACTCAAGGCGCAACAGGTACAGGTACTCAAGGTGCTCAAGGAACTACTGGTACAACTGGAGCAAATGCTGGTATAACATCATATACTAATCCTGGTAATAATAGAGTTCTAACTTCAGTAGATGCAAATACTATCAATGCTGAAGCTAATCTTACATTTGATAGTGGTACTAATATATTAAATGTAAATGGAAGTATTACAGCTACCGGAGATATAACAGCATATTTTACTTCAGATATAAGACATAAAAATAATATCCAACCTATTGAAAATGCATTAGATAAAGTTAAAAAAATAAGTGGTGTTATATGGGAATGGAATCAAGAAACAACTGATGAAGTAACAAAAACACTTCCTAATACAGGTCTTATAGCACAAGAAGTACAAGAAATATTACCAGAAGTAGTTATTGAAAGACAAGATGGGTATCTAGCTATAGATTATTCTAAAATGTTAGGTTTAATAGTTGAAGCTATAAAAGAATTAGATAAAAAGATTTCCTAAATCAAAATAAAGGTATTATATTTAAAAAATGGTTATAAATAATTTAACAAAACATATTATAAATAGTGGGGGAAGTATTATTCCCCTACTTATTCCTTCTAACAATACTAATGGTACCGGATTAATGAACCCCTCTATATATGTAGATGATAATAAATTAATCTTAAATCTTCGTCATGTAAATTATACTTTATACCATTGTGAAGGAGAACAATTATTTAATAATAGATTTGGCCCTTTAGTCTATTTAAACCCAGAAAATGATGTTAAACTAAGAACAACAAACTGGTATTGTATATTAGACAGTAATTTAAATATTAATTCCTATTTTAAAATTAATACTTCTAAACTAGATATAGAACCAGTTTGGGAATTTATAGGATTAGAAGATGGAAGATTAGTAAGATGGGATGGGAAATTATATCTATGTGGAGTAAGAAGAGATGTAAAAACTAATGGAGAAGGAAGAATGGAATTATCTGAATTAGAAATACATAAAAATACAGTTAAAGAAGCAAAAAGACATAGAATAGAACCACCAAACAATCCTAATTCATATTGTGAAAAAAACTGGATGCCTGTTATAGACATGCCTTTTCATTTTATAAAATGGTCAAATCCAACAGAATTAGTAAAAGTAAATATAGAAGATAACACATCCGAAACAATAATATTAAAAGATGGAGTAGGTCCTCATTTAAATTTAAGAGGCGGATCTCAGATCATCCCTTATGGTGATTATAGAATTTGTATTATTCATGAAGTAGATTTATGGAAAAATAAACTACAACAAAAAGACGCTAAATACACTCATCGATTAATAATGTGGGATAAAGAATGGAATATAAAACATATTTCAGACTCTTTTAGTTTTATGGATGGTGAAATTGAATTCTGTTGTGGCTTAGCTGAATATCAAGGTGATTTGCTTATTACTTTTGGATTTCAAGACAATGCTGCTTACATATTAAAAATTCAAAAAGAAAAATTTATTAATATGTTAAGTTTTAATTGGGGTAATTTAGATAGTAATAACATTAGTATAATTAATGATGAAATATTTAATAAAAACATATATGAAAAACATGTGAAAGTTAAAGAAGGAGATGTAGTATTAGATGTTGGTAGTAATGTTGGTGCTTTTACCGTTTCTATTCTAAATAAAAATCCATTAAAAGTATACTGTGTAGAACCTTCAAACACACTAATGGATGTTATAAAACAAAACACACAAAATAAATGTGTCTATATTAATAAAGCTATTAGTGATAAAACATCAATAGAAACTATACAAGAAGGAATACATATCTATTGTAATGAAGGTGATAAATATGAAACAATTACTTTTAAACAATTAATAGAAGAAAATCAAATAGATAAGATTGATTTTCTAAAAATAGATTGTGAAGGAGGTGAATATGATATTTTTACTGAGGAAAATAAAGAATGGATATTAAATAATGTAAAACATATTGCTGGAGAATTACATTTATGGGGTACTATTGATAGTGTTAATAGATTTAAAATATTTAGAGACACTTACTTAACAAACCATAAAAACTACTATATTTTAAATGCGCATACTGAAGAAAATATAACAGATAAAATATTCAACAATGAATTTATCCAAAATTATTCAGATACAAACACACACAGCGCTCAATTTTTATTTTATATGACAAATAATTAAAATGGAAATAATAGATTTATTAAAAATATACATTCAAGATCCAAAAGACAGTAATATTAATTTTGAACTTGGTCGTAAATATGAAGATATAGGACAAACAGCTGCTGCTGCTGGTTATTATCTTAGAAGTGTTGAATTTGGATATGATAATAATAAGATTTATGAAGCATTATTAAGAATAGCTTTATGTTTTGAAAAACAAGGTAATAGAGTATTTACATTAAAAGGTATATTATTACGAGCTATCTCATTACTTCCAAAACGTCCAGAAGCATATTTTCTACTCAGTAGAGTGTATGAGCGAAATAAAGACTGGCAGGAAAGTTATACAATATCTGTTATAGGACATACACTAGCAACAGATGAACCTAATACTATTACAGATGTAGAGTATCCAAACAAATGGGTATTTTTATTTGAACAAGCAGTAGCAGGATGGTGGATTGGTTTACATGATGAATCAATACGCTTATTTAAAACACTATTTATGGATTATAAACTCACACCGTTATATAGAACAGCAGTAATGAATAATCTTAATAATCTAGATAATTAACATTTGGTCGGTCAAAATTTAAAGGTTATATTTAATAGTTATGTATCAAGCAATCTACTACGACGGGAAACCGAACTACAAATTTCATTTACGCGACGATAAAAAAGGATGGAGTGAATTTACTTACACTATTCCTCGTTATCAAATAGACAGCAATGGTACTGTTCCTACTCTAGATGGTAAACTAGCAAAAACAGTTACTAAATACGAGTGGAATGATAACCATTTGTACGAATCAGATATTGATCGTCTAACAGCAGTATTAATTGATAAATACAAAGATAGTGATGATACTCCTGAATGGCAAAATATAATCTACTTTGATATTGAGTGTGAAATTGGTGGGGCATTAACAGCCGAATATATTAAATCAGCACCAATGAAAATTACTTCAATTTCATTGTATGATGCTACATCTAAAGTATATTATTGTCTTATTCTAGATGAGAAAAAACAACTACAAACTATAAAGGAAGAAAATAGACAAGTAGTACCTTGTAGTAGTGAAGAGGAATTACTATCACTATTTCTTGAATTATGGGAATCTGTTGATCCAACTATTATCACAGGATGGAATAGTGGTTTCTTTGATGTGCCTTATCTTTATTATAGATTATGTAATGTATTAGGTAAAGACGAGGCTGCTCGTTTATCTCCACTTCGTAAATTTAAGTTTACTGAATGGGATACAGCTCAACCGATTGAAATAGGAGGTATTAATCATCTTGATTATTTACTATTATATAAAAAATATAATCCTAAAAATGAACCATCTTATAAACTAAATGATATAGGAACTAAGTATGTTAATTTAGGTAAGGTAGAATATGAAGGTAATTTGGATAGACTATTTAGAGAAGATCCAAATAAATTTATTGAATATAATCTTCGCGACGTTGAAATTATTATTGAATTAGAAAAGAAATTCAAATTCATTGAATTAACAGTTGCTATTTGTCATCTATGTCATGTGCCTTATGAACAAATATATTTAGCAACTATGTTAAACGATGGTGCTATTTTAACTTATCTAAAACGAAAAGGAATAGTATCATCAAATAAACCAACCACTACTAATCCAGTACTTAAAGAAGTACATGAAGAATATGCTGGTGGTTATCTTAAAGATCCGGTTCCTGGATTATATGAGTGGGTTATTGATTTGGATTTTACTTCACTATATCCCTCAATTATTAGATCACTTAATATTGGTATTGAAACATTTGTAGGTCGTATTGTAAATAGAGATAAATACGATAATAATTGGTCTCTATATGATCTAAAACAAATGAATCCTAATGAAGTAATTACAATTGAAAAATTAACTGAAAAACGTACTACTCAACAGGCGCAAGTAAAAGTAGGAACATTAATTGCTATAATTGAAGAAAATAATTGGACTATATCTGCTTCTGGAGCTATGTTTAGAACAGACAAAGCATCTGTAGTATGTGAAGTATTAACTGATTGGTTTAATAAACGGGTTGAGTATAAAAATCTGATGAAAAAAGCATATAAATCAGGTGATGCTGCTAAAGGTGAGTTTTATAATCGTAGACAACACGCTTATAAGATTAAATTAAATGACGTTTATGGTTGTTATGCTGTAAATGGTTGGCGTTATACTGACGGCCATAAAATGATATCTAAGGCAATTACATTAACTGGTCAACGTGTAACTCAAGAATCAATTAAATTTGTTAATGAATGGATGAATAAACAACTAGATACTAAAGATAAAGATTACGTTGTAACATCAGATACTGATTCATTATTTATCCAATGTAAAGATCTAGTATTACAACGCTACCCAGAAACTAAAACTAAAGATGAATACATTAAAGCAGTATTAGAAATTGCTACTGAGATACAAAAAGCAGCAAACGATAATATTGACAGTGCGGTTAGAGAATATCTTAATGTAGGTAAACATGATCACTACTTTGAATTAAAACAAGAGGTAATTATTGAAAGAGGATACTTTGCAGGTAAACGTCGTTATGCAATGTACATTGTAAATAAAGAAGGTGTTACTGTTGATGAATTAGATATGAAAGGATTAGATTTGATGAAATCAAATATGACTCCAATGTACTCTAAATTTGGAGAGAAATTAATCCAAGACATCATGTTTGGTAAACCCAAACCCGAAATTGACCAGCAAATAATTGACTTCAAAAAGTATGTTAAAACAATGCCTATTGAAGAGGTAGCTAAACCAACAGGAGTAAAAAACGTAGAATCATATATTGAACGTACTCCTAAAGCAGGTGAAATATTTAGCTCATTAAAATTAAAATGTCCTATTAATGCTAAAGCAGCAATCTATTATAATGACTTACTTAAATTTAAAAAAGCCCATAAACAATTTCCATTATTTACTGCGGGTGATAAAATGAAATACATTCAACTTAAAACAAATCCATATAACATTGATGTAATAGGATTTACAGGTAATGATCCTGACTTTATTGTTAAGTTAATTGATGAATTTGCTGATAGAGAAGAGGGATTCGAATCAGCATTGTTAAATAAACTAAAAGGTATTTATGAGGATTTAGGATGGAATTTCCCCTCATTAAATGATAAGGTAAATAAATTTTTTAAATTCATATAATGAATATATTTAAAGGTTTTATATTTGGTTTAATAGCTCAAATACTTACATTTATTCAATTACAAGGACAAATGAAGTATGATTTTTTAAAAAATAATTTGTGGTTTACAGCATTCCTAGGAGTACCAATCTCACTACTATTTATGTTTTCAGTTCGTAGCCTAGTAACAGCATATAATGGTGAAATGTGGCCATCACGTTTAATAGGATTTGGAATTGGAGTAATAGTATTTGCTCTCATGTCTCATTATATGTTTAAAGAACCTATAACTCCTAAAACACTTACTTGTTTAGGCTTAGCTTCTATCATACTTTTAATACAACTTATTTGGAAATAATATGGAAAAACAACTATTAACATCAGTGATCGAAAAGTATTACTTAGGTGGAATACACGAGAAGGTAAAATGGACAATTAAAGACAAGAAAATAACAATCCTATTTACATCTACAACTAAAGATCTAGCAGGATCGATCGAAGCAGATGGATTTGATTTGGATGATTGCGTTATAGGAGTATACGATACAAATAAATTACTCAAATTAATTAATATTACTAATCAATTTGTTCAATTAGGTGTTGAAACTAAAAATGGAACAGCAACTAAACTATCAATTGCTGATAATGAGTATGATTTAGTTTATCATCTTGCTGATTTAAGAATGATGTCTACCGAAACAATGGTACTAGATGAATCACAAATTGATTTTAATTATTCATTCACTATCGATTCTGACTTTATAGAACGATACAATAAGGCTAAAAAAGCATTAGGTAGTGATGAGGTAAGAATACAAGCATTATTTAATGAAGAAGGTGATAAAGGCATCTACTTCACATTAGGTGGTAAAACATCACATGATGATAAAATTAGCTTTCAATCTACCGATTCTGTATTTAGTGTTCCATCTAGTGAATATCAATTCAATGCTAATTATTTACTAGAAATATTTACAGAAAATAAAGGAGCAGATGGAACAGGTAAATTTGATGAGAATGGAATATTAAAGTTAGAGTTTATAGATGAGAGAAATATTAAAAGCTTATATTATCTCCCACCTAAGAACTAATCCGTATATATTTATTACCGAAGATACATGACAGGTCTTCACCTATTAATTAACCGCATACCTTAGGGATGCACAAATAAAAATAAAATGAGTAAAACTACAGACGTGTTCGTAGTAACGAATGCAAACAGCACATTAACAGGCGGACTTACCTTAACAGGAGGCGCTTATAGTACAAACACTTATAACACAGGAGGTTATATTACTAATAGCCTCGTTAATTACCCCACTTATAATGACTTTTGGAAATTTGATGAAGAATTTGATCTTCTTTGGAAATCATTCTTCTCAAATGAAGGCTACAGACCAATCAAAGAAAAAGTAGCAGGCGTACCTTGCGACATCCAAGAAACAGATAATGGTCTACGTATTGAACTCGCAGCAGTAGGCCTTGAAAAATCAGATATTGATATTATTGTTGATTCAGAAACACTTCGTGTTGCTTATCGTAAGAATGATAAGGAAGAGGAAGCAGATAAGAATGAGTACAGATATCTATTACGCTCAATTAAAAAATCAAGTTTTGATCTTGCTTGGAAAATTTCAAGCAAATATGAATTAGCTAAATTAGAAGCTAAATTAGAAAAAGGATTATTAACTTTGGATATTCCATTTGCAAAGGAAAATAAACCAACAAAGGTTACGATTAAATAAGTTTTGAAAACCGAAGACCTGTCATTATCTTCATTTTATGGAAACATTAGTTATACAAAAAGAAGCAAACTGGGATAGGATTGCTTATTTGAAACTAGTAAATGATAAAGTAGTATTTGATGATTCATGGGAAGAATATGGTCCTGTTGAATTTGATTTATCAATATTAGAAGAAGCAATTTTAAAACATAAACAAAAAATAGAAAATGAAAATAAAACCACTGCATAATCACATTGTGATTAAACAACAAGACGAGACAGAAACAATGTATGGAAACATTGTAGTACCTGATATGGGTAAAGAAAAACCACTTATGGGTGAAGTAGTAGCTGTAGGACCTGGAATGTATACAATTACAGGAACTTGGATTGATACTAATGTTCGAAAGGGTGAAATTGTAGTATTCCCAGCTTTTGGAGGAACTAAAATGACTGTTGAAGGTGAAGAATACATTGTAATGAAAGAACAAGATTTGTTAGCAATTTTAGAAAAATAATATATGAGTAAAATAATTAAATTTGATCGCGACGCAAAAGAAAAACTACAGACCGGTATTAAAAAAGTACACGATGCTGTAACGGTTACAATGGGTCCTTTTGGACGTAATGTATTAATTGAAAAAGAACATGGACAAGTAGCCTCAACTAAAGATGGTGTTACTGTTGCTAAAACCATTACATTGGAAGATCCAATCGAAAATATGGGTGCAACTGTAATTAAACAAGCAGCATCTAAAACAGTTGACCAAGCAGGTGATGGTACAACTACATCTACATTGTTGGCTTATAGTATTGCTAATCAAGCACTTGAATTGACTTCAAAACCATCAGTTAATGTTACTCAAGTAAAATATGGTATTGAAGCTGCTGTTAGGAATATTGTTAGTGAACTTAAATCAATGTCTGTAGACATTACTGATGAAAAGCAAATCAAACAAATTGCTACACTCTCAGCTAATGGTGACGGAGAAATTGGAGAATTAGTAGCTACAGCTATCGATAAAGTAGGCAGAGATGGTATTGTAACAGTAGAAGAATCACGTTCAGGTGAAACATCACTTGAAGTAGTAGAAGGTCTTCAATTTGACCGCGGTTACAAATCACCTTATATGGTGACCGATAACAATACAATGCAAGCAGTACTTACAGATGCTTCTATTTTGTTATATGATGGTAGAATTAGCACTATAAAAGATCTATTACCTATACTTGAACGTATCTCCTCAGACAATAAATCATTATTGATTGTAGCTGAAGATATTGATGGAGAAGCACTTTCAACACTCATTGTAAATAAAATGAGAGGTATCTTAAAAGTAGTAGCTGTTAAAGCACCTGATTTTGGAGATCGTAGAACACTTATTCTTGAAGATATTGCTATTGTAACAGGCGGTACTGTAATTTCACCACAAAAAGGAATGAAATTAGATAAGTTTAATATGTCTTGGTTAGGTACTGCTAGAACTGTTACGGTAGGCAAAGATACAACTACGATCGTTGATGGTAAAGGCGAAACTGAAAAAATTGATGCTCGTATTAATGAATTAAAAGCTCAAATTGATACTAATAATTCACCATATGAAGTAGAACGTTTACAAGATCGTTTAGCTAAGATTGTAGGTGGTGTAGCTATTATTAATGTTGGTGGTGGTACTGAAGTTGAAATGAAAGAAAGAAAAGATCGTATTGATGATGCACTCCAAGCAACTAAAGCTGCACTTGAAGAAGGTATTGTACCTGGTGCTGGTATGGCTTTATTTAATGCTAGAAATGCTATTAATAATAGAGATAATAGTGATTCTGGATTAGGTGGTCAAATTGTATTTAAAGCATGTTCAACTCCACTTAATAAAATTTTAACTAATGCTGGTGAAGATTATTACGAATGGGTTTCAATTCTAAAAGATAGAAATGCTGTTCCTGATATTGTAGGAGACAGAACAGTAGATGCTTTCAAATCAGGTATTATCGATCCAACTAAAGTAGTACGTTGTGCACTTGAAAATGCAGCTGCAGCCGCCACTACATTATTGATGACAGAATGTGTTATTTATAATAAACAAGAAGATAAGAAAAAAGAAGAGATTGATATGGCAGGATTTGGAATGTAAATTTAAGAAAATAATAAGTTATGAAGCAACATTCGCTTTGGATTGAAAAATATAGATCTCAAACATTAGAACAATACGTCGGAAATGATGCGGTTAAAAACCGCATCTCCGACTGTATTAGTAAAAATGATATACCACATTTTATCTTTACAGGTACTGCAGGTACAGGTAAAACAACTATTGCAAAGCTATTAGTTAAAAATCTTAGTTGCGATTATCTTTATATTAATGCTAGTGATGAAAATGGTATTGATATTATTAGGGATAAAGTAAAAACATTTGCTTCTACATCATCATTTAAACCACTTAAAGTAATTATATTAGATGAAGCAGATTTCTTAACACACGCCGCTCAAGCTGCACTTCGAAATATAATTGAGGAATATTCAATTAGTACTCGTTTTATTTTGACTTGTAACTATATTGAACGTTTAATTGAACCACTCCAATCACGTTGTGAAATTCATATTCTAAAACCACCAACTAAAGGTGATGTTGCAAGACATATTTGCACTAATATTCTTGATGTTGAAGAAATCAAATACAATATTCAAGATGTTGCTTTACTTATTAAAGAATACTATCCTGATATTCGCTCAGTTATTAAGTATTTGCAAGCCGGAATAGTAGAAGGTGAATATAAATGGATAGCTCTTAATACTACTTGGACTAAACAATTAGTAGAAATACTTAAAAAACGAGATAAAGATGCTTGGTATCAAGTACGCCAATTAGTAGCTGATAGTCAAGTAGATGATTTTCAAATAGCTTATAGTTATATGTTTGAAGTATTATCTGAATTTAGCCATGGAAATGACGCCCAAATATCAGTTATATTAGATGAATATAGTTGGAGAGCAAATGTAATACCAGATAAAGAAATTAATTTTGCCGCTGCAATATCTAGAATATTAGAAACAAATAAAAAACAAGTAATATGAGTCAAGAACAAATGAATTTAAATATCACATTAGACAAAACTACAGCAGCTGAATGTGACCAATGTAAAAATGAAGTATTCATTGAAGGAGTAATGCTCCGTAAAGCATCTCGTTTTATCACCGGTACTGCTCAAGATGCAGTAATTCCAATTCCTGTATTTACCTGTAGTAAATGCGGTTATGTAAATGAAGAATTTCTTCCGTCACAATTAAGAAAACAAGCTGAGTAATGTTTTTTAAAAAATATAAAATGACTATAGAACATTTAAAGCAAGAAAATGATGCTCTTAAAGCTCAAATGGTAGGATTATCTAATAATCTTAGAATAACAGAAGAAAAGTTAAAAATGTATGAGATGCAAGTAGACCAACTACATAAACAAAATTTAAATTTAGTAGGTGAAGTAAAGCATCTTAATATGAAAATGTCTACTAACAGTAATAATCAAAACGATTCAAGATATTATTAATGAATATATTTGATCATTTAAAAAATATTACTACAACAAAAGGTCCATACTTAGGTGATGAAGGTTGGAGCAACTGGATGATTAATCGTTATCTAAGTATGGATCCTGATTATTGTGACGTAGTTAATATAGTGCAAAAGAATACATTTATAATGAAGGGAGAGTATTTATATAATCTATATAAAGATCTTATTCCTAAACAATATAAATTTCTTAAATACATTAAAGCTAAGAATAAAAAAGAATATAAAACTGATCAAGTAGAAGCAGTAGCTATTTATTTTGAAATTAGCAAATATGAAGCTAAAGAATACATTGATATGCTTCCTAAAGAAGAATTAGAAAATATATTAAATCAAATCAATGGGTAAGTATATAGACAGCTCAAAAGCATATAGAGAATATTTAGTTGAAATGGAAAGACAACAAGAAGATACTCCTAAATTAGATTCAATTGTTACTTCAATTATAGGACAATTTAGAAGTCGTGCTGTTAAAGGTAAAGAAAAATATGGTGTTGATTTAGATCGTAATGATTTATCTTTATTAGAATGGATTGAGCATGCAAAACAAGAACATATGGATGCTATTTTATACTTAGAAAAAATTAAACAAGAATTAATAATAAGTGGCAGCCAAGAAAAAATTATTTGAGATTGAATTAAAAATCAAAAATACTCAGTTACCAGAAATAAATTATCAATTTTCTCGTAGTGTATCTTATTCTCAATATTCACTTTGGGCTTCATGTCCTCATAAGTGGTATCTTACTTATGTTGAGAATAAACAACCATACCAAGCTAGTATTCATACTGTGTTTGGAACAGCATTCCATGAAACACTTCAATCATACATTACAACAATGTATAAGGAAAGTGGAGCGGCTGCTGATAAAATGGATCTTGAATCATTATTTCAAGAGCGATTTAGAGAAGTATATGCTAACGAATATAAAGCAGCAGGCGCTCACTTTACTGATGCTGAGCAAATGAGTGAATTTTTTGATGATGGTATTGATATATTAAGGTGGATTAAAGCAAGGAGAAATAAAATATTCACTATTCGTAGAATGAAGTTGTTGGGTATTGAATTACCTTTACTCCTAAAAGTAGCAAATAACATCTATTACAAAGCATTTATCGATTTTGCTTTATATGATGAAGATCTAAATAAAGTTTACATATATGATATCAAAACATCAACACGCGGATGGGGCGACAGTGAGAAAAGAGACGATCAAAAAACTGCTCAAGTCTTACTATACAAAGAGTATTTCGCAAAGCAATTTGGATGGGATGTTGAACAAATCGAAGTCGAATTCTTCATTGTTAAGCGCAAGATCTATAAAGAAGCTGAATATCCAATTCCCAGGGTTCAATCCTTTAAGCCCGCTAGTGGAAAAACCAAACGAAGACAAACAATAGATAATTTTCAAGATTTTATTAAAGATTGTTTTGATGAGTTTGGTAAGCCGCATATAAAATCATATCTTAAAAATGTAGGTGAAAAATCATGTAAATGGTGTCCTTACAATAATAGTCAAGATCTTTGTGATAAAGTTACATTTTCTATATAGACGTATATATTTATATCAAATATATTATTATGGGAAACAAAATGCAATTAACAAGTGTAAAAATCCCTGAAGATTTATTTGAGCAATTTAAAATTGCTTGTGTTAAATATAAATTTAGTGTTCAAAAATTAACAGAACGTTCAATGTATCTTTATTTAACAGATGATGAATTCAGAAAACAATTACACAATCAATTAGACACACAATTTACAGGAAGTATTTAAAATTAGTTACATGAAAGAAGGTTATATTCCTCAAGCACAACGTAAAAAAATATTGTTACTATGCGATGATATTAGAATGACAAGTGGTATTTCTACTATGGCTCGTGAGATTGTAATAGGAACATCTCATCATCTTAATTGGGTAAATTTAGGAGGAGCTATTCAGCATCCGGACAAGGGTAAACGTTTTGATCTTAATGCTGATACTAATAAATTAAACGGTATTGAAGATGCATTTGTTTATCTTTACCCTACTGACGGATACGGAACTCCAGAATTAGTCAAACAGATAATAGACATTGAAAAACCAGATGCTATTATGTTCTTTACTGATCCTAGATATTGGACTTGGTTATTTCAAATTGAACATGAATTAAGAAAAAAATTACCTTTTATTTATCTTAATATTTGGGATGATTTGCCTTATCCAATGTATAATAAATCATTTTATGAATCATGTGATGCTTTATTTGCTATTTCTAAACAAACTGAAAACATTAATAAATGTGTATTAGGTTTAGATTTAGCAAAAGAAAAAATTATCAAATATGTTCCTCATGGTATAAATGAAGATGTATTTTTTCCTATTGATTCATTCCATACTGAATATTTAGCTTTACAAGATTTCAAAAATAAAATGTATAATGGAAAAGAATATAAATTCAATCTATTATACAATGCTAGAAATATTCGTCGCAAATCAGTTCCTGATTTGATGTTAGCATGGAAAATATTCATTGATGGATTAACAGAAGAACAAGCTAAAGAATGTGTATTTACTCTTCACACTCAACCTATTGATGAAAATGGAACTGATCTTTATGCTGTGCAGCAGATGCTATTTGGTAATAATAAAAAGTATAATATAACATTCTCCACAGGTAGATATCCTGCCAACGTGATGAATTTACTTTATAATACAGCAGATATTACTGCTTTAATTAGTAGTAATGAAGGTTGGGGATTATCACTTACAGAAGCAATGATGTGTGGTAAGCCAATTATAGGTACAGTAACGGGTGGTATGCAAGATCAGATGAGATTTGAAGATGAAAATGGCAAATGGATTGAATTCACTGAAGAATTTGGCTCTAACCATAGAGGTAAATATAAAAAATCCGGCAAATGGGCCTATCCAGTATTTCCAAGCAATATTAGCTTGATTGGTTCTGTTCCTACTCCTTACATTTACGATGATAGAGTTGATCCACATGATATAGCTAAACAAATTAGAGCTGCTTATGATACAAAAGTAAATGATTTTGATTTATATCAAGAACAATGTAAAGCAGCTCGCGAATGGGTTGTATCAGACGAATCAATGATGTCTGCAAAACAGATGTGTAAGAATGTTATTGACGGTATTAATGAAACCTTTGAAAAATGGGAACCAAGATATAACTTTGAATTCATACACGTAGAACCACTTGAACAACCTAAACATTTTGTAAAATTTCCTATAGCACAATAATATGAAACCACTAGTTTTTATAAGCTGCCCAATCGATACATTTTCCGGTTATGGAGCTAGATCAAGAGATATTGCCTTATCTATTATAAAATCAAATAAATATAATGTTAAAATACTTCCTCAACGTTGGGGTAATACACCATTTGGTTTTTTAGATTCAAATAATCCCGATCATAAATTATTAATAGATTCAATTTGGCCTCAACCTCAACTTCCTAAACAACCAGATTGTTGGATCCAAATTACTGTACCAAATGAATTCCAACCAGTAGGTAAATTCAACATCGGTATTACAGCTGGTATTGAAACTACATTATGTGCTCCACAATGGATTGATGGTGTTAATAAAATGGATTTGACATTAACATCATCTGAACATGCTAAAAAAGTATTTGAAGCTAGCACGTTCGAGGAAAAAAACAATCAGACTGGACAAATAATGCGTAATATCAAATTAGAAAAACTAGTTGAAGTATTATTTGAAGGTGTTAATACAAACATTTATCAAAAATTAGATGCAGTAAACGACAGTGAAGTTTGGGATATTGTAAATGATATAAAAGAAGAATTTAATTATTTGTTTGTAGGTCATTGGTTACAAGGTGAAGTAGGACAAGATAGAAAAGATGTTGGTATGTTAGTTAAAACATTCCTTGAAACATTCAAAGATAAAAAACAACAACCTGGATTAATTCTTAAAGCATCTTCAGGTACTTACTCTATTATGGATAGGGATAGTGTATTAGATAAAATCAGAAATATTCAACAATCAATAGAAGGAAAATTACCAAACATTTATTTAATACATGGTGAATTAAGTGATGAAGAAATAAATGAATTATATAATCATCCAAAAGTAAAAGCACACGTTTCGTTTACTAAAGGTGAAGGATATGGAAGACCACTTATTGAAGCCTCAATCAGCCAAAAACCAGTAATTGCTCCAAACTATAGTGGACATTTAGATTTTTTACACCCAGAAATGTCAGTTCTTATTCCGGGTGAAATTAAACAAATTCATCCATCTTCTGTAGTACAAGATATGTTACTACCAGAAAGTGGTTGGTTTACAGTTGATTATGAAAAAGCATCTAATATACTTGAAGATGTTTATAAAAATTATAAAAAGTATACTGACGGAGCTAAAAAACAAGCTTATCGTTCACGTACTGAATTTAATTTAGATAAAATGGCTGAAAAAATTGTTTCAATTTTGGATAATAAAATACCAAAACCAATTGAACTTAAACTTCCTCAACTAAAGAAAATTGAATTACCTAAACTTAAAAAGGTAGACTAATGAAAGAATCACTTGGAACTTGTCCTAAATGTAATGGTAACGCTTGCCACGAAGCATCAAATGAAAAATTCACTGTATGGAGTTGTTTTGGGTGTGGATTTACAGCCAATACTACTACAGTAGATGAAAATCTAGAGAATATTGAAGGAGTAATGCCTCAACTTTATATTGATTTAAAATTTAAAGATGATAAAGGATATAATTGGTATCCATCAACAGTAATTTTAGATGATAAAGCAATGGTATTTGCTGATGGTAAATCAACTGAAGATTGGAAATGGGCCGGTATTCAATCTAAAGATGGAAAAGCAGATATGTCAACTATAAAACATTTTGAAGAAAAAGAATTTATAGAAGCTTTAGATTACATAGATTTCTTTACTAAACAAAAATAATGTTATGCCTTCAATTAGTTATGCAATCACAGCTTGTAATGAACATGTTGAATTAGAACGTTTATTGGATCATTTAAACGATTGGGTTAGAGAAGGAATTGATGAAATTGTAGTCCAATTAGATACTACTGCTACTGAAGAAGTAAAACAAGTAATATTTAAATATCCTGATCTAATTGTTACTGCATTTCCACTTGCAGGTGACTTTGCTCAGTTTAAAAACAATCTAAAAAACTACTGTACTAAAGATTATATCTTTCAGATAGATGCTGATGAGAATCTCTCCCAAAACCTAATACTTCATCTTCCAGAAATACTAGAACTTAATCCTGAAATTGAATTATTTGCTGTTCCTAGAATTAATACAGTAAAAGGGTTAACTTCAGAACATATTAATAAATGGGGGTGGTATATTAATGAAAAAGGTTGGATTAATTATCCTGATTATCAAACACGTATACTTAAAAATATACCTGAAATAAAATGGATAAATAAAGTTCATGAGCGTTTAGTTGGTGCTAAAAATGGATCTCATTTACCTGAAGGATATGATTTGATTCATCCTAAAACAATAGAAAGACAAGAAAAACAAAACCAATTTTATAATACGTTATGAGCGACAGAAAGTATCTCCCAACATTAAGTGAACTAATCGACAGATTAAGTATTACACAATTGAAAGAAGTGTTTATTGTAGAACACAAAGCAGAATACGCAGCTGAAATAGCAGATATAGTGCATGATATTCAGCTACATCTAAATGAGAGTAAAGAACCTATTACTGCTGAAACAATTAGAGCAATTGTAGTATTATCCCAAATGAACTTACATATTTGGCATAATGAATCAAACGTTAGATCAGGTAAATCAGGTCCAAATGCATTAGCATTAACTCATGGATTAAATGGTATTCGCAATACTGCTAAAAACCAAATTCAAGAGGTAATGGGTGGGCGTAAAGACTATAAAATTGACTGCTTAGCAGCTGACTTTAAAGATTGGGAAATATCATGGTAAAGAAAGTATGGGTAAATGGTTCATTTGACATTCTTCATTTAGGTCATGTTCGACTACTTGAATATGCTGCTTTATTTGGTAGTATTCGAGTTGGAATTGATACTGATGAAAGAATTAAAGAAAAAAAAGGAAAAGATAGACCATATAATACTTTGAAAGATAGAGTAGAATTCTTATATTCAATAAAGTATGTTGATTCTGTTGTTACATTTAGTAGTAATGAAGAATTAGTTAATAGTATTAGAGAATATAACCCAGACCTAATGGTTATAGGAGATGATTACAGTTATCATTCTATAATTGGAATTGAACATATTCCTGAAGTTAAATTCTTTGAAAAAATACCTGGTAAATCAACAACTAAAATTTTAAGTTATGGAAAAACCAATAGTTTGTGAGGGGTGTAAAGTACCTAAAGGTTGGGGTGAAGAACTAATTATTGAAAATAATGAATTATATTGTGGTAAACTCCTCATATTCAAAGCAGGATGCAAATTTAGTATGCATTACCATATGATTAAAGATGAAACATGGTATGTTGATAAAGGCGAATTTACATACAGATGGATTGATACTAAAACTGCAGATACAATAGAACAACATCTTAAACCAGGCGATATAGTAAGACAAAGACCCGGACAACCACATCAATTAATTGCTTTAACTGATGGTGTTATATTTGAAGTATCAACTACTCACTTTGATTCTGACTCATATCGTGTTTGGAAGGGAGATTCACAAAAATAAAATATATGAAAAAAATATTAATTATAGGAGGAAACGGTTATGTAGGTAGTCGTCTATATAAAGACCACTCAGCAGAATACGATATAATTTCTGTCGATAATTGTTGGTTTGATAATCCTATCATTCCTACAATTCAAGAAGATTTTAATGATTTAACAGAAGACTTCTTAAATAAATTTGATGTTGTTATTTTATTAGCAGGCCATTCAAGTGTTAAAATGTGTGAAGGACCTCTATTAGGAGCTTATGATAACAATATTAGAAATTTTGTTAAATTAGCATCTAAACTTAAACCTCATCAAAAATTCATATATGCTAGCTCATCTAGTGTTTATGGTAATGCCGGAGAGTTAGTAGTAGATGAAACATATAATGGTTTTGTTCCTCATAATCACTATGATATTACAAAACACGTTATTGATCTTTATGCTCCTAAATTCGATACTCAGTATTATGGTTTAAGATTTGGTACAGTTAATGGTTATTCTCCTATTGTTAGAAACGATGTTATGATTAATTCAATGACATATAATGCTATTAGAGATGGAGAAATAAAACTATATATTAAAGATATTCTTAGACCAATTCTTGGTATAGGTGATTTAAGTAGAGCCATTAAATGTATTATCGATATAGAAAACGATTATAGAGGAATATATAATTTAGCTTCATTTAATAGCACAGCTGGAGAAATTGCTTACGGCGTTAGTAAAATTGCAAATAAACCGGTTATTGAGTATGAAACTGATCCAACAAATATAGTTAATTCTAAATTACAAACTAAAAGTTATAATTTTTCTATTGATTGTTCTAAATTTAAAAATACTTTTAATTTTGAATTTAAAGAAACAATAGAAAGTATTACAAAAGGATTAGTAGATAATTTTAATAATATAATTTTTACATCAAGAAATCAATTTAAAGATTATGAATAGTGAATTTCAAGTATCATACATTGAAAACAAAAAATGTTTTTGTTGTGGTAATAATAATTTAAAAACAATATTAGATTTAGGAAATCAACCATTAGCAAATGATTATCATAGTAATTTAACATTACAGGAAGAATATCCATTAAGATTAAATTTATGTGATAAATGTTTTCATTTACAGTTAAGTCATACAGTTAACCCAGATTTAATGTTTAAACATTATCTGTATGTAAGTGGTACAACACAAACATTGAGAGATTATTTTGATATGTTTGCTAAAAAAACATTAGAATATAATCCTAAAGCTAAAAATATATTAGATATTGCTTCTAATGATGGAACTCAACTCGATTCTTATAAAAAACTAGGATTAACTACCTACGGTATCGATCCGGCTGAGAATTTATATGATGATGCTGTAGCTAAAGGTCATAATGTTATATGTGATTACTTTAATATGGGTAATATTGATAGATTTAATGATACTAAATTTGATATTATTACTGCTCAAAATGTATTTGCTCATAATAAGTACACAGTTGATTTTCTTAGATCATGTAATGCTGTAATGAATGATGAATCAGTATTGTTTATACAAACATCACAAGCAAATATGGTGTTAAATAATGAATTCGATACTATATATCATGAGCATTTATCTTTCTTTAATACTAAATCAATGAAAACATTAGTTGAAAGATGTGGTTTAGTATTGAGTGATGTATTTAAAACAGATATACATGGTACTAGTTATGTATTTGTAATTACTAAAAAAGATTTAGGTAGAACTGGAGTACAAGAAATGTTAGAATTTGAACAAAAGAATGGTTTATATGATGTTTTAACATATCCTCAATATGCTTTAAAATGTTACAAAGCAACTCATGATTTAAAGAATAAATTACAGGAGCTTAAAAACGAAGGATATATTTTAGTTGGATATGGAGCTGCTGCTAAAGGTAATACATTACTTAATTTTGGAAAAATTGAATTGGATGTCATTATAGATGATAACCCATTAAAACAAAATCTATACACCCCAGGAATAAATATTCCTATTCAAAGCTCTGAATACTTGGTAAATTCACTTTCATTAGTTGAAGGCAAAGTAGCTTTTATACCTTTAGCTTGGAACTTTTATACTGAGATTAAATCACGTATTAAAGCAAAAAGAGATAATCCAAACGATCTATTTATTAAATATTTTCCAACACTAGAAGTAAATGAAGGTTAAAATATCATATCATATAATGCCGTATGAAATAGACTATGCTCTACTATCATACATGCAATTAAAAAAATCAAGATACCATATCCCAGATAATATAGATATTGAGATAGATACTATAATGAATTGTTCTAATTATCTAATTGACTGGGATAAAACAATATTGCCTAAACAATTCTTTATTCAAAAATTTAATGATTTAAATGTATTGCTTAAAGACTATACTGTTAATCCTAAAATATATGAAGGAGATGAGTGTTATGGTCTTTTAGATATACAACGTGAATCATATTGTGGAGCAGATTATTATATTAATATCACTCCTGATATGTACTTTAGTGAACATCTACTAGCTCTAATGCTAGAGTCTACCAAACTAATCAAAAACAAATACTATGTAGTTACTCCAGAAATTCATAAAATGTGGGATAATACCTGGGATGAAATTACTAATCAGAGGTATATGGATGTACCTTATGCAGAATGGAATAATACAGATGTATTTGAGATTAGGCATAATATGAAAATGGATAACGATGATATTAGATTGGAACCAACACAACGTAGTAAATGGGCTTGGTGGTTAGATTTATATAACAGAGCATTTTATGAAGATTTTGCTCCTGTTCAAGATGATTGGTATGGATATGGTCCTTGGGATTGGTGGTCGCTTATGTTAACAGAATATGCTAAAGCAAGAGGTGCTGATTTCCAAGAATATGTTTTAAGAGGTCAAACTATATTTGAATATCCAATTGGTTCTTTAAAAGGAAAAGGATTCGTTTCTTATCATAAAGATTTTATGCACATGAGAGGAAACGCCCCACAACAAAGGCAGCGATTTGAATCTAATATGCAATTATATTTAGAAAGAGGAATTAAACATTTACAACAAAAAGGAATAATATGAATTATAAAGAACAACGTCCCTGGGGGGAATTTGAAAATTTACTAGATAGTGATCTCTGCAAAGTAAAACAAATCATTATTAAACCAGGACAAGCTCCTAGCTATCAATATCATTTTAAAAGAAGTGAAATATGGGTTGTAGTTCAAGGAATTGGAGAATTAAAACTAAATGATAATATGATTCCTGTAGAAAAGGGATACGTATTTTACATTGAAAAAGAAGCAAAACATCAAGTAAAAAATACAGGTACTGAAGATCTTATTTTTATTGAAATTCAACTTGGTGAATATTTTGGCGAAGATGATATCGTACGTTTAGAAGATAATTATGGGAGACTATAAAGTATTAATAACAACAAGCGGATTAGGAAGTAGATTAGGTAACTTAACTGACTATACTAATAAGGCTTTAATAAGAGTAGCAGATAAACCTGCTATTTCTTATATTATAGAATCATATCCATCTGATATTGAATTTGTAATAACATTAGGTCATTTTGGATCTCATGTAAAGCAATTTTTAGAATTAGCATATCCAAATCATAAATTCACCTTTGTAGAAATAGATAAATATAAAGGTGAAGGTAGTAGTCTAGGTTATTCTATACTACAATGTAAACACAAAATCAATTGTCCTTTTATATTCCATGCCTCAGATACAATTGTAAAAGATTTTAAAACACCAAATTTAAACACTAACTGGGTAGCAGGTAATTATAAAGAAGATTCATCTCAATATAGAACTCTTAATCTTAGTGATGGTAAACTAATTAAAATAAATGAAAAAGGAGAATTGGGACATTATTTTTCATACATTGGACTAGCAGGTATAAAAGATTTTGAATTATTCTTTTACAATTTAGAAAAATTAGTATATGGTGATTATAAAGATATTTCTGATGTACATGCTATAAATAATATGTTATCTGAAGTGGATTTTTATTATAAAGAAGTTAATTATGGTAAATGGTTTGATATAGGAAATACTTCTGAATTAGTTAAAACTAGAAAGAAATTTAGTTCAAGTATAGATGTTTTAGATAAGAAAGATGAATCAATATTTTTCTTTGATGATTTTGTAATTAAATTTTTCTATGACAAAAATATTAGTAAAAATAGAGTTATACGAGCTAATAATTTAAAAGGATTAGTTCCTGAGATTATAGGTTCAACTGAAAATTTTTACAAATATAAAAAAGCAGAAGGTAAATTATTTTCTAAATCTGTAAATAGAAATAAGTTTATAAATTTTCTAGATTGGGCTCAAAATAATCTTTGGATTAATAAAGAAGATACTGATTTTAAATCTAAATGTTACGACTTCTATATTACTAAAACTAAAAAACGCATCCAACAATATCTAAATAACACCCCAGATAAAGCAGAGTATATAAATGGAGAAAAAATTCCATCATTAGATGAAATGTTAAACCAAATAGATATTGACTGGTTATGCAATGGTCTTCCATCTCAGTTTCATGGTGATTTTATTTTGGACAATATAATAGAAACAAAAGACGGATTTAAATTAATAGATTGGAGACAAGATTTTGCAGGTGATTTAGAAGTAGGAGATGTTTATTATGATTTAGCTAAATTAAATCATAATCTAGCTATTAATCATGATATAGTAAATAAGAATTTATTTAATCATTCAAAGAAGGATTGTTATATTTTAATAAACAGTAAATTAAATGAATGTAAAGGAGTATTATATAATTTTATACAAGAAAATGGATATGATCTTGTAAAAGTAAAAATTCTTACATCTATTATCTGGATTAATATGGCTCCCTTACATGAATACCCATTTAATGACTTTTTATTCAGCTTTGGAAAATACAATTTACATAAAAATTTAAAATTATGGAACCAAAATACTTTATAGGTCCGATGTCTAAAAACATTGTTGATGCTATAGTTGATTTTTGTGAAGAAACCAATCACAAAATAGGATTAATCCCCTCTCGCCGCCAAGTAGAATGGAATGGAGGGTATGTAAACAACTGGACTACAGAAGAATTCAGCAAATATAGTAATCTTATTAAACAAAGAGATCATTCAGGTCCAGGACAAGGTACTTATGATGATAATGGTTATGAATCACTTAAATATGATTGCCAATATCTAGATCTCATTCATATAGATCCTTGGAAAAAATATCCATTATTTATTTCTGGATTACAAGAAACAATTAAAATGATTAAGTTTTGTTATGAATTAAATCCAAACATTCAATATGAAGTAGGAACTGAAGAAGCTATTAGAAGGTTTGAACCATATGAATTAGCAGATTTAATGCATCAATTACAATATCAATTATTACCTGAAGTATATAAACAAATAAAATATCTAGTAATACAATCCGGTACATCTTTAAAAGGAATTAATCAAACTGGAACATATGATTCAAATAGATTGAATGATATGATAGGTGTTTGTAAACAATTTAATGTTTTATCTAAAGAACATAATGGTGATTATATACCTGTATCAACTATAAAAGAAAAATTTAATTTAGGTTTAGATGCAATTAATATAGCACCTGAGTTTGGAGTTATAGAAACTCAAACTTATCTTAATAATACAGTAGACGATAAATTATTTGATCGTTTTTGGCAAATATGTTATGATTCTAGAAAATGGGAAAAATGGGTTAATCCCGGATTTGATCCTTACTTAAATAAAAAAGAATTAATTAAAATATGTGGTCATTATGTTTTATCTTATCCTGAATTTATAAATGATATTAAATCTCATTTCTTGGATATAGATGAACAAGTAAAAACTAATGTAAAAAATAAATTAAATCAACTATATGAATAAGCTTCCCTGTATAAATAGAGATAAAAGTGTTATCACTCAACTAGATAACCTTGAACATCTCTATACATTCCCTAATTTTCCAGTGTTTTTTGGATGTACAAACGAACCAGAAGAAAAAGATATGCATGCTGACATGATTTGGAAAATAGATCCTGTTACAGGAATTATTCAGCTTTCTGAATTAGTTCCACTTGATATTTTATATATGGAACAGCATGTTGATGCTACAGGTCCTACTTGGGATAGATTTAATAATGCTTTTGCTGATTATGTAGTAAAAAATAGAAAAGGAAATATACTTGAAATAGGTGGCGGTAGTGGAAAATTAGCTAAAATAGTATTAAGTAAAGAAAATAATATTACTTATACTGTAATTGAACCAAATCCGTTATTTGAAGAAACAGATAATTTAAAAGTATTAAAAGGTTTCTTTTCAAAAGAATTTAAAAATCAATTTGATGAAAACAATACAGTAATGTTTTCTCAAGTTTTTGAACACGCGTACGAACCAGAAGAATTCCTAAATGAAATTAGTGAATTTCTTCCAATTGGAGGAACATTAGTATTTGCTTATCCTAATTTAGAACATTGGTTTAAAAGTAAATTTACTAATACTATTAATTTTGAACATACTATGCTTTTAACTGATTATTATGTAGATTATTTTCTTGCAAAAACTGGATTTGAAATTATTGAAAAAATAGACTATGAAAAACATAGTCATTTCTATACAGTTAGAAAAGTACAAGATAAATCAAATACAAAAAATCCAATTTTATATAGTAGATATCATCATTATAAACAGTTATTTAAAGAATATATAGAATATTATCAAAATTTAGTTCAACAAATTAATGAACAAATACAAAATACTGATTCTGATGTATTCTTATTTGGTGGACATATTTTCTCACAATATTTAATTGGTTTTGGTTTAGATACATCTCGTATTACTTGTATACTAGATAATAGTCCTCTTAAACAAGGAAAAAGACTTTATGGCTCTAATTTAAAAGTTGAAAGTTCTAAAATCTTATCTAATTATGATAAACCATTAGTTATTCTTAAAGCAGGATTATATAATGAAGAAATTATTAACGACATTCATAGTAATATAAATCCTAATACTTTATTTGTATGATAGAAATTAGACCAAAAACAATTTTTTGTGACATTGATGGAACTTTAGTTAAACATGATCCTCCATCTTTAACTTCTAAACCTGACTATAAAATGGAGGTATTAGAAGGGACTATTGAAAAACTACTTGAATGGGATAAAAAAGGGTATAATATTATCTTAACTACAGGCCGAAAAGAAAGTTTAAGAACAGTTACTGAAAAACAATTATCTGAAGCTGGTATATTTTACAATTGTCTCCTAATGGGAATTGGAGGTGGAGCTCGTTATCTAATTAATGATAAAAAACCAGAAGGAACAGAAGCAGCATTTGTTTATAATATTGTTAGAAATAAAGGAATAAAAGATTTAGATATATAACCATGGTTTTAGTATTTAATATATACATAACAGATCAATCATCAAATGGAGGAACGTGGGCTCAATCTGGGACTAGACAAGATAGAGGAAATCTTCCTAATTATAATAAATTAGATATCTTAAAATATTGCCTATCTAGTTTAGCTGTAGCTTATCCTTGGAAAAGAGCTATTATTAATGCTGAACTAGATGGTCCTTATAAGACAGAACAAAATTTAAAAGAATTAGAAGAGTATGTTAAAAATGAATTTAAAAATACAGATTTAATATATTCTCCAAAAAGAAATATCCATCAAGGAGATTGGGTTAATACATATGAATTAATAAATGATGATTTAATTTTATTTCAATGTAACCATGATCATATATTCATAGATAGCTCTACAGATTATATCCAGCAATTAGCCTCATTATACAATAAGTATCCTAATAATTTCTATATTGCTCTTTCACATCTTCCAGAACATTTAAGAATGTCAAAATGTGGATACATTGATATATCTCGTGGAGAAACAACTCCAAATTCTCCTTGGATAGATGTAAAAGTAGAAGATAACCATATTTGTATAACTAGAGAAAGTTTTGATAGTATGGCTATAATGTCAAAACAAGTATATGAAAATTGGTTTTTAGATGGATATTGGGATAATCTTAAATTTCCACCTAATACTTTTAAAACAGGAAAAGTTGAATTAGGTAGAGCTGAAGGAGCAGGAGTTATTGGATTAGGAGAAATAAAAAGGTATCTTCATCTTCCTATTTTAAATTTAAATCATATAGTTCCTTTCCGAGAATTATTTAGACATTTTGATGGATATTTTCACCAATTTATTTCCACTAATCAATGTCCTGCTTTGGATATACCAGTTGGATTTTTTGAAAATGATATTAAAATAAGATATGGATATGATGATTATAAAGAAGGATGGATAAATATTAATCCAAAAAATTCAAATTATTATGCTCATGATATCACAGGGGCTGATTACAAATTTACATTACATGATCTGCCTTTAGTTTGGAAATCCAAAATATCTACTATAGATTCAAACTCACAAATAGATGAAGAAGAAATGATTCAATATAGACTAAAATCAGTTCTAGAAATGATCTATAATAGTCAATATTATAATCCATATATTGATGAAGAACTTCAAAATAAAGTATTAGAACATTATTTATTTTCTTATCCAAATTATAAATTATCAAAATGAAAAAAATAACAATCAAAGACATAGAAGATGTTGTTGGTTTTAGTATTAGTAATGATTGTAAAAAATTAATTGAATCTTTTGATTTAACTTACAGAGAATTAACTAAAGAAGAACGTGATAGTGTTATTTTAAATATAATCAATGTAGTAAATGATGATATCGAATATGCTGGAAAACATAGGTTAGAAAAATGGGAGAAGGGATGGTATGAAAATTTTGAATTACTTAAACAAACTAAAGATGTTAACAGTTTAATTCCTAAATATTTTAATAAACATAATATTGCTCGTTGGAAAGGAGATTTTATTAAATGTGAAACAGAATATTTTGATTATAAATTACATATTATCTTAGTTGATGCTATTCTACATCATTATGTAGGGACCAATTATAATAATCTATATGAATTTGGTTGTGGTCCTGCTTATCATCTATTACGTTTTGGAAATTTTAATTCTGATATTAACTTAGTAGGATTAGATTGGGCTGTTGCTTCACAAAATATTATAAAAGAAATTAATGAATTAGGAATTAATAATAAAATTACCGGATATAATTTTGACTATTTTAAACCTGATCATAACATTGAAATTGCTCCTAACTCAGCAATATTTACTTGTGCCTCATTAGAACAAATAGGAGACAATTATAAAGATTTTGTAGATTATCTTATAGCTAAAAAACCAGAAGTATGTATTCACTTTGAACCCTCTTCTGAATTGTTAGATAAAGATAGTTTAGTAGATAAGCTTTCAATATTATATTTTAATAAGAGAAAATATCTTAATGGATATCTTACTTATTTAAAAAGTTTAGAAGAACAAGGAATCATTGAAGTATTTAGTCAAAGACTATATGGTGGTTCTTATTTTATTGAAGGATATCCTTTAATCATTTGGAAAATAAAAAAATAATAATATGAATAATTTAATTGAAACAAGAAAAAAAGTATATGAAAGTTTTCCTAAAGAAAATTTAAGCGCAGATTCCTCTGGTATTGTGTTGTTTTATGACATTAACGATAATGATTATAAAGCATTAACTAAGGCAACTCAAAACTTTCTATGTAAATCTTTATCATTAGTACATGGAAGAGAATTTGTATGGACTGATACTTTTTTAGAAGATCATGATGATTTAATTCAAGAGTTACCTAATAAAACTCCTAATGGTGTTGTTAATCCTAAAAAAGAAACAATAAATGAATTTATTGAAATTCAAAAAGCAGTAAATAATATTTTTAAAAATTTAGGTGTATATAAACATATTAAAAAATTAGCTATTCCTAATATTAGGTATAAAAGCACTAAAGAACCAGAAGGAGCTAAAAATCGTCCTTATTACACAAGTAAAATACATTCTGATGCTTGGGTAGGTCATAAAGGTGATTCAATTTTTCTAATTGGTGTTTTAGGTGATATTGATAATAATACAGTAGAATTTAATGAACCTATTGGAGCTCATGATAATTATCTTCATAAAGCTGAAAGTTTTGATGAGGGAAACACTAGATATGAATCACTTAAATATTTAGGTTTACTAACAAAACAAAAATTAGGTGTTATGGATCATGCATGTGCTCATAGAACTCTAGTAAAAGAAAATAGTAAACCTCGCGTATCTTTAGATATTGCTGTATTAGTTGATAGTGAATATTCTCATGCTAATGATGAAGGATTTGATGAAAAAGCATATGCATATTACAATACAGATGTTATTAAATCTATTGGTATTACTATGAATTATCAAGTTGATGAATCAATCTTTAATTCAACAACTACTAAAATTACAGTTTCCTAATGCTAAAAATATTCTCTAATTTTAGAAATCCAGATACTGATCCTTTATTTGAATATATTAGAGGAAAATATAATGATAAACCTATCACTATATTTTATGAAAAATTTCCTAATTCAAAAGAAGAATTAGAAATAAACCCTTATAATTTTCTTATTCTATTAGAACCAAATGAATTTTTTGGACTACATAGCGCAGCTATATCAAATCAACATTTATTTACTGGGATTATTGCTTGGAGTGATCTAATCCATCAGAATTGTTTTAATGCTATTAAATTTAATTTTAATGGTAGAGTATTAGATAAGGATTTTTGTAATGAAATAGAAAATATAGAAAAAATATTTGAAGTATCTTTTCTATGTGGAGATAAAAATTTAGTAGAAGGACATAAATTAAGACATAAGGTACATGAATTAGAATCTCAAATATTAATACCTAAAAAATGGTATTATGTTTTGGATGATTATGATTTAACTACTAATACACGTCCTGGTTATTCTGATTATACTAAGGATTTATCCCATATTCCTAAAGGGGTAGATATAATTGGATATGGAAAACGAGTATTATTTAAAGAATCTATGTTCAATATTGTTATAGAAAATGTTAAACATACTAATTGGTATAATAAAATTGGAGATAACTTTTTATCTAAGACAGTTCCTATCTATTGGGGTTGCCCTAATATTGAAGATTTTGGATATGATAAAAGAGGTATTATAATGTTTGAAAATGAAAAAGAACTATTATCAATCATAAACTCACTTACTCCAGAAAAATATAAGGAAATGAAACCTTATATAGATTATAATTATGAGGTAGCTAAGTTAGATGATTTAGAAGATAGAATAAGTGAAATCTTTGATAGCTTCACCCAACTAAATAACCTATGATACTCCCAGAAGTAAAAATATACCAACCTGATTCATTTGAAGATTATAGAGGAGAATTATATACTTTATTTAAACAGGAAGAGCATGAATTAGTTTTTAACCATGATAAAGTATCTGTTTCAAGACAAAATGTGTTAAGAGGAATGCATGGTGATTCTAAATCATGGAAATTAATTACCTGTTTAAGTGGTGTTGTATATTTAGTTGTTATAGATAATAGACCTGAATCTTTAAATTATTTAAAATGGGATAGTATAGTATTAAGTGAAACTAATAGAAAGCAAGTATTAGTACCTCCTATGTTTGCTAATGGTCATTTAGTATTAAGTTCCCAAGCTACATTCTTTTATAAATGGTCCTATCTAGGAGATTATCCAGATGTTAAAGATCAATTTACATTAAAATGGAATGATCCTAAAATTAATATACATTGGCCTATAGACAATCCTATATTATCAAATCGAGATAAATGATTTGGATATTTAAAATAATTTAATTATATTCATAAAAATAAAACAAATGGCAAAAGCACTTATCATTACATGGGAAAAATTTCAAGATCATGAATTGATCTACCCATATTATAGTTTAAAAGAAGCAGGTTACGAAGTAACACTAATGGCTAATAAACAAGGTAAAATTTGGGGTTCGTTAGGTACTCATATGCTTTGTGATGTTGAAACTTCAATATTTGAAGATGAAATAATAAGACAACAATATTTAAATGAGTATGAAATTCTACTCGTACCGGGAGGTGTAAAAGCGCTTGAGAAAGTAAGACAAGAAAAAGGTGTACTTAAATTTATTCAAGAATGGAATACAGCAGATAAAACTATATTTTCTGTTTGTAATGGAGCCCAATTGCTTATTTCAGCTAAAATTTTGAAAGGCAGAACACTTTCAGGATATTATTCAATTGACGTTGATATTGAAAACGCAGGCGCTACTTACGACAGAGGACCAGTAGTAGTAGATAGAAATATTATTTCTTGTCCACATTATGATTTTATGGGTGATTGGATGAGAACAGCATATCAAGTACATAATGAGAGAAAAAAATGAGTAACTACAGTAATAATATAGTTAAAAAACCATGGGGTTATGAATACCTAGCATATCAAAATAAAGATGTTGCTTTATGGTTATTATATATTAAACATGGTCATCGTACTTCTTTACACTGCCATCCTAATAAAACAACAGGGTTAGTATTATTAAAAGGAAAAGCAGAAGTATCTTTTTTAAATAGTAGTACTATACTTAATTCTACTGATAAAATAATGATTCGAAAAGGATTATTCCATTCTACAGAAGCATTAAGTGAAGATGGAATATTTTTGTTTGAAATAGAAACCCCAGTAGATAAACAAGACTTAGTTAGATTTAAAGATAGCTACGGTAGAGAAGGTAAACCATATGAAGATGAAACTTTTGAAATACCTAAAGCAGAAGATTGTTTATGGATTTACGAACCTAAAAATGGTGAAACTAAAGATTATATATTTGTTGATTGCTTACTTGATGTAAAAAATATTACTAATATAGAGGACTTTGATAAAATTGAAGACTCATTAAATATAATGTTTTTAAAAGGAGGTATATTGGCCGAATATGGTCAAAAAGTAGCTGGACCTGGGGATGTAGTTATATCAAGTACTATTAAACAACTTACTAAAGTATTCTCTAAATTAGACCCAGATACTATAATAATGATTTTTAAAAAGGAAAATAATGTCTAATTTTTACCCACCTGGATTTAAAACTGAAAAAAAAGTAGTAGCAATTGATTTTGATGGTGTAATACATGATGCTTATAAAGGATGGGGTGATGGTACTTGTTATGGAGATCCACTACCTGGAGCTTTAGAAGCAATAAAGAAATTAGCCGAGAATTATGATATTGTTATCTTTACTGCTAAAGCAAAGCCAGATCGCCCATTAGTAAATAATAAAACTGGTTCTATGTTAGTTAGAGAATGGTTTATTAAATATGGTGTAGTAGATTATATAAAGGGTATTACTAGTGAAAAACCAAGAGCTGAACTATATATTGACGATAATGGTTATCGTTTTGAAAATTGGAATGATACTTTAAAATTTATAGAAAATGAATTATAGATTAAATGCATTTAAAAAAGCATCATTTTGTAGACACTTTGAAAATGCTGTATATAAAAATGCTCAAAATAAAAATATAAAACTTCCAATCTACCTATCAGCAGGACAAGAATATATCCCCGCTAGTATAGCTACTGTTTTAGAAGAACAAGGAATTGAACCTAATATCTTTATTCAACATAGAGGTCACTCAACATATCTTTCATTTGGAGCAGATCCCGTTGCATTAGTAAATGAGTTACTAGGTAGAAAAACAGGATGTGCAGGTGGAATGGGAGGATCTGCTTCTATTCATTCATATGAAAAAAATATATTTGGTCATGATGGGTTAATGGGTAGTCAAGTTCCTATAGCAGTAGGACATTGTTATGCTACTCGTAAACCAACTATTGTAGTAATGGGAGATGCATCAGCAGAAGAAGATTATGTATTAGGTGCTATGGGTTGGGCATCAACTAAAAACTTACCTATATTATTTGTAGTTGAAGATAATAATTTATCTATCTTAACTGAAAAGAAAGTTAGACGTAATTGGGAAATGGATGATGTAGCTAAAGCATTTAAAATGAGAGGTTTTAATATTGAAGATAATCCTGAAATAATTAAAGAACACCTTAAAGATGTATTTAATGGCCCTATGCTTTTAAATATCAATACAAATAGAAAATATTGGCACTCAGGCGCAGGACAAGATGGAAATAATTTTGATCGTTATGAAAAAGAATTAAATCTACTTGGTGAAGAAGCAATTCAAATTGATTTAGAAAATAAACAATCTATAGAAAAGTTATGGCAATTACAGTTAGAGAAACAATAAAAAATATTACTTATAAACATCTTACTGAAGGTAGAGGTAAATGTTATGGACAATGTCTTACTGCTGTAGGTTGGGTAGGTGGAACTTTACCTGAACTATATGAAGAAGATGGTATGGTTGAATTATCTATGGCTGATGTAGCTGGAGGTTCAATAGTAACAGGTGTAGCCTTATCTGGTGAAAGAGCAATTTATGTTGTTCGATATCAAGGATTTCAATGGTACAATGCAGTATCAGTTGTTAACTATGCTGCAAAATCAAAAGAATTATGGAATCGTCCATGTCCTATATTTGTAAGGAGTATAGCAATGGAAGGTGGAATTGGCCCTGTAGCTGGATCTTCTCATCATTCATTAGTACATCGTATGCCTGGAATTAAAGTATTAGCCCCTATGACTCCAGAAGAATATCAACTATCATATGATCTATATATGGCCGATAATGATCCATATTATATTTCAGAGCATAGAAAATCATATGATAATACAGAAGAATTGTGTGATGTAGTTGATAAAGAGGAAGTTGATTTTACTATATTTCCTATTTCAATTACACGTTTTGAAATGAAAAAACTAATTGAATTGGCTAATCAAGAAGGAATTAAATTAAATATACTTCATCAATTATGGCTTAAACCATTCCATGTATTAGATTATTGGACATCAGCTTTAAAAAATTCTAAGTATGGTGGATTAGTAACAGATGATGATTACGTTGAAGGTGTAGCTAGTAGTATAGCTAATCAATTAACTGTATCTACTGGTAAAGTAGTTCATACATTAGGTTTAGAACCAAGGACAGCAGGATTCCACCCATCAGTAGATAATTTACCTCCAACAGCTGAAAAAATATTAGAAAAATTAAAACAAATAAAAAATGAGCTTTAATTGGCCTTTAATTAATGACAATATTACTCAACAAGATAGAGAAGTATTGGCCGATTTCTGTTTAAACGGAAAACGTTTTACTAACGGAGAGAAAGTAAAAGAATTTGAAAAAGTATGGTCTGAATGGCTTGGAGTTAAACATTCAGTAATGGTTAATTCAGGTGCCTCTGCTAATTTCATTTCAATTGCAATGGTAAAAGAACTAAAAGGTATAGGTGAAGTAATTGTACCCCCAATCGGATGGGTTTCAGATATATCTTCAGTAGTACAATTAGGAATGAAACCAGTATTTGTAGACATTGATATAAATAATTTCAATATCACAGCCGAAAATATTAAAGCAGCTATTACTAAAGATACTAAAGCAATTGTATTAGTCCATACTTTAGGATTTAATGGTATGACTGATGAAATTGTTAAGATAGCAAAAGAAAATAACCTTATATTAATTGAAGACTGTTGTGAAGCACACGGTGCTACATTTGGAGATAAAAAAGTAGGATCAATTGGTGATATTAGTTTATTTTCATTTTATTTTGGACATCATATTACTACAATCGAAGGTGGTACAGTATGTGTTAACGATAATAAATTATATGACTTAGCTAAGCTATTCCGTTCACATGGTATGACTAGAGAAGCCTCATCTGAATTACAAGAACAATATAAACTATCAAATCCAGAATTAAATCCATTATTTACATTTGCTGTAGCTGGATTTAATATGAGATCAACTGAATTAAATGCTGTGTTAGGATTAGAACAAATGAAACGTTTAGATTATAATATTGAATGCCGTAGAAATAATCTTAATACTTGGTTACAACATCTCGATTCATCTAAATTTATTACTTCATTCAATACAGAAGGTAATAGTAACTTTGCTTTACCACTTGTAATGCAAAATGTTATTAAAAATAAACTAAAAGATGTTTGTAATATATTAACTGAAAATGGAGTTGAATATAGAGTAGGAACAGCAGGTGGAGGAAATCAAGCTCGTCAACCATATTTAGAAAAATTTTCATATAAAATATTTGGAATCCTAAATAAAGCTAATTATATTCATGAAAACGCTCTCTATATAGGCAATCATCCAGAATTAACAGAAGAGCAAATTACTGATCTTTGTAAAAAATTAAATAATGTTTAAAGACCAAAAAGTATTAGTTACTGGTGGAAGTGGAATGATTGGGCGTCAATTAGTAAATTTATTAATTGATAGAGGAGCTACAGTATATGTAGCTGATCTTAATGAACCTCTTAATATGCCTTCTGAAATCATATTTAAAAAAGTTGATTTAAGAGACTTTAGTGATTGTAAAAGAATATGTGAAGGAATGGATTATGTGTTTAATCTAGTTGGTATTAAAGCTTCACCTAAAGTAACATTAGAACAACCATTTGATATTATGGGTCCAATGCTTCAATTTAATACTAATATGATTGAAGCAGCACTAACAACACCAAGCATAAAATGGTTTCTATATACAAGTACAGTTGGTGTTTATACTCCAGCTGAAGTATTTTATGAAGATGATGTTTGGAATGGTTTTCCATCTCGAAATGACTGGTATGGAGGTTGGGCTAAAAGAATGGGTGAATTGCAGTGTGAAGCTTATGAAAAACAATATGGTGAAGGAAAATGTTCCATTATCAGACCAGCTAACGTTTATGGACCATATGATAATTTCGATCCTAAAAATTCAATGGTAGTACCTTCATTAATTAGAAAAGCAGCTGAAAACGATATTATTGAAGTTTGGGGTGATGGTTCATCAATTAGAGATTTTGTTCACGCTAAAGATGTAGCAAATGGAATGTTGTTTGCTGTTGAAAATAAAATAACTAAACCACTTAATATTGGTAGTGGAAATGGAGTAACAATTAAAGAATTAGCAGAAATAGTAGCTGAATACTTTAATAAACCAATTAAATGGTTAACTGACAAACCTTCAGGAGATGCTAAACGTATCTTCAGTATGGAAAGAGCATATTCATATGGATTTAAAAATGAAGTATCACTTAAAGACGGAGTAATAGATGCTATTGAATGGTTTTTAAAAAATAAAAATATAGTAGATAAAAGATTTAATATTTTAAATAAATAAAAATGGGATTTTATACTGGTAAAAATGTATTAGTAACAGGAGCTGCAGGTATTACAGGACACGCAGCTGTTAAAAGACTATTAGCTGAAGGAGCTAATGTTAGAGCAACTGTTTATAATAATAGAGAGTTAGGTATAGAACCTAATTCAAATCTTGAAGTAGTTAAATGCGATCTTATGAAACATGAAGATTGTATGAGTGTATTACAAGGTATTGATGTTGTATTTAACTTTGTAGCTTTTATTAGAGGAGCTAAAGGACAAACAGAATACGGAAACGCTTTAGATTTAGTAAGAAACAATCTATTTACTTCAATTAATATGATTGATGCTGCTGTTAGAAGTAAAACTCCACTATTTGGATTTATTGGCAGCTCTACTATGTACCCAGATGTTTCTCATCCAGTAAATGAAGATGAAGCATATGATTCTGAACCTCATAAATTATACAGAGGTGTAGGTTGGATGAAACGTTATGTTGAACAAGTAATTCGTTATTATCAAGATATCTCAGAAACTAAATTTGGAGTTGTTCGTACAACAGCAATTTACGGTCCACACGATGCATTCAACGAAAACGGACATGCTATTCCTCAATTGATTCTAAAAGCAGATGCTGGTATGAATCCATTTGAAGTATGGGGTGATGGAACTCAAACACGTGATTTTATTTATGTAGATGATGTAGTTGATGCTGTTATGACTGTAGTTGAAAAAGCACCTACAGGAAGACCATATAATGCTTCTACAGGTAAAGGAACAACTGTAACTGAATTAGTAGAAACAATTACTGATGTTTATGGCTATAAACCAGAATTTAATTATGATATAACTAAACCAACAATGATTCCAGTACGTTTAGTAGATGTATCAAGAATTAAAAATGAAGTAGGTTGGGAAGCAAAAACATCGTTAAAAGAAGGATTAGAGAAAACAATTGAATGGTATAAAAATAATAAATAATGGTTAATGCTTTTATTACCGGTATTACAGGAATGGTAGGATCACATTTAGCTGATTACTTATTAGCTAATACTGATTGGAAAATATATGGTTTAACTCGATGGAATGACTCATTAGAAAATATTGAGCATCTATCATCTGAAATCAATAATAAAGAACGTATTGAATTAGTATATGGTGATTTAAATGATTTAGCTTCATTATTAGCAGCTGTAAATAAATCAAAACCAAACTACGTATTTCACTTAGCAGCACAATCATATCCACAAACATCATTTGACTCACCTGTTGAAACACTTCAAACTAATATTTTAGGAACTACTAACCTACTAGAAGCATTAAGACATTCAGAATATAAAAATGCTGTAATTCACGTTTGCGCTTCAAGTGAAGTATTTGGACGTGTACCTAAAGAAAAATTACCAATTAATGAAGAATGTTCATTCCACCCAGCATCACCCTATGCAATATCTAAGGTTGGAACTGATCTAGTAGGTCGTTACTATGCTGAAGCATATGATATGACTATTATGACTACACGTATGTTTACGCATACTGGTCCTAGACGTGGTGATGTATTTTCAGAATCAACATTTGCTAAACAAATAGCAATGATTGAAGTTGGATTACAAGAACCAAAAATATATGTTGGTAATTTAAAGTCATTAAGAACATATGCTGATGTTAGAGATGCTGTTAAAGCATATTATATGCTTGTAACTGTTAATCCTAAAGCAGGTGAGTATTATAATATTGGAGGTACTTATACTTGCGAAATTGGAGATATGCTTAATTTTTTAATTAGCCAATCAACAGTACCTAATATTGAAATTGTAACTGATCTAGAGCGTTTAAGACCAATTGATGCTGATTTACAAATACCCGATACAACTAAATTTCAAGAACATACAGGGTGGAAACCAGAAATTTCATTTGATAAAACAATGAAAGATCTTTTAGAGTATTGGAGAAGTAAAGTAAAATCAGGTCGTAAATTTCTAAGACGATGAAAATATTAGTTATAGGTGATAGCTGTACTGATATATTCAGATACGGTAAAGTAGAAAGACTCGCTCCGGAAGCACCAGTACCTGTTATTATTCCCGAAAGAGAAGAATCAACACCGGGTATGGCAGGAAATGTAGTTAGAAATTTAGAAGTATTAGGTGCGGATGTTACTTTTATTACTAATACAACTAGTATTAGAAAAGTTAGATATGTTTGTTCTAAATATAATCATATACTATTAAGGGTAGATGAAAATGATAAATGTGAAAATATAAATGATCAGGTATCAGGAAATATATATTGGAGTGATTTTGATGCAGTTGTAATTAGTGATTATAATAAAGGATTTCTAGATGAATTAGATATAAAATATATTTCAGAACAACATCCATTAATATTTTTAGATACTAAAAAAATACTAGGAAAATGGGCTCATGAAATTAATTGTATTAAAATTAATTATCAAGAATATCTAAATAATCGTTCAATATTAGAATATGATTCTAATTTAAAAGATAAGACAATAGTAACAAGAGGTAAATATGGATGTGATTTTAGAGGAGTAAATTATCCAACTAAAGAAGTTCCTGTAAAAGATGTTTCTGGAGCAGGAGATACATTTTTAGCTGGTTTAGTAGTAGAGTACCTCAAAACAAAGGATTATGAAAAAGCAATTGCATTTGCTCAAGAATGCACAACAATAGTAGTTCAAAAATCAGGAGTATCAACAATATAATATGGAAACAAAAGCAGTAGTATTAGGTTGCCGAAATGATGGCTATAAAGAAGATGAAAGAGTAGTAGCGTGTCTTAATTCAATGGTAGATACGTTTGATGAGGTATGGTTCTGTGATTGGAACTCACCTGCCAAAAATGGTCCACTATTATGGAAATTAAAAGATCAAATTTTTAAAACAGGTAAGATTAAACATTTTGTTATTGATGAAAATGCAGCTAAAATACTTACAAATCACAATGATAAAGTAAGTCCATACGCTTTTATATTAGCTCAAAATCTAATGATTAGAAGATGTAATACAGATTGGATTACAAGTACAGCAATGGATATTGTAGCTCCAAGTAAAGAAAATTTAGATGTTTTTATTTCTAAAGCTAACAAAAATACATTCTATTCAGTTTCAAGACGTGATGTAGAATATTCAGAATTAGAAAATAGAAATTTCGATTGGAAATTATTTAGGAGCGAAATGGACGCTATAAGTGAACCTAGAATATTCCCAGCTAGAGTATGTCCTAATGATGATTATAGTTTAATTAATTGCTGTGGTGATTTTCAAACAGCACATAGAGATGTATGGCATAAAATTAAAGGATTTGAAGAAAAAATGCTGTACGCTTGTTTTGGAGATACAAATGTTCAAAAGAAAGCAGTATTAAATGGGTTTAATTTAGAAGCATATTTTGATCTTCCATTATATCATTTGTCTCATAAAGGAATGGGGAACGATGGTTCATCACCTTCAAAACAATATTATAATGATGTATGGGATTGGGTAGAATGGTTTAATGAATCACAAAATAATGAAAATTGGGGTTTTTCTAATATAGAAATAGAACATGAAATTTGGTAATATATTTATAGAAGAATATATAATGTATGCCAAAATTACGTCGACTTAAAGCAGATCCACTTAATAGAATCATCACAGTAGGATATATCGATGCAGATTCAATCAACGATATCATCCAACTTATATATGAAATTAACGAAGAAGACGTTAAAAAAACGCAAGTAGAACCGATAAAATTAATAATTAATTCACCTGGCGGAGAAGTATATAGCGGTTTAGCTTTAATTGATGTAATTGATAATTCATTAACCCCTATATATACAGTATGTCATGGTGCTGCAATGTCGATGGGATTAATAGTATACGCTGCTGGACATAGTAGAATAGCAAGTAAATACGCTACATTTATGTATCATGAATCGCATTATGAAATAAATGGAAAAGTAACTACTCATAAACAAGAAATAAAAGAAACAAATCGTACTGAAAAAATATGTGATGACTATTTACTTTCTAAAACAAAACTTACTCTAGCTGTATTAAAAAAAGTTAAAAGTAAACAGGAAGAATGGTATTTTGATGTAAATACTGCTAAAAAATATGGACTAGTAGACGAAATTATTTAATATTTATATACAAATACACACAATGGCTGAAGAAATAAAATCAAAACTTAAAGTAGACGTTAATCATAACCCAACTAAAAAGGGTATTAAAGTACAATTTAAACTACCTCAAGCACTTGAAGGTGAAGCTAAAGCAGACGCTACTCGAAAATTACAGTCTAAATTAACACAGGGATTATCACAATATGGGTTAACAGTGAATCAAGATACAGATGTACCTTATCCAGATGTAATTGGATTTTTAATTCCAATTGCCGATCTTAGATCACTTATATTAAATTCTATTACACCTAAGTCAGCAGACAGTGAAAATAATGCCCCAGTATAAACATGAGACGAAAAATACCTACATTTAGAGTAAATTTAGGCCCTGAAACTTCATATGATATGTTAACTGAAGTACCAGAAGTAGTTCAGATAGTATTAGATGAAACTGTGTTTGCAATCAAAGAAGGTATAGCTAAAAAGAAAAAATCAATTCCTCTATTTGCAGTAGCTAATTCAGAGTATTTCATTGAACTGAAAAAAGATCAATGGAAAACATCATTAGAAAAAGCACTTGAATATTATGTTGAAAAGGAAGAATATGATAGATGTATTGAATGTAGAGACTTAATTAATAAACTTTAAGTTATGGAAGAGCATACTCAAGGAATAAAGACATCAATTGAAAATATAATTGGGTCTGATACAATACTTAAGCGTAAGAAGAAAACTGAAGACGATATTAATAAGGAATCATTTGAAAAAATAATTCTAACAATGGAAGAAGTACAAGTTAGATCAACTTTACTTCATTCTGATTTTAAATTAGATTTATTTAATTATGAAGAAAAATTCTATGAAGTTATAGATAGATTATTTACTATGCATTTTGGAAGAGAAGCATCTGAAATAATTTTCTTTTATATCTATGAAAGAATTAATCCAGACGGAACAATAAATCAATTAGCAGATCAGGATGGACATCCAATTCCTCTTGAATCCCCTTCTGATTTATGGATTTTAGCTAACCATTTAAAAGAAAAAAACAATAAAGGTAAGAAAAAATAGTTATGCCTGCTTCTAAAACATACAGTCGAGAAGATATTCTTCGAGCGATGCGCTTTACTAAATCAAACCGTGCTGCAGCTCGTTATTTAGGCTGTTCATATCAACATTATAGAGTATTTGCTAAATTATTTAGAGTAGATGAGAGTGATTATAATTCACCTACTCTACTTGAAGCTCATAAAAATCAAAGTGGTAAAGGAATACCTAAATTTCTACCTAATAAACGTAAAGAACCAAATGTCAAACTAATATTTGAAACTGGTACTGGATGGGAATCCTTTACACCTGAGAAGATAAAAGCAAGAGGTGTAGCTGAAGGTTATTTAAAAGAACAATGTTATCATTGTGGTTTTACCGAACGTAGAGTAACTGATTATAAAATACCCTTACTACTAAACTTTAAAGATGGTAACCGTAATAATTATCTTGTTGATAATCTTGAGTTACTGTGTTACAACGATTATTTTCTACTTGTTGCTGACCCACTCACACCAGATCAAGTCCGTCATATCGAAGATAATACAACAGTTAAAGCAGTATCTCACGATTGGGACTTAGATGAAGCTCATCTTGAAAATATGAAAGCATTAGGCTTGTTGGATTAGGCAAAATAAGATTGTATATTCAATTATAAATTTAAAATATGCGTTACGAATTAGCTAAACAATTTTCTGAGTTTAAAATTCCGGATGAAATAAAACAAGCTGCTAAAGCAGGAGTTCAATTGATTGGTTCTCTTAACTTCACTAAGATGATGATGTTTGCAAATGAAGTTCAACTAACCAATGATGATATTGATTATTTTATGAATATGAGACCACAACGTCAAGAAGATGAATCATATGAAGATATGAAAGTAAGAGGTAAACTCTCAAAAGCACTTCTCAAATACAGACCACACCTATACGATTATTCAGTTTATACAAAATAAAAAACATGGCACAATTTTTTCAAGTTAAAGTTCAATTTACCTTTGAAGACGATAAAGGTAAAGTAAAAAAATCAAATGTATTGTATCTTGTAGATGCACAATCAGTTACTGAAGCAGAAGCAAGAATGGTACAGCATTTAAATGATGTTGGAGAACAAGCATTTGAAGTAAAAGCAGCAGCTGAATCACCAATTATTGAAGTGATTAGATAAAAGAAGGGATTGGTAGAAACCAATCCCTGTTTAAAATAAAAAAAACTAAATTAAGCTTTCTTCTTGGAAAAGATAGACCATGCAGCACCAACTAAAGTCATTACACCACCAATAACCTCTGCAGAGAGATTTTCATCAATTAAACCTTTAGTTACGATAATACCACCAATAAAGGTTAAAGCATGTCTAACAAGTCCTAATACTTGATCTTTCATAATAAATTGTTTTTAGTTAAAAATAATTAGATCACATATAAATATTAAGAAAAATTAGGAGAATGCAAAAAAATATAATATATTTAAAATATGATATTAACAATATATATTATTTCGGTTATTTACTGTGTATACAAGATGTATACTTTATATAGAAAAAACAATAACCCCTTATATTCATCTCCAGGGTTAGACACTTTAGCTATTATAGTTATGGCTCCGGTACTAATGGCTGTAGATGTATCTATGACTTGGATTAGATTGTATAAAGAAAGAAAACAACAGTAATTGTCAGGTGGTGAAAAGTGTGCACACACTGGTATACACACCCACTCGTCTCGTGGGCGCTGAAAACGAAACAGGTATTTAGGTATGGGTTGACCACAAAGCCGGCTTAATTTGCCAAATACTAAATCGCAGCGTGAAGGTTCGACTCCTTCCCTGACAGCCTGAACACAGTGAAGTCTAAAAAATTAGTCCGCAGGCCACGGGATCGAAAACTCAGGAATGCCTCTTAACAATGCACAAATCTCCTCTAAATCGTTAGTTAGCGGTGTAAAGTAACTCCACTGGAGAATAGAGTTACAAATAAGGTTGATTGGGATAGGGTTGCAGGGTAATGCCTGACCTGATAGGATAGTAACGCCAATCATAAAAGCAGATGTCCACGCACCCATCTTCTGCTTTCCTAAATGCCCTTGTGGTGGAATAGGTAGACACGCAGGACTTAAAATCCTGTTCGCTGAAAAAGCGAGTGCGGGTTCGATTCCCGCTGGGGGCACATTAGTTACTGTTCTTTGACATATAAGGAGAAACAAATTATGGAAACACTATCATTCATTTTAGGGATAGCGTTTGTGGTGGTTATTGCTATTGCAGTAGTTGCTGTTTACGCTTTCGTTAGGGTAAATAAAGTAAAAGAATATTTAGAAAGTACAGAAAGGCACTTTAGTCATGAAATAAGTAATGTTTATCAAGAAATGGCAAGTCGTACTGATGATATTACTCGTTCAATGGACTCACGTTTTGATAAATTAGAAAATAAATTAACAAATAACAAATAAAAAATAAATAAGTCAAAGACAGTAACTAATATTTATATATATGGCATGTCATTATTTAAATTTAAAAAATGCAGACGAATTCTACATGAAAATGAGGAATAGAGACGCTGACATTATTTTAAAAATGGCTAAATGTGTATTAAGTGCATTTAAAAGAGGTAAAGATCAAATTGATATATTTGATATTACCTTCAAAAATATGGATCAACTTACATTTACTATTGATAAATCTCAATATAAAGAGTTACTTAGTAATTGTATGAAGGATTTAATTGAAATGGAGGAATATGAATTGTGTGCTGAAATAAAGAAGATTTTGGAGGGTAAGAAAAGAAGTCGTAAATTAAAAGATAAAGTTCTTTAACATATGGGGATAACCGGTATCGATCCGGATGTAGAGGTAATACTACATGCAGGCATTTGAGTATACTGCCTTAGAAGATACTAAACAATAAACGCTGAAGAATTATCTTCATTCACTTTCGAAGATGCAATGTCTTTCGTTGGTGCTGATTACGCAGTAGCTGCCTAATCAAACACGGGTAAGTAACCTAGGAACAGAACTACTTTGAGTATTCACGATCGACTCATTAAATAAGGACTGTGGATTAGTTTCTTGATGTCATAAATCAAGTGGTGGAAACGACCATAACGGTCAGCCCTACTGATCAGATTCGTTCAGATCTAAGCATGTGAGACGTTAGTATTATTGTCTCTTTCGGAGACGTGGGTTCGAATCCCACTATCTCCACCAAAACAAAATGTGGCCGAATAAATTCTTGAGAGGGATTAAGGCACTGGCTAGATAGCTGAAAAGCTATTGAGTTGGGTTTCACAGACAGATGAGTTAAAACCACCAACATTAAGGGTAGAATGCGCAACCCGAAAGTGCTCTGGATACGCCGAAGATAAATCATGACGATCTCCGCAGGCGTTGTTAGTAATCAATCTAACTAGTCTTAACACTTAGACTGATCATCTTTGTGGACTATGGGTGAAAAGGGGTCTGTCCAAGGATTATGGGTAATCGTTACTCCCATCAATTTATAGGCAACCAGAAATGGTTGCCTTTTTTTTTATTTTGGGCAAAATATTTTATTATATTTAAATAAATAAATTAATTAAATTATGAAAAAGATTATGGTAATTGCTGCTAGTATGTTTTTGGCCTCTTGCGGCGGGTCATCTGAAAGTCCAGTATCTACTGATTCAACTGTAGTAGATTCTATTACAGTTTTAATTGATTCAGTAGCAGTAGCTGATTCATCTGTTGGAGCTGCTCAAGGTAACGGTGACATTACAGGAGGAAGTGGTCAATCTCCTCATGGAGTGCCTGTAAAATAAGTATGTTTTAACATATTTATAGCCGTAAAAATTCAAGGTTGTATATAGAAATATATGCAACCTTTTTCTATTTTTACTTCATTAAAAATTAAAAGTATGAAAAAATTCTTCAAATCACTATTCAGTGATGACAACAACATAAATGAAAAATCATTTATAGGCTTTTTAGCATTTATAATGATGGTTGGATTTGCTATAGCCGACATAATTACAGGTACTTTAGGTAAAGAACTTATGGTTCAGGAATTTATATTTAATTCATTCTTATGGTTAACATTAGGATGTTTTGGTATTGCTTCTGTTGACAAATACATTAATAAAAAAGATCAAGAATCTGAGGAGGTATAACATGGCACGAAAGCAATCAAAACCGAAACCAATGAGATCAAGAAAAAGTGGTCTTAAAAAGAAAAAGTTAATTGAACAAAATATAAAAGTAATTAAAAATCTAGAAAATTAAAAGTATGAAAAATTTAGTAAGTAAATTATTGCCGTTAGTTGACAAGTTTAAAGGTAAAAAGCCAATCGTTTTAATTTTATCTGCTGTAGCAATTGCTGCTTGTATCTTTGCTGTTCAAAAAGGATACATTGCTGAAGGTTCTATTGATTTTGGAAGTATTATAGATCAAATTAATAATGCTTTCGCTGATAATACTATTATTGTACCTGCAGATAGCATTATTTCTCCTGTAGATACTTTAGCTATTGAAATTGTTGATAGCGTAATAACTCAATAAATGAAGAATCTATCTAAGGAAGAATTACTTAGTAGACTCGAAGCAATTAATAGAAGCAATGCTATTATCTATTTTGACCTTGATGGGTACATCTTAGGAGTAAATGCTATCTTTTTAAAAGCAATGGGATACGGAGATGAAGAACACAAGCAACTCATCGGAAAACACCATAGTATATTTGTTACTTATGAATATTCAAAGTCTACTGAATACCAGGAATTTTGGAAAACATTAAGAAGTGGTAGATTCTTTGAAGGCGAGTTTGAAAGAAAGAAAGTAGATGGTAGCCCTATCTATTTACAAGCAACATATAATCCTATCTTTGATGAAAGCGGTACCATCACTAAGGTAATGAAGATTGCTACTGACATCACAGAAACAGTAGTCAGTAAAAATAAGATAGATGCTCTTTCTAAAGACCTACAGGCTGAATTAGATAAATCACAGCAATTAAAAAATGCAATTGAAGTAGAAAAAAACGCTGCTTTAAATGATTTGGATGTGTTGATGAAGAAAAGTCAATCTGAGTTAATTAAGACAATTGTAGTGGTTGCTTTGATAGTAATTGTAGGAGTAGGTGTTGTAACAACTATGTTATATTGGATGGCTATGATCACGGGTAAAGACACACAGATTATTGGCTCGACTTGGAGTAATATGTTTAGTGTATTATTGACAAATGCATTCTCAATAGTTGGAACAATTATGGGTATAAAATATGCCACTCAAGATAAACAAAAATAAAAATAAAAAAATAAATATTACTAAAAATTAATATTTATAACAAAATAAATTATGGACATTAATAAATTAAAAGGACATATCCCAGACAGCGTTATAACACAACTTCCAGACACAATTGCTAAATTTGAATTGAACACTCCGTTACGTTTAGCTCACTTCTTAGCTCAAGCAGGTCATGAATCTGGTGGATTTAAAGCAGTAAATGAAAACTTAAATTATGGTGCTAAAGGTTTGTTAGGTATATTTAAAAAATATTTTCCAACTCCTGAAAAAGCAGCTTTATATGAGCGCAAACCAGAAAAAATTGCTAATCTAGTTTATGGTGGTAGAATGGGTAATGGTCCTGAAGCATCAGGTGAAGGATATAAATTTCGCGGACGTGGATATATCCAGTTAACAGGTAAAGATAACTATAAAGCATTTGACGCTGTAGTATCTGAAGCTATTGTTGATAATCCAGATTTAGTTGCTACTAAATATCCATTGTTATCTGCTGCTTGGTTCTTCCATAAAAATGGATTACATAAAATTGCAGATAAAGGTGCTACTGATGCTATAGTAACAGAAGTTACAAAGCGTGTAAATGGTGGTACTATTGGTTTAGCTGACAGAATTAAACATTTTAAAGAATATTTTGCTTTGTTAAAATAATTTGAAAGTCAAAATAAAAGTTATATATTTAAAGAGTTATGTGGAGAATAAAACAATTTTTTAAAAGTATTAATAATCTAATAAGGTGGTTTCCCATTATCTGGAAAGACAGAGACTGGGATGACCACTTTATTTTTGAAATACTCAAATTCAAACTTAAGAATCAAGCTAAGTATATTGGAAATAAAGATAGACATGTATCTGCTAAACGTGATGCTGAAAAAATGATGTTGTGTGTTCGTTTAATTGAAAAGGTACAGGATGAATATTATGGAACAGAATATTTTGATTATCATGAATCAAAATTAAATTTTATAGACAGCAAATCACATCCAGGAATGTATGAAATGGAAGTAGATTATATTTCAGAACATTTTAATGATTATTTTAAAAAATACCCTCGTATTTATAACCAGGTTAAAACTGAAGATAGACATAAAACTGCATTTAATATAGCTAGAATAAATGAAGAACGAGCACATAAATTATTATTTAAAATATTAGAACAAAACATTAGAAGATGGTGGGATTAATTATTTTAATTACTTTAACAGTACTATTATTAGGTTCATTAATTTGGTTATGGGTTGGTAGTATTGAGTATATGGCTAAAAACCACCCTGATTATAAGGGAGAAGATTTCTTTAATGAAGAAGATAAAAATGAAATATTATGATAGTAAAAGTTCTAAGCACAGGGGTAAATTAGAACATGAAAGATATAAAGATAATTAATCTAATATTTATCTAAAAATACAAGTCTATGTACTTACAAGCAGTCACTGTCTGTGTTAATTATTCCGATTTCCTAGCTCAAACCATCGCTCACAACAAACAGTTATTTGATCATTGGATTATTGTTACAACACCTGAGGATGTAAAAACACAACGTTTGTGTCAACACCACAATGTTGAATGTTTAAAAACTAATCAGTTTACAGAACATGGAGATCCTTTTAACAAAGCTAGAGGTATAAATGTAGCGTTGGATTATATGTCTAAACACGATTGGGTGTTGCACATTGATGCCGATATGTATTTACCTCCGCTTACTAGAGGTATATTAGAACGTATTTCACTTGATAAGAAAAATATCTACGGTATTGATAGAATGATGTGTCCTGATTTTGAATCATGGTTAAAGTATTTAACTGATCCTGAACCAACTCATACAGGTTGGGTTTATATTCATGGTACTGCGTTTCCATTTGGTGTTCGTATTGGTGAGTATATGAGTGAAGGTTATGAACCAATAGGATATTTTCAACTTTGGAATCCAAACGGCTCAGGAGTAAAACGTTATCCTGAAACACACGGTGCTGCTGATCGTACTGATGTACAGTTTGCTAAAAAATGGCCTCGTGTTAATCGTGTTTTGATACCTGAGATAATTGGTATTCATCTTGATAGTGAAAATGCTACTGTAGATGAAATGGGTAAAAATTGGAATGGTAGAAAAACTAAAATGTTTGGTAGAGGTTATTCATTAGAAGAACCTAAGAAAAAACGATGTTGTTTTAATTTTAATAAATCAAAATCTCCAGATAAACCTTGGTGGAAGGTTTGGTAATCCAAAACAATTAATTTAATTTTAGGTTATGAAGACAATTGTATTGGGTGATACCCACGGACGTTCTAACTGGAAATTAGCAGTACATCAAGATAAACCTGATAGAGTTATCTTTATAGGTGACTACTTTGACTCATTTGAAATATCAGGTGTTGAGCAAATTGCTAACTTCAAAGAAATTATCAAATATAAGGAAGATAACCCACAAGTTGAGGTTGTATTATTAATTGGTAATCATGATCACCATTACTTTCCCGAAATTGGTTATACTGGTACTAGTGGTTATCAATCCGGAATTGCACCTTCAATTAATCAAGTTATAGATGAAAATAGATATCATTTACAAATGGCTTATGGATTTGGAGAGTATTTATTCACTCATGCTGGAGTAAGTCCTGTATTTATGGATCAGATATTTGGTGAAAATGATTGGAGTGTAGAAAATATAGTAGTAGATCTAAATGAAATGTTTAGATACAAACCTAAAGCATTCGAGTTTAATGGTTTTGATGGTCACGGAGATAATACAACACAAACACCAATTTGGATTAGACCCAGGTCACTAATGAGTGCAAATAAGAAGCATTCTAAAGGAATAAAGAAACACTACATACAAATTGTAGGACATACACAGATGAGAAGACTAAGTGTAGAACTGTCTAAACAACTCACTGGTGGTAAATACTATTTTATTGATACAATGGAAACTACAGGAGAATACTTAATTATAGAAGACAATAAATTAAGAACGAATTCAGTAAAATAAATGTTATGAGTAAATTAAAATATATACTACAAGATCTAAAATGGTTAAAGGTATTAAATAGCCCATTCAAACCATTTCGTGTTAGGTTTTATGCTGGTAAAACTAGAATAGGTATTCCTTATTTTTATCCTAGAAAATGGGTTAAAGCTACTCCTGAATTAGCTAAAAAAGCAGCATTAAATACAATGCAATCTGAAAAGAGTTGGAATGAACGAAATCCTAATTATACTAGAAAAATAAAATCATACGAAGAGATATATCAAGAAAAACTAAAATATACATTCCCTGTTCCTCTTAAAGTTGGATTCAGTTACTGTGGCTTAGGATGGAAAACAAAATGGACTGATACTGATTTTAGATATGAATGGGGTCCTGTACTATCATTTGTATTCTTTGGTTATCAAATAGCGTTGATGGTAGGTCATAAACACAGCTCACATTATTGGGAAGCGTGGTTGTATTACGAATATGCCACAGATAAAACTAAATCTAAACGTGAACGAATAGAACAATGTAGAAAGGAATTTCCACAAACATGGACAGTATCTTCTATGGGCAAAGAAGAAATCGTAGATTACTATCAACTTATACTTAAAACTAAATATCTATGAGACACGCAGAACGAAAAGCAAATAAAGAAAGACAATTTTTAAAGGAATTGATTGACAAAATGTTTGAATTTGCTGGCCATAATCTCAAATTTGAAGATGTTGAAGGTAGAAAAGATAACTGGTTCCAGCAATACACAATGACTGAAGCTCAAAATCAAGAGTGGAAAGAGTGGGGTGTGAAACATATTAAGAAGAAAAAACGCTATTATTCAAAAATAGCTGAGCGTGAAATGGCATTTCTTGACTTATATTGTGGATTAAAAATATCAGATTCTAAATATGGCAAAGAAGAAACAACCGAAGCGTGAATGGTTTATAGTAATGAACTCACAATTGGAATATTTTAGTGGAATGATGTATGGTGGTGAATTAGTATGGTGTAATGATTATAATGAAGCTAAACCATTAGATAACGAACGTAAATTCCAAACATTGAAAAGTCTTTGTTATGGCGAAGAACTTATTTTAGATTATATTTCATGAGAACAGAACAAGAACGTTTAATAAGTTATAGAGCAGCGTTTTTAGAGAAAGTTAAAAAATGGAAGTGGGAAGAGCCTGAAGAAAAAATTTGTAAAAAACGTGGTCGTAAAGTTAAAGTAATAGATAAACGAATTGAATCTAAACCTCGATCAGAAGGTGAACGTAAAGTAGCACTTAAACAATCTAAATATAATTGGATATGAATTCAGTACATGCTCTGCATTTTGACAAGTACAAAACAATTGATGGTACTTATTTTGGATTTGAAATTTTTGAAGAAATTTTTAAAGTAATCAATGAACGTGGTTATCAAAATAATGATAATATGTTTAAAGCAGGAGTAGCTAGCTCAGAAGCAGCTGTTAGACGTTTGAGAGAAGAATACTATGAAGCTATATCTAAATCAATGATAGATATGTAGTGATATTTATAAGTATGAAATACCTACTTACACTACTTATGCTTATTAGCATAGCGTTTGCTCAAGACACAATTACAATTGTACATAAAGCGTACAAGACAACTTATAGTAAATCCAAAAACTACCCTGTTAAGGTAGAATGGTGGTTAACTAAAGCAATGGTAAGTTGTCCTACTAAAATAAAGCGAACAGATAATTTTGGACCTGATCCAAAACAAATAGCAAGTACCAACTTGCAGCAATATTATAATAACTCCGGTTACGATCGTGGTCATAATTTTCCTGCTGCAGATGGTGCTTGTGATGTTATTAGTATGACTGAGTCGTTTTATTTTTCAAATATGACTCCTCAAACACCTCAATTGAATAGGGGTGATTGGAAAATGGTTGAGGAATTAACTCGTATAGAAGCACTACAAGATGATTCAGTACACGTTTGGGCTGGATCTGTAGGTGAAATAAAAAAAATAGGTAAAATGGCCATACCTAAACAATGCTGGAAAGTAATTTATGTTAAGAAAACAAATGAATGGTTCGCATTTTTATTCAATAATGATAATACTAGAGCAAACGGTATTAATGATAATAAAGTTGAAGTAAAATTGATTGAGCAAATCACAGGTTTTAAATTTAAAGCTAAATAAGATTCATATATTTATTGATACATTAATTTAATAAAAAAAATGAAAAAGCAACTTAACGAAATTAAAAGAATGCAGCAGTTAGCGGGGCTGTTGAAAGAAAATCAAGGAATAGTATATAGTAAAAATGATTTACCTGATGCTACTGACCCGGATTTTCATGATGATTTATATTATGCTCTCAATAAATTAAGAATTTATACTAGAGATCAATACATGTCAGATGCTCCAAAAGAAATGGAACTTGGGTCTGAAGAGTGGATGGATTTACTTTCAAATATAACTGGAAAGGATACTTACGGTGATGAACTTGATGATACTGATAATAAAATGGCAATGTTAGTTCAAAAAGCATTAGAAAACATGGGATTTGATGTTTATTAAAATAAACACTAAATAATAAAATAAAGAGTCTTTGTAAGAAGGCTTCTTTAGTCAGGACAGATATTGTATATTTAATTTAAATAAATAAAAAATATGGCTATCCAAACAAAAGATGATGCTCAGAGCAAAGCAGACCGTAGAGTAGACAATTCATTTTTTAGAAAACCAAAACAAAAACCACTTATTGAACGTGAATTTAGTGAGTTATATACTTTGGCTGAGCAATTTGAATGGATTAAATTAAAGAAACAACAAAAAGAAAGACAACAACTTAAATAATATGACTACAAACGCCGAAATGTATCTTAAATGTATGAGAATTGAAGCGTTAGTTGCTTCAATGGTATTAGCAGGTATCACTGATAATCGTAAATTAGTAGCAGTAGTTGATGAACATTTCCATCCAACAACAGAATGGGAACAAGAAATGTTTAGTGAAGCTATTATTTATACTAAGCAGGGTATCTTGAATTAGGAAGGCAAAGTAAAGTATTTATATTTAATTATTAAATAATTAAAAAATAAAGGTTATGCAAACAAATTCAATGATGACTAATGCAAGTTACACATTAGATCAAATCAAAACAATGGCTCCATCAGTATTTACAACTGAAAAAGCACCTCACCTTACAGACAAGTATATCCAAACTCCAACGTCACGCGTTGTAGAAGATTTAATGAGTTTAGGTTGGGAAGTAACTAAAGTACAAGAAGTTAAAGCTCGCAAAGGCAAAGGATTCCAAAAACATATGATCGTATTTCGCAACCCAGAAATTATGATTAAGGGTAAAGACGGAGATGATTCATTTCCACAAATTCTACTCACTAATTCGCATGATGGTAAAGCAGCGTTTAATTTTAGGGTAGGTATTTTTAGATTAGTATGTAGTAATGGTTTGGTTATTAGTGATGCAGATTTCAATAATGTATCAATCAGACATATCAATTACACATTTGAATCACTGCAAGCTAAAGTAGCAGAAATGATTGCTAAATTACCTAACCTAGTTCAGAAAATTAATTTATTTAAATCAACTGAACTAACTGAAGCTCAAATGGCTGATTTTGCTCAGAAAGCGATGCAATTGAGAACTAAGGAGCGAGTTAATATTATGGATGTACTTACTGCTGATCGTCCTCAAGATGCAGGTAATGATTTATGGGTTGTATTTAATAGAGTACAAGAAAAATTGACTGGTGGTTCATATAGAGCTGGTAAACGTAAAGCACGTTCAATTAAGAATTTTGATAAAGATATTAAATTAAATGAACAATTGTTTGAATTAGCTGAAGCATACCTTTAATTTAAAGTAAGGTTAGGGGTATCAAAGCCCCTACCTTATATTTATTTAAATTAATATTTATGATAAAAAAGAAAACAAATGGAAATCAAAGACATTCTAAGTGAACTAATCACAGCATCAACAAGTGTATTTAATGAAAAAGGTCAACCTGAAAACTTTGATCTAGAAGACCTTATCTCAGCATTAGAAAGCTATTATGAAGAATTAGATGAGATCGGTGAATTTTATTTTGCTGATGATGAGGAAAGATATGATTTTGATGAATATGAAGATTAATTAAATCAAAATTATGAATAATAGAAATCAACATCGTTTGCTTAATGAAGACCAAATTCAAAGTATTACAGAACAATTTACTCAGGATTTAGCTAAATATCTCGATGAATCAGCTGATACTTTAGTTGATCATTATTTAAGAGATGATGCTGAAGGATTATTTGAAATTGTAAGTCAATGGATTGAAATAGCTGAAGATAAAGTTATTAAAGAATTAAATACCCAAATTAGTGAAGATCAATTTAATGGTCAAAATGAAGATGATATATTTTATCCAAGTTATGAATTATGAATACATTAGTAATACACCCCGATGATCGCTCAACTGACTTTTTAAAACCTATCTATAAAAATATTACAGCAACTGTAATAACAGGAGGTATTAGTAAAAGTGATGTTTTAAAAATGATTTATGAACATGATCGTACTATAATGATGGGTCATGGATCTCCTTGGGGTCTATTTAGTTTAGGTAAATTTTTGGACAGTGGTAGTTATATAATTGATAACGATATGGTTCATATTTTACTTCAAAAGAAAGAAAATATATTCATTTGGTGTAATGCTGATCAATTTGTTAAACGCCATCAATTAAAAGGATTTTATAGTGGTATGTTTATTAGTGAGACAAGTGAAGCTAATTACTGTGGATTACCTGGTACTCCACAAAAAGTAGTAACTGAATCAAATGATTCATTTGCCCAATTGTTAGGTGAAGTGGCTAATTTGTCTGTTAGAGACGCTTATAAGCATGTTTCATCTAAATATAAAATATTAGCTGAAAGTAATTCTGTGGCAAATTATAATTCACAACGCTTATACTTAAATTAATATGCTAAATAAACATAACATTAATAACGGAGATGATTACGCTGATTTGTTGATTAAAGATATAGGTTGGCAAAGTAAAGGCTATATATTCAATGTAAATAAAAATTAAAAATAAAGGTTATGAAAAAAATTACAATTGAGCAAGCTAGGGAAACTATTGAGAATTCATTTAGTACTATCTATTCCAAGGATGATGTGTTAGCAATTTTGAGTCATATCAAGGTTGAATCTGAACCACTTGAATCAATTATTAATATTACATCTGAGCAGTATAGTGATTTAGCAAGTAATATTGCTCGCAATGTTACTAAGGCAATTGAGGATATGGAATGTATTAATGGCTGGGATTTAACTATGAATTATAACGAAGTATCAGTGGATCAAATTGAAGTTAATGAAGTTGAGATTGAAGAAATTGTTGAGGATACAATTAATAAATGGGTAATTGATATAAAGGAAGATGATTGTGGTTGTTAATTAGCTTGGGTAGGCAGCGTAAGCTGCCTACTTTTATTTTAAATAAAAAATTAAAGTATGAGGTATACAGAACAAGACAACAACCACTTAGCAAACACAGCGTTCATTATTGGTTACTATGAATCTATGCTCAAAGTAACATTGAAGGAAATTCAAGAAGGTAATACAGATTTTGTTAATATTAGTATTCCAAGACTAATTGAGAAAACACTTAAGACTTGTGGTGCTGTTTGGGAACAACGATACGATAAACATTGGAATGATACACTTAAAGAGTTTAAGGAAGCAGAGTAAATATTGTATCTTTATTTCAAATAAAAAGGTTATGAAAAGAATGTATAAAGTTAGATTCAATCTTGGTAAAGGAAAGAACTACATGAAGTGGAAGGTAGAGGGTCCGGATGGAATTGGTCGACACACAATTAGTTACTACAATCCAGATGAAGTTGAAATTGTAATGCATGAATGTCAACTAAAGAATCAAAAGAAAACAGCAGAGAAAATATTAGCAGGAGCACACAAAACTGTTTGTGCTTGGATTAAATGTACAGCAGTTGATATACAACAACCTAATACTACACCTTGTGATGATTTTATTCATCTAAATTACAATCCTAGAGTATTACCTCATTGGTTTATCGATAATGGGGAAAATGCAGATGGAATGGTTATGGAACAAATTGTTTCAGTGGGTAGAAAATTAGCTGGGAAGTCAAAGTAATTATTATACATTTATTCAAATAAAAATTAAACATATGGCTAATATGAGTTATTGCAGATTCGAAAATACACTTAGAGACCTCAGGGATTGTTACAGCAACATGGATAATGATGATTTGAGTAAATCAGAGTTTTACGCACGTAAACAAATGATTGAGTTGTGTTGGGATATTTATCAAGAATATTGTAATAATATTGATGATGAGTTTGAAGATGAAGATGAATTTGATGAGGATCACCATAGCAGTATTATGTATGGAGTAGATAACAATCAATAAAATTAAAAAATAAAGGTTATGCAAGACATTAATTATCCAGTTGGGTTCACTATTTTCAAGTTAGAGGAAGATAAAGAAGAGTACACTATTACAGGTAATCTAGCTAAGGAATATCGATTTAGAGATTTTGATGGTGCTTATGATCTTGAGGAGTATATTCAAAAGCATATAGACTGTTCAGGTATTGACTTTGATTCAGAGTATTGTCAGTTTTTTGCTTACACTAAAACTGTAGAACGAGCAGAACAATTTGTTGAGGATACAACTGCTTGGTTTAAAAAAGTAAAGGAATTAGTAGATTAAGGTGGCAAAGTAGTAATCATACATTTATATAAATTAAAATGTTATGAAAAATATTGAATTGAAAATCAAACGCAAAGAAATGGTTGCCGCTGGTGCTTATGATGGACGTTATAAGCAACGTGTGGTGACAGATAAGAAGAAACAAGCTAATAAGATGTGGGCTAGGGCAAAGTAGGGATAATATATTTAATTAAATAAAAAATTAAATTTATGAATTGGATTGAATTACGTCCTATCTTACGTGAACGATTTGGTCCACACCGTTTTTATTTTTACAACGACATTTACAAAACAGGAAATCGTCGTGTTAAAATAAGTTGTTATTCCATTAGACGAGAAATGTATAATTTTATTAAGAGTTTAGATGTGAATATTAATGTTAAATTTTATAAAGATTATTACATAACTATACATTATGAAAAATAAAATAAACCTCCATAAAATGGAGGAATTGGGCTTCTTTATAGTAATGGCTGTAGTGTCAATTATTATTGGAATGACTATTTTGGTTGGTGTAATTAAATTAGTAGATTTATTGAATAAATAAATAAGTATGACAGCACAAGAAAAAGCAATTAAGTTAGTCTCAATGAACGAGTTAATAGTGTTAGCAGAAACAGGACATAAGCTAACATTTGATGAACGTAAAGGTATTGCTAAACGACAAGCAATTGAAACTTGTAATGAAGTATTAGGGTTTATGGGTGCGGATCGTGGTTATTCATTTTGGGTTGAAATTAAACAAGAAATTGAAAAACTATGAGTGGAGGAAGATTTAATTATGATCAACGAAGGATAGGATATATAGCCGAAGCTATTATTGATGAGATAAATAAGAGTGGTAGGAAAAAAACTAGACAGGAACTTAAAGATGAGCGTTGGCATGATGATGATTGGTATAAGAAGTATCCTGAAGACCTTTACCACTACAAATATCCAGATGAAGTAATTGCTAAGTTTAAGGATGCTGTTAATATATTAAACATAGCAGAAGTGTATGCTCAAAGGGTAGATTGGTTACTATCAGGGGATGATGGTGAAGAATCATTCCTTAAACGATTAGATGAAGATTTAGAAAAACTAAATAAATAAACAATGACAGCAAAAGAAATAGAAAAATTAGCCGAAACACAATGGGAAGGATGTCATCATTGTGATGAGAATGATAAATACTTTTGGATTAAGGGATATGTAGTGGGTTATTTACATGCTAGAGTAGATAGTATAGAAAAACAGATGGAAGCAAGTCGTGCTAAGATAGCAGAAATGTTAATTAATAATTAAATAATATGGATGTAGCAGCTGGAGATACAATAAAAACACAGGTGGGTGGGCCATATAAGGTTATTAGCGTTAAGGATAATTTAGTAACGTTTAAAATGAAAAACGGTATTGGAATGACCATAACACAACACGTTACTGAGTTAATTAAGAATGTAGAATTACATTGTGAATATAGTGGATTACCATCAGTTAAAGCGTATGAATAATAAATTTAATATATACAAGTTAGAGAAATTAGGTAAACGATAAATCCAGTAAATAATAATACGCGTGATATGAATGCAAGTAATGTAGTTATGTTGTTAGGTTGGTTTTTTTTAGCAGTAAGTTTTGTGTGGCCGAGGGTTAAATGGGGAGGGATCGTAGTAAAAATCGCGTTTTCTGCGCTGAGTACCGGGTTTTTTTTAGCAAACATGATATATACTTTTGTATAGTAAGGGTGGAAAACAAGTGTAATGTGGGGATATGTGGGTTTTGTGCAAAGTAATTTTTTAGTCAAATGGTGTGATAGTATGTGGAATGATGTTAATGTATGTAGTTAATGACTGTGGTGATAAGGGACTTCATGTTGCATGCCAAGCCAAACTTTTTTTTCCAAAATAGTATATATTTTTTTATGCGCCAACTAATCAATTTTGTTTGGGATTTGTGTAAGTTGATTTTTGCTATTTTTTGTTTAAATTTTTTACTCAAGCTTTTTTTTCACATAAGTTTTTTTTAGGCAAAATTTTTTCCTAAATTTAATTTATAAATTAATTAAGTATGATGTACATTATTATTTTTATTATGCTGTGGGCCATTAATGAGAATATCATCAGGGCACACAACACGAAAAAGTAAATTTTTTCTCGGCGAAATTTTTTCCTAAATTTAGTTTAAATTAAGGGCTATGAAATTAGTAGAGAAACCATGGCGGTACGGAACGTACCTCGCCTATGAGGAGGTAGAACCAGAATTTTTTCCCACCGAGAAGGGGGTAAGGGTGTTACCTGCTCCTTTTTATTATGAGAAGAAATTGTATTTTGAATTAAAGAAAATTTACACCCCGGGGGAGAAAAAAACATTTCCTGATGGGGGATATGAAGTAGTTGATATGAGTGGGGGTATTCGTTCCTATAACTTGGACCAAGTGATTATTCACCCCAATGTTTTGCAGCATAAGAAAATGGTTGAGAAGATAACTCGCAAATCAGAAAAGCAAGCTAAGCAACGTGAACGAACACTCAAAAAGATTGCCCGTGAAAACAAACCCAAACATGGAAGGAAAGGACGTCCAGCGCTTGATCCTGCTGTGAAGGCTCACAGAGAAAATATTAAAACAGCAACGCAGGAGCGTTCTGGAGGCAAGCGGGGACGTCCACCTCTAAGTGATGAAGCTAAAGCAGCTAAAGCCGCTAGTGATATAGCTCGGAAGACACGTTCAGGAGGAAAGCGAGGTAGACCTAGGGTGGCCAAGTAAATATCATATATTTAATTATTAAAATTAAAACGTATGTTAACAGCTTATCAACGCCAGTTATTTAGTGATTTAGTTAATTTAAATTGGGAAATTGATCACGGTAATTATCCATCAATAGTTACAAATGCACTTGTAGAGCAGTATTGGAAGATAAAGGAGGAATTAATGGATGATATGGGTAGGGATGAGTATAATAATTATGTTAATGGAATGAAACAAATGTTTGCCCCGGCTAAATAGGGGCTCTATTATACACGAGTAGAGGGGGTATGATCCGTTAGGATCGTGCCCTTTTTTTCTAGACACGACTTGGGCTTCGGGTGTAGCCTACCTTTGATTTAGCTCCAGGAACCAATTAGTTCCAGCCCGTCTTAACTATTCTCATAAGTGACAACTAAATATAATATAATAATCCCGACCACCTAGTCTCTATTTTTTATAATGGTCAGAATATGTTTCGTATATTTAATTATAAAATTAAAAATTATGAAAGTAAAAGATTTAGTTAAGTATTTAGGAGAATTTGATCCGGAAACAGAGGTATTAGGTATGTGTACTGATCCAACAAACTTCACCTACAAATCACCTATTCAATCAATTGAATTTGATAGTCCATTTGATGATAGTGGTTATAGTAGTGTTGATGGATCAGAATTAGATTGGGATAAACATTATTATGAAGACGAAGATATGGATGAACCAAAATATATTGGTCCAAAAGTTGTTTTATTAAATTTAGGTGATGTGTAAACATCACTTTTTTTTTGTCACAATATGTTTTGTATATTTAGTTTATAAAATTAAAATTATGAAAAAGCATTACACATCTAAATTAATTGAAATTACAAACACCATTTTTTCCGCCACCGATTTTTTATCAGCTAAACATTTACTGACCGAATTTATCGAAGGTACTCAAGTTAAAAGCAAAAATAAAATGTTGTTTGATGTTAAAAATTTAAGGACGCTTCATCAGGTGCAGCGTTACACTGCAAATGCGCTTTTAAAATTTGAAGGTTTAGGTACAACAGAAACAAAGGCGGCGTAATAATTTCGTATATTTAATCATTAATAAAAACACAAATAAAAAAAAGGTTATGAACAACACAGAAACAAAATCAAAAGGTCGTCCAGTAGTAGAAAATTCAGCTCGTCAAATGCGCCTCGCGGCACGCGCCACAAGGGTAGCCGCCGGGGGTGAAGTTAAAAGGGGCCGTCCATCAAACCCAGAATCAGCTCGCCAACAACGCCTAGCTGTTAGAGCAAGTGGGGTTACGGTTAAAAGAGGTCGCCCGAAAATGGAAAAGCAAGAAGTAGAAGCTACTGTTGAGGCCTGAAAAATAAGGTAGGTGGTCAAAAATGATCACCTACCTTTATTTAAATTAAAATGTATGGAAAAAGTTTATAATTACGTTACTGAATTTTTGTTTGGGGTTAGGGTAGAAGGTGAACCAATTGATATGTCACTTCCTAAACCACAAGATGTATCACCGAATGTTGATCCATTATTTTTTGAATGGTGTGAGGAATTTAAAGTCGGATGTCAGTTTAAAAATAAACCTACCTTTTGGTAGGCTAAATTATTTTTTTATATTTAATTAATTAAAAAATTAAAAATATGGCAACAAGATCTTACATCGGAATTAGAAACACAGACGCCTCAGTTGATTACATTTATTGTCACTTTGATGGTTATCCAGAACACAACGGTAAAATTCTTAGGGAACATTACTCAAATATTAATCGAGTAAACGAGTTATTGAAATTAGGTGATTTGAGTGTGTTGGGACAATTTATTGGTGAGAAAATGGATTTTGATAAGCGAGTTAGAGATACTTGTCTGGCGTATGGTAGAGATAGAGGTGAATCGAATGTAGATAAAAAGAATGGTGATTATGATAAGTTGATTACCGATCAAAGTGTTGATTATGTGTATGTGTTTGATGGTGATTATTGGGAGTGCCACAGCACATGGAACCCAGAACTAATTAATTTATACAATATGGAACAACAAAATAGCTAGTCATACTTTTAATTTTTAATGGTTACGCCTGGGGTTTCTACCCCGGGCTTTTTTTCATTATGGCCAAAATTAATTGTTTATATTTATATAAATTAAATTATATGAGAATATTAGATGGTAAGGAAATATTAGATTTTGAAGGTATATTTATTGAGTTTAATGATGATGGAGTTGGAATGTTTTTGAGTGAGGATAAAAATTTAGATTTTGGTGAGTATGAGACTTGTGGTGATAGTGGAGAAGTTGAATTAGAGGGAGGAAGAATAATAAAGTGGGGAATATTATATGTTTAATATTTGTTTTATTAGAATTAATTATGTATATTTATATAAATTAAAATGTATGATTAAAAGTAATTATGATTTGGTTTTAGAAGTAATTAAGAATTATGAAAGTGAAAGAATATTAAATGATTTTAAGATTATTTTTATTGAGGGTGAGAATATAAGTAAAGAGGATTTTTGGAATTTTAATTATAAGTATATTGATGATATAAGTGAAGAATATTATATAAAATTAAATTGGAAGTATATTGAAAGTGAAGGTGATGAAAGTATATTTGATGGAGTTATGTTTTAAATTAAATTAAATTAGTCGAAATTAATTTATTATATTTATTAAAATTATAAGTTATGAAGGTAAAAGAATTAATTAGTTTGTTAAGTGAAATGGATAGTGAATTGGATGTATTAGGTGAATTTGATAGTGATGGTGATGGGTTTATGATTAAGGTAGAAGTAGTAAATGTAGAGGAGGGGGATGGAATTGATGATGTTAATTATAATGATGATAGAAGGTATTGTATTATTAAATTAGATTGTTAAATTAAAATTAATTAAAAAATATATAGGTGGTCAGAAATGATCACCTACATTTATTAAAATTAAAAATTAAAATTATGGAATTGAATTTAAAGGATGTAAATGATCTGTATTATGTAGTAGGTAGAATGATGCAGATAAATAAGAAGGATAGGATGTTTATTAGTGATGAGGAATTAGAAGCATTAAGTGAAAAACTGGTTGAATTAATTGAGGTAAAATATGAGGAAGAAAATTATTAAATAAACATAGGTGGCCAGGAATGGTCACCTATATTCAACCTATAAAATTAAAACAATATGGAACGTACAATCATTAGAACCAAGTATTTAAACGTATCATTAGTGCCAGGTGTATTATTCGGAGTACTGTATGAAGATCAGGAACTAGGTATAGGTATAGGGCCAGTAGCACTAACGATTAAATTATTCAATTTCAATCGTAGACGTAAAGTAACTAAATCCAAGTACGATATAGAGGTATTTTAAGGTTAGTAGTAATAATAAAACGGAGTGGGGCAAGGCCCCATTCATATATTCAACCTATAAAATTAAAACGTATGACAACATTTGACTTATTCATCCAGAAATTTCAGCTCGGACTTGCTATTGTAGTTTACTTAGGTGTAATGTTATTGTTTATTGATTCAATATTACCTAAAAAGAGAAAAATAATAAAGTAATAGTAGTCAAAATTAAACACGTATATTCATCTTATAAAATTAAAACATATGACAAAGAAACAATTGTTAGAAAAATTGAACAGCTCAGAAGAATTAGTAAAGATTGCTTACGTACCAGTTTCTGAAGTAATTAATTGGGTAAATGAATTAGATGAAGCCGATACTGAGGTATTTAGTAATTTGGTAAAGGAAATAGCAAGTGAAATTGCAGACCAAGGTTTGGATTTGATTGAAGATTATGATTTGGAAATGAATTACAGGGAAGTAGAATTATCAACTGTAACGTTAGATGAGGGTAGGATAGAAAGAGCAATTAAAACAGCAATTAATAATTCCAGAGATTAAAATTAATTGCTAAAAATGGATATGGGTGGCCAGAAACGGCCACCTATATTCATGTTATAAAATTAACACGTATGACACAGTTTCAACAAGCATTAATCGCAGCATCAGAAAGTAAGTTAAACACACCAACCGTAGGTACATCAAGCGGTAACGTTGATTATTTTGGTTACCAGTTAGCGGTACACAAGTACAATTTAGGGATAATGTCTCTAGGGATGAAATGCCGTAGTATCACATTCACCCAAATTAAAAAGTACTATGGATTGACAGGTAGGACAGCTAAGGAATGCTTACCTCAAATGGAGCAGCTGATGAAACAGTATAAGGTAGCGCTTCAAGGTTACGGTGATGAAAGTATAGTTGAGGTAATGGATATGAATTCCAGAACCAATTAAAACAAAAACGGGGTGGGCGCAAGCCCATCCCTATATTTAACTCAATAAAATAATAATATATGAATATGGTTAACGAAATAATGAGCGAAGCAGGGTTAGCGATAATAACCGCGGTAGCGATATTGATGTATGCAATGATCGCCAAGCCGGAAAGTGATATCACGTTTGATGAGATCGACCGCGCGAAGCGCGGTTGACGAAAGTGCGAGTGATATCGATACGGTATCGATCGATAGCGATCCGATAGCGATATGATAGCGCACTGCTCCCATCCCAACCGCGGTCCATCGACGGCCCGGGAGCGGCCCGGTAAAAAAATGACGTATTCTCGACTCGCAACATATCTTTTACCATCGACAATATATACGCATATACTTTCACATTTTGTCAATATTTATAACAAACATATAATATGAAACGCATAATTTTAATTTTAAGTATTATTTTTACATTATCGGGTTGTTTATCATATAGAGAAGTACCTACTAGTTATCGCTCTTTAAGTCCTTTTTATCCATATTTATATGACCCGATATACGATCTTTATCCAAATCCTTACTTATACCAACGCCCACGTACTATTATTATTACTCCAGCGCCTAGACCTAAAGTTTATTACAAACAAGAACCACGTAGGAATGCATTTGGTCCAACAGCACCACCATCAGCACCACGTCCACGTCCTCAGCAAGCTCCAATTCGTACGTTCCCAAAACGCGATAACGAAAAATAGTTTAAACCCATTTTAACCCACTTTGCAATATTTCAAAGATCTTTTTTAATAACCTCTTTTATCGATGAAAAAGTATATACAAGACGAAATACTATTAACTAAAGAAGCTATCGCAGAACATATATTAAGACAACGTATCGAACAAGCTAACCGCTATGGTCTTACGTTGGAAGAGTTTATGCAAGCCATTGTTGAGGGTAAAACCATTACCCCAATCTCTGGTTCAATATCAAGCTAATATCCAAAATTTGCCTGTCAAAATAATATAATTAATTTCCAGGTATTATGAAATTAATAACACAAAAAGAAATTAAGGATTATATAGAACTCCCAGATAATGGAGATCCATTTCGTATACGACATGCGATTGCGTTTACATTAACTCCTATAGATGATGAACCTGGATGGGAGAAAGTTACATACTATGGATCTAAGTCAGGTCCTAATTATCAATATATTTCTCATACACAATACGGTACTCGTGTTCGTGTTAATTATAATAAAAAATAAGTTATGAAAAAGTTTATTAGTAATTTAGTAATGATTATTGGTCATTTATTTTTTGTAGTGATACATTATTTTTCAATTAAAATTAATGGGATAGATTGGTTTCAATTTTTTTCGTTTGCTATTATTCATGGATTATGGTATGATTTTTATTTAGATTATTTAAAAAATCGTATATACGGATCGAAGTAGTAGAAGTGATAGCCGTAATGCTATGGAGATAGAAATTTAACATATTTATCATAGATGGTATTTAAAATTAAAATGGAAGATAAAGCTGCTTTTTTAAATCGTATGAAAGATACGATTAAAAGTAGTCAAATTAAAGATAATGAATTAGAAGATTATTTTGAAGTCACATCTAATAATCCTAAACAAATAGAAAATATTGAATTAATTCTAAAACAATCCCCAAAAATTAACACAATAAAAGAAATGAAAAATAGACTAACTAGAAGCGAATTAAAAGAAATGGTTCGCCAACAATTGAAAGCTACTTTAGCTGAGAAAAAGAAAGCAGACGATAAAAAAAATAAAATTGATGAAGAAGTTACTACTGGTGCTGAAATGGCAGCTAAGCAAATGATGGGTGCTATTTCAAGTGGTGATCCATTTTGGACTGGTGTAGCTCTTGTAGGCGCAGTAGCTACAGGTTTTATTGCTGGCCCTAAAGTTATTCAAACAATTAAAGGTTACTATCAAGCATTAACTCGGAAAGATCCAGCTAAAGCTGAAAAATTAAAAAATACAGCTGAACAGGAAGGTTTAGATGTAGGAGTATAAATTTAACTATTTATTATATTGAAGTAGGGTATCTTGAAAAAGATGCCCTATTTCTTTGGAAATCCAAATTTTCTTTAGTAACTTATAACTACGAAAGTTAGTTAGTTAGGTTAGAGTAAGAGACGACGAGAAACGTAAAACGTCGTATATTTATATATAAACATATATTATGCGTTATAAAAACAATGTATTAGATAAGTTGACACAACTAGAAGCAGCTGCTAATAGAATTCAACTTCAAGTTAATAGAAATATGAGTCAAGAACAAGTTTTAGAATCTGTTGATATGCTGAAAGAACAGATTGAAAAAACTCGTGAACTTATTTCTTTAGAAGGTGATGATTTTGAACAACAATTTGCAAACAGATGATTTGGGCTTGGATTTTAGGAATACATCTTACTGAGTTAGTTGCTGTTGGTATATTTCTACTTGTTAGACGTAATAATACGCTTGAGAAGGCTGTTATACAACAACAGCAATATCTTGATGCTATTAGTATTATTATTCAAAACTCTCAACAAAAATTAGATGAACTGGATGAAATGGGAGCTTTTAGATCTGATGATGAAGTAGGTACTTTCTTTAAAAATCTAAAAGAAATACAAGACATACTTAACGAGTTCAATACTAGAAAATAATTTGGTTATGTGATTTCCTTTTATTATATTGAGATTAAAATTTAGAAATCACTATGTCTTATTTTGATAATTACGGTGCTGATATATTTGCTGATGAGAAGATATCATTAACTAAACGAGGTCAACCACGTAAACGTAAACCAAAAGAACCTCGTATCTATTTCACCCAGGATACTGAAGATGCTATTGTAGAATATTTAGCTACTGTTGATACTTCTGAACGTAATCGTATTTATAACGAGCGTATTGAATATGGCTTTTATAAACTAGCCGAAAATATTATTCATACGTTTAAATTCTATTACACAGATACTGATACTATTGAAGAGCTAAAACATGAAGTTATTACTTTCCTATTGGAAAAATTACACTTGTATAATCCTTCTAAAGGCAAAGCATTTTCTTACTTTGGCACTATCGCCAAACGCTATCTTATTGTATATAATGAAAACAACTACAAGAAACTTCAGGAACGTGCTGATGTGGATGAGTCTGATGAAGATCAGATGCAGTTATATGAGAATGATAAAAATTTAGAGAATCTATTTAATGAAAATAATTTCATGGATCAGTATATTCGATATATTGATACTCATATATACAAATTATTTCCTAAAAAACAAGACGCTCAAACAGCCGATGCAATTGTTGAATTATTTCGTAAACGTGAAACGTTAGAAATATTTAATAAGAAAGCACTATACATTTATATTCGTGAAATAACAGATGTATCAACACCTCAAATAACTAAAATAATTAAAAAATTAAAAGTAGTATACGTTCAACTATATAATGACTACTATCAACACGGGTATATAAGGATTTAATTATTTATATTTATACGCAAACACAATTTATGGCTAATTTTGATGATGTTACTATATTCGGTAATACATCACTATCAGACCTGTTTAAGCAAATACATAGGAATAATAAGGATGTTGATAAACAAATTAACGAATTAATCGATACCCTTAAACCTATTGCTACTTCTAATGCAGGTTCCGCAGTGATGTTAATGCCTACTGTTAAAGATTTAATTGATGTTAACGTTAAAAATAACGAACAATTAATTAAAATGGCAGGTATAGCACAACGTGCTACTACTGCTAATGCTACTCAAGATACTAGTTTTATCGATATGGATGAAATTAATGCTTTGCTTGAAGAACAAAATATAATTAAAGAGCAAGGACAAAAATTACTTGAACAAGTTCCGCAACAACAACAACTTGAAAGTAAATGAGTATAAAAGTAAGAGATAACTTATCTTCTATAGTCACATCTATAGGAAAAAATAATTATACTTCTCCTAAAAAAACACAAGTAGGAAGAGTGTACGGTGTAGTTACTACTGAAAATACTCCTACAAAGGAAATGTTTGAAAAAGCTGGAGGATTTGGAGCTATAGGAACTATATTTTATTTAGACTATGATATAGCTAAAACTATCACAGGTAGTATAGATGCTTCTTTTCTTGAATCTTGTAAGGTAGCTAAACCTGTATATCCTCAATTTCAATGTTATCCCTTACTAGGAGAATTAGTTTATTTAGTAGACTTACCATCATCTGTATCTCAAGTATCAAATTTATCTTCTCAAAAATACTACATTACTAGTGTTAATCTCTATAATAATCAACAGCAGAATTCTCAACCAGCAAACAATGATGCTAGTTTAGGTCTTACTTTTTCACAAAACTCTGATATTAGACCTTTACTTCCTTTTGAAGGAGATAATATAACATCTGCTCGACAGGGTGCTGCTTTAAGATTTAGTACTACTACTAAATTATATAATGATTTAAATAATTGGAGTTCTATAGGATCAGAAGATAGTCCTATTACTATATTAACAAATGGATTAGCATATCAAACTGGAAGTCAATATTATGTCGAAAATATAAATAATGATCTTTCTTCAATATACCTTACATCAACTCAAAACATTTCTTTAAAAACAGATAAAAATGGAGTTTTAAATAATCTTACTAATCCTTTAAATACATCTGATTATTTTGGAGCTCAAATAATTTTTAACAGTGATAGAATCACTATTAATTCTAAAGTAGATGATGTAATGATATTTGCTACTAAAAATATAGAAATTAATACTAAAAATATTATTAATTTAAATGCAGATGAGCGTGTTCATTTAAATGCTAATACTATATTTTTAGGACCATATAATAATACTAATACTCTTCAGCCTGTATTATTAGGAAATAATACTATAGATTTACTTATACAATTAAATAAAACTTTAACTAGTCTTGCTAGTAGTTTATCTAAAACGGTTAGTACAAAGGAAGGAACTCCTATAATATCCTTAAAAAAAGCAGGAACAGAGTTATTTGGAGATATTAAAAAATTGAATAAACTATTAAAAGATATTACTTCTAAAAAAGTATTTACAGTATAATGGCTAATAATGTTAACATAGCGTCTGTAATTTCTCCTGATATTGTTAGTACAATATCTAAATCTTCTTCTATTAAATCTTTTGGAGCTCAATCAAAAGATAAAAGTAAAGAAATTTTAATAGTAGGAGACCAAACAAAAACAGCTCAAATAGATAATGAACTTGATTCTTTAACTGAGAAAGAACAAAAAGCAGGAGAAGAAAAATCTAAAACTGAGCAAGAAGCGTTATACAAATTTAATACAAAACAAATAACTCAAGATCAATATAATAAAATAACAGAAGCAACTTCTGTAGCTTTATTAGCTTCAAAAGCTCTTATTGATATAAATCGAGCAAAATTACAAAAAGATAAAGATAATATAAATAATAGTCCTTATACTTTATTACAAAATAATCAAAAAATCAATGACAATAAGATTAAAACATTAGATAAAGATATAAAAAATACAGAAAATAAATCCAAAAAAGATTTAACTAAACAAGTACTATCTAATCCTACTAAAACATTGGCTTCTTTCTTATCACTCCAGTTGTCAAATAGTCTTTCTTTATTAGTATCTCAAAGAAAAAAATTAGAAGAATTAGTAGATCAAGTAAATCTTTATATAGATACTCAAGTTAAAGATGAAACAACAGTTACTATAGCTACTAATTTAAGAAATAATGCTATAGCCTTAATTAATAACAGTATTAAAAAAATAGATAATATTAATAAAGTAATTAAAACTATTAATACTATTATAATTACAATATCATTAATATTAGCTATAATAGAGCGAATTCTTAGTTTACCTATACCTGTTTTACTCCCTTTGAAAGTTGAATTACAACCTAGACTTCAAAAAATATTAGGACTTTTATCAGCAATTAGTGTTATATTATCTATAGTTTCAGTATTATTATCTGATGAAATAATTAAACTTATAGAATTAAGAGAACGTTTAAAACAAATTAGTTTAAAATTAGATAATAAAGCTTTAGATAATCTAAACGAACAACAATTAAACGATTTATCTAATACTTTTTTACCTGTAGGAATCGGAGAATTTCCTCCGTATAAAGGATTTAATTTTAAAATTAAAGAAGAACAAAATCTACAATTTGTTGTTAAAGGTAATAAACGTCGTTATGCTGTAGCTATTGATCGTTATGGTGTAGAAGCTATTAAAAGTGAATATTCATTTACACAAGATCCAAACGATTTAATAGAACAATTAAAATTAGTCATTGATCAACAAAACTTACAAGGTTAAATATTTATAATTATGAACGCTAAGATATTTAAAAATTTAATTAAAGAAGCAGTTCGCGAAGCTGTTCGTGAAGAAATTGGTGTTCTTTTATTAGAACAGAAAAAACAAGAACTAAATGAAAATAAAACACTCAGTTTTACTAGTAATGATGTACCTGTAAATAACGATGCTAGAGCAGCTTTACGTGGTAAAATGGGAAGTATGTTTGGATATGAATCGTCTCAACCACAATTAAAAGTTGATACTGCTTCTGATAACCCATTTGCTGCTTTTATTGCTGATGCTGGAGCTAATATGACTGCTCATGATAGAGCTGGATTAAGAAATTTAGACTAATATGCCGATACCTCAAACGATACGAGTAAATCCACTTGATTTACAAAAGAATATTGCTATTGGGGTATCTTTACCTTTTGATAAGCCTTTTACTAGTACTTATACTACTAAGGATCAAATAAAGTCAAATTTAATTAATTTACTTTTAACAACTAGAGGAGAAAGACTAATGAATCCTCTTTTTGGAACAGGATTAAGAGAATTTTTATTTGAAGGTATAACTGAACTTAATATTGGAAATCTAAAATTAGATCTTATAAATAGCATAAATATGTTTATACCTGAAATTTCAGTTGTAAATATAGATATAACTCCTAGCTACGATTCTAACTCTATAGAGTTAAATTTAAGTTATTTATTAAATATTTCAAATACACCTGATCAAGTAACAGTACAATTTCAATAATAATGTCTGAAGAAAAAAATATATCATACTTAAATAAAGACTTTACAAGTTTTAAAAATGCTCTTCAGCAATATGCTAAAACTTATTTTCCTACAACATATAACGATTTTACAGAGGCAACTCCTGGTAATTTATTTATTGAAATGGCATCTTATGTAGGAGATGTAATGTCATTTTATTTAGATACCCAAACACAAGAAAATTTTCTTTTATATGCTAAAGAAAAGGAAAATTTATATGCAATGTCGTATGTTATGGGTTATCGTCCTAAAGCATCATATGCTTCAAATACAATAGTTGATATATACCAACTAGTACCTTCTACAGCTACTTTAGGAATATATTCTCCAGACTATAATACATACGGTCTTATTATCCCCGCTAATACAGTTTTAACTTCTAACAGTACTGGAACTAAATTTTTAATAACAGAAGATGTTGACTTTACTCAAACAAGTAGTGTCGAAATATCTTTTATAGATTCTAACTACTTTCTTTTTAAAAAATCAGTTCCTGCTATATCTGCAGAAGTAAAATCTACTTCAATTTCATTTCCTGGTAATCAAAAATTTGTTACATCTAATATTGTTGATACTAATGTATTACAAATATTAAATATAACAGGAAGTGATGGAAATGTATGGTATGAAGTACCTTATTTAGCCCAAACTTCTATATATAAAAAAGTATCGAACCCAACTTCTGCTACAGATCAAGTTCCTTATTTATTACAACTACAAAGAGCTCCTAGAAGATTCGTTTCTCGTCTCTTATCAGATAATACATTACAATTAGAATTTGGAGCAGGACTATCTCAAAATAAAACAGATTCTCAAATTATACCTACTCCGGATAATATTCAATTAGGATTAGTACCTGGAATTTCATTATTAACTAACAATTATAATGAAGCTTCAGTAATGTTTACTCAAGAATATGGATTAGCTCCTTCTGGTTCTTTTACAGTAAAATATCTAGTAGGAGGAGGAATAACATCTAATATCCCAGCTAACGATTTAACTACTATAAATACCTCAGCTGTATATTTTAAAAATGGTAATCCTGGAGGTCTATTAGCAACTAATGTGCTAAGCAGTGTTGTATCTAATAATCCTATTCCTTCAACAGGAGGTAAAAATGGTGATACTATAGATGAAATTCGCCAAAATGCTCTTTATGCTTATTCAACTCAATTACGAGCTGTAACTAAAGATGATTATATTGTAAGAGCAATGTCTTTACCTTCTGAGTATGGTACTATAGCTAAAGCTTACATATCACAAGATTTATATCAATCACCACAGCAAACTGTAGCATTTACTCAACAAAATAATCCTTTATCTTTAGATTTATATGTGTTATCTTATAATGCTAATAAACAAATAACACAAGCATCTATTTCATTAAAAAATAATCTATCAACCTATATTAATCAATATAGAATGGTTACTGATGCTATTAATATTAGAGATGCATTTTATATTAATATTGGAATTAATTTTGATATTACTATATTAAGTGGATTTTCTAATAAAGATGTTTTAACTAGTTGTATATCTACATTGCAAGATTACTTTAATATAGATAAATGGCAAATTAATCAACCTATTACTCTTTCTGATGTTACTTCTAAGATTTTACAAGTAAGAGGAGTACAATCTGTTGTTAAATTAGAAATAGTGAATAAACAAGATCCTACAGGAAATACTTATTCGTTATATGGATATGACATAGCAGGAGCAACTAAAAATGGAAATGTATACCCTTCTATGGATCCTGCAATTTTTGAAATTAGATACCCTAACACGGATATACAAGGTAGAGTAGTAACATTTTAATGTAAAATAATTTAGTAGTTACTATATTTATACGTAGTAATTACTAACTATGGCTGTTTATAAAATATTTCCTGAAAAGAGTGCTACTCTCTATTCATACTACCCTGCCTTAAACTCAGGAATAGATGAAATATTAGAAGTTAGTACTTTCTATTCCATTGGAGGAACCAATGATGTATCACGTATCCTTATAAAATTTCCAACTAATCAAATAAGTGACACTATTACTAGTAAAATAGCAGGAAAGTTATTTGATGTTTATTTAAAAGCATATCTCGCCAATGCATCTTCAGTTCCATTAAATTATACTTTACTTTCTCATCCTATTTCTAAAGATTGGAATAAAGGAACAGGACGATTATCTAATTCTCCTATCACTACAGATGGAGCTAGCTGGACTTTTACTGATCAATCAGGAAGTATTAAATGGATAAATGGTGCTTTTCCTTCAGGAACTACAGGATCTTATACAGGATCTAATGTTGGTGGTGGAACATGGTGGACTAGTTCATTATACCAATCGACTCAATCTTTTAATAATATATCTGATAAAGATATTGAACTAAAAGTTACTGAAACTGTAAAAGCATGGAATAGTGGTTCTATTAGTAACTATGGATTTATATTAAAACATTCCTCATCTTTAGAGTTTACTACAGCTTCTAAGTTTGAATTAAAATATTTTTCAGATAATACACATACTATTTATCCTCCTGCTCTTGAATTTAGATGGGATGATTCATTATATGCTACTGGTTCATTAACTGTATTTACTTCAAGTTTATGTGCTGTAACAATGTGGAATAATAAAGCTGAATTCCAACAGGATTCAATTCAGCGTTTTAGAGTAAATGTAAGAGATCAATATCCATCCGTAGCATTCAGAACATCGATTAGTTATGCTAATACAAAAGCATTACCTTCTACTTCATATTGGTCAATAAAAGATTTGGATACTGAAGAAATTGTCGTAGATTATGACACTTCATATACTAAAATAAGCTGTGATACTAATGGTAATTATTTCAATGTTTATATGAATGGGTTAGAACCAGAACGTTATTATAAAGTATTAATTAAATCTATATTTTCAAACGGAGAATCAATAGTATTTGATAAAGATTATATTTTTAAAGTTATTAGATAATGTCACAAATACCAGTACAAAAAACTGTATTTAATAAAGATACCTATAGTAGAGTAATTGACACCCAATTCAGTCAGTTTACTTCTCAAGGAGAAGAAGAAACTTTATCTTTTACAGTTAATGATTTTTTTGAATTATATGATCAAGTATTTTATCAAATACCTAGGGATGGAGATGCAGATTCACATCAATATATTTTACAACGTGAAGCTGATTATTTAGGAGTTAATATAAATCAAGATGATGTGCAAGCTTTATTAGATGAAATTACAACATTAAGGCAGCAATTACTTGATTCGCAAACAATAGTAAATGAGTTAACTAGGGTAACTAGACAATAATGGCAGAAAATATAAAAATAGTAGGTGAAATTGTTGCTACAGAGCAAATATCTCGTTATAATGAGGCTGATCTTAATTTACTTAATCCTTTTACTTTAAAAGAAGATTTTGGACAGCTTAATGATTATATAGAATATTATGTTTATGATGCTGGTGGAAATCTTTTAAATACTAATTATAATTATAATAGTTTTAAATTAGATCCAAGTTCTTATATAAATCCTACTAATGGTTCTTTACCTGTAATAGAAATTGATCCGGTAAAAGATCTTCAAAATCTAGGATATACCTCAGGGGAATTTAGACCACAATATAATTTTTTTAATAATAAAGTTTCAAACCCAACTGCTGATTTATTCTTAAAAGAAGTTTCATCTGATAGAACAGAAATAAAAGTAGGCTCTACTGTTCTTACAAATCAACAAATTGAAGACGCTGCTTTATCTCTTATAAATGAATATACAGGGTCTGCTTACTTTGTTAATTATTTAATTAACTTTGGATCTAATGTACAAGCAGTAGCAGTAAATGTTGCTTTAAATAAACTTGATTCTGGCTATGAAATCTGGTTTAAACTATATCAGTCTCTATCAATAGATATTCAAGATAAATCAACATTGTGGGTTGTAGAAGAAAAAGTTAATCCTTATTTATTTAATATTAACTTAGATAAATTAATTCTTCCTTCTACTGGATCACAATTGAGAGGTCCTAATTTTAGTATTGAAATTCCTAATCAAAATAATGTTGCTACTTCATATCAAACATATGATGCTTTAATTAATAACATAAAGAATGTATCTTCTTCATATCAGCAATTATTAAGTATTATTACTTCTCAAAGTATAGACATTAATACAGATTATGCAGATTTTACAAACTTTGTATTTTTTAGCTCAGCTAAACAAAGATTAACAAATTTTTACGGTAAAGTAAAAGATATAGAAGATTATAGAAATAATATAAATACTTATATTCCTTTAACTTCTAGTTATCCTAACTTAATAAACGATTATAATAACGCTACAGCTAGTATAAATAATACTATAGCTAATTTTGATGGATTTGAATATTATTTATATTTTGAAAGTGGATCTACTTTAACATCTTCATTAGAATATAGAATTAATCCATATCCAAAAACTGGAACTCAAAGACCACTTAATTTATTATCAACTGGTTCAAGTACTGTTTTAACTTGGTATAATGCTTCTACTTCTAGTGCTGAAAATTATGATGATTACAATCAAAATAATTTAATTTATACTGTACCTTCATTTATAAAAGATGATAATAGTAATGCTCCTTACCTGACTTTTCTTAATATGGTAGGTCATTACTTTGATAATATTTGGATTTATCTTAAAGCAGTTACTGATATTAATTTAGCTAATAATAATTTAGAAAAAGGTGTTTCTAAAGACTTAGTATATACTGTTCTACAATCATTAGGAACTAAATTATATAACAAGTATGGTGATATAGAAAATAATCTTTATCTAGTAGGTCAAGATAGTGGTAGTGTATTATTTGATAATAATTTTACTCCTACTGGTTCTTTTTTAAATAATATTCCTCGTAAAGATTTAGTAGCTGAAACTTATAAACGAATTTATCATAATTTACCTTTATTATTAAAAACTAGAGGTACATCTTATGGATTACAAACTTTAATATCTACTTTCGGTATTACTGGGAGTATATTAAGTGTTAAAGAATATGGTGGTAATTTAAAGTCTCAAACTTTAGATGAATATAACAGTGATAAAGTTAGAATATTATCTAATAATATAGTAACAGGAAGTGTTTTATCTCCTCATATTAGTTTACAACAATATCCATCATCGTCTGATTATTTTAGAACTAATGATTCTCACTACGTTGATGTTTCTTTTTCTCCTCAAACGCAAATAGATAGTTACGCCTCTACATCTATCGCGACATCAAACTCAACTTGGTCTATAGATGACTTTATAGGAGATCCAGGATATTTATATAGTAGTTCATATGATAATTTAAATAGCCAAAGAAATACTTATTATAATTTTAATCCTTCATACTTAGATTATGCTGGATTTATTCGCCTGATTCAATTTTTTGATAATTCATTGTTTAAAATGATAAAAGATTTTACCCCAGCTAGGGCAAATCTTTCTACAGGCGTTACTATTAATTCTCCAGTATTAGAAAGGAATAAATTTGCCTATGCAAATCCTTCTTCTACTTCTGAAATTACTATCTATACAGGTAGTATAGATGGACCTAGTATATCTTCAGAATATACTGATTTATATGATGGATTAGGAGGAAATAAAATAGCCTATTATGATGGAACTATAACAGGTAGTAATATTGATTATAAAAATGATTGGATAGCAAGAAATTTTAATCCTTATTTACTCTCTATTGGTACTATATCTGGATCTGATTTAGATATATTTACTCATTCTGAATTTAATGTATTATTAAATAACGTTTCATCTAGTGTATTATCACTAAATAGAAAATTACGTCAACCTATATATACCGGAACTGGATTAAATTTTGTTTTAGCTGGATATTCTTCTAGTTATTTTGCCGAATTGCAAGACTCATATGAATCTTTAATTTCATATAATAGACCTAGATATGATGGAGTTAAAATAAGTAGCTTATATTATAATAATTATACTTCTGCTTCTTCAACTTACGAAGGAGATACATCATATGGTAAAACAGCTACTATTGATAAACAAGTAAGACAAATAGGATTATTTACAGAAATAATATCTTCTTCTTTCTTACCTAGACGTAATAGAATATCTATAAAATATCTTGTAGATGAATTTGGCGGATTAACAGAATTAAACCAACGTAATAAACATTGGGAAGATGTACAAAGAACATTTATAGCAGGTGATAATTTAAATATATCATTATTTGATAATCAAAAATTTGGTAACCAAAAAACTACTGATGGTGATAAATTAATATTCGATAGTGGATATTCATATTATCCTATTTTATATTTTGCTAGTTGTAGTGCTGATCCTACAATATATTTTGAAAACTTAGGTGGACCTAGTGCTTATAGAGCAACAGCTAAGAATGTAAGTTCTTCTTATTCTATAAGTGGATCATCTCCATTAGGATTTCCTATAGCTGGGGGTGTTGTAAAAAATATATTTAATTATGAAACTGAAGATTTAAGTAATGTATTTTTTCCTGGCACACTTGCTAGTTTCCCTTCATATTCTGTAGTTGAATCAGGCCAATATAATATTCAAGCTGAATTTGATGTAACGGTAACTTTACCAGATAGTGGAATAGCTTCTTGGTCTTTACAAGTATTTAAAAACAGCGATCCTACTCCTTTATTTGAAAGTGAAAATATATACACTAATGCCTCTCCGATAATTTCATATAGAATATTATTTGCTACTGGATCTGCAGCAGGCGATGTTTGTTCTAGAGGCCCATCTAATTCAGGTGTTGCTTGGTCAAATACCCAATATCCAGGAAATGGAGATACTATTTTTACTAACTCTAGCTTAACAACCCCAGTTGCTATTACAGGGTATTTTGCACAGTATATTCCTAATATTCCTGATCCAACATATTATGGACCTACTCGTACTATTTCTGGTAATACAGTAGGAAGTGATAGTGGAGTACCTCAATGTTAAAACTAACTAATTATGGCTTTTACACAAACTAAAACCTTTAGTATAAATCAAAATGGTGTTTCTTTAGACATCGGAGATAAATTAATTTTTAAATTAGTTTTAGAGGGATCTTCTACAAGTAATTTTACTGCTTCTATAAGTCAAGGATCATTAAACATAGCGTCTTTAGCTGCATCTACCGGATATGCATCAACAGATTGTCCTTACTTCGATTCAAGCTCTATATCAGCATCAATGGCTTCTTCTAATAACAATATCATAACTTTAGATTCAGGTGTAACTAATTTTCATAACAATAATTATCAATTTGTACCTAATCCACTTTCTGGGTCTTTAAGTAGTTTATATGATGAATATGGAGATGTAGATTATCCTTTTTCTATTAAATCATATGATATAGCTATAACTTATCTATCAGATAAAACATTTGTTGAATCTAGAATTATTAGTACTTCTCTTTCAGCAACTAGTCTTCTTCAATTACATTTAGATGCACCATTATCTAATTTTTATGCTACTAACTTAATATCAGGATCTTATAAAAGCTTTTTAATATTATCTAGAGTAAACGATGAAACTAACGCACATGCTGTATTTAGAAAAAGAGATGGAAAAACATCATATGGATTTATAATTCCGGATAATTTAGCTCCGGATGTATTGGCTAATATAGATACTATAACACGTCAAGTAAAACAAAAATTATTAGCTGATCAACAAGGTAGTACATCATTATAAAACTTAATTTTTTAACATATTTATAATATATATAATAAACTGATATGGCGATTTTAAATTCTGCAACTATAACCGTAGATGCAATATTAACTACAAAAGGCCGTGAACTATTAGCTCGCAATGATGGTTCATTTAAAATTACACAATTTTCATTAGCCGATGATGAAATTGATTATACTTTGTATAATCCAACCCACCCATCTGGTTCTGCGTTCTATGGTGAAGCAATTGAAAATACACCGGTGTTAGAAGCATTTCCTGAAGATTCACAAATTATGCGTTACAAACTTGTAACATTACCTCGTGGAACCTCTAAACTACCAGTAATTAATCTTGGATATACTGCCGTTTCACTTAAACAGGGGGCTTCATTAACAATTACTCCACAAACACTTAATTATTTAGGTGCTACAAGTACATTTGAATCTAATGGATATGTTGCTACAATTGCTGATTCTCGTTTAGTATCTACCTTTACTGGTACAGGTATTACTACTACAACTCCAGTTTCAGGATTGAATACAACTACAGGAACTGTATTGTCAGTAACTCAAGTAGGTACTTCATTCACATTAACCGGTACTACAATTAATACTTTGTTCGGAACTAGTTTGTCTTCTCTAACTACTACTATTACCGTGATTGGTAGAGATAGTGGTGCTAGGATTACTATTCCTCTTAATATTTTAAAAGTATCAACACTTTAATATAATATAAAATATGTCATTTGTAAGATACAACCCAGAAGATCAAGTAGTAAGCTCAGAAACCGTAGTACGTGGTTTATGGAGTGGAGATACATATAACTTAGCTAATCTAGGATTCTTTACTGCTAGTTCTAATACATCTTATTATTTAAATGTATACGATACTGCCGGTACAGCTTCATTACAGTTTGCTATTCAATATGGTAATTTACAAGGATCAGGATCTACTCCTATAAATTCTTTAGTACCTGGTAATACTCCAACTCGTATCGTATATGGAGAATATAGAAATTTAGTTTATGGAACTGAAAATCAAAACTTTGTATTTAACGGATCTGTATCAGCAAGCGGAATTTATATTGTAAATATTGCTCGCTCTCGCTATAAAGAAAGTCTCCAACCAGGTTCTCTTGAATTAACAGTAGGTACTAGAACATTAATTGATGATAGTACAACTACTAATTTATCTCGTTTCCTAGGTGAAAATAGATATTATAACCTAATTAGCGGAAGTATAGCTAGTGGTTCATCTAGCACAGCTGTTAATTATGGGTTTTTCTTCCCCGACATGGGTCTTCTTGTATTAGACTCTGGAAGTTTAGGAGCTAGTGTAACAGGAACTGGATCTGCAGCATTGTTTAATGCTATTAAAACGGGCAATAACTTTAAACTTCAATCAGCAGAAACTGTATCTTCAACCTATTTCTTTACACGTGTAAAAAATAGTGAATTTAATTATACTACTAATCCATCTATTATAGATGATAATGGTAATTTATTATATACTGCATTAATTAATAACCCACAGACATATCCAACAACTGTAGGATTATATAATGACAATAATGAATTACTTGCTGTAGCTAAATTAAGTAGACCTTTAACAAAGGATTTTACAAAAGAAGCCTTAATTAGAATCAAATTAGATTATTAATGCATGTCTTCATTCAAAAAGTTAAGCAAATCAGACGTTTCAGTCGTACCGTACTATGCTAACAAGCAATGGAGTATACCTTCTTCTTCTATTTCTAGTTATGCAACTGTCTTTGTAGGAAGTAATGTAGCTGGAATTTTTAATCCATCAACGGATCCAACTTCTAATGGACAATATCAAAGATTAATTTACAACCAAATTAATCAATTATTTTACCAATCATACAGTGCTTCTTTAAATACATCTTCATTAGCAAATTCAATTTATTATGAATCTGCTTCTCAACAACGTCCAACTTCCTCATACTTTATTTACAATGATAATAGTAATCTTGTAAAAAATTTCCCTACTGGATCTGGTAATCAAATAATAGTATTATCTATAGATCAAAGTACTTATGGTAATAAAATATTACCAAGATATTTCCAATTATCCTCATCTGCTAATTTTATAATAGACGACGGATACGGAAATTTAATTGATATAACCTCAGTAGCTAGTACTTATATAACTAATGGGTATTTTAATGTTGATGCTTATTTTGAAAATAGTTCTCCTGGGGTGTCAACTTATATAGGAAATATATACTATGCTCAGGGATTAGTAATTGTGACAAATCCACTTTTCTTAAATATATTTAATGAATCTACTTTAGTATTATCTTATAAAAATGAACATACTATCTATGAAAATGAAGTCCGTTGTTTAGTAAAGGAAAGTGATTATAATTTATCGTATAATCCAACATTAGTAACTAATTATGCTAGTGGCTCTGTAAAAGATTTTGCTACTGGTTCTAATTTTTATACTTATGCTACAACATTAGGATTATATAATGACAATAATGAATTATTAGCTGTAGCTAAATTTGGTAAACCAATGTTAATGTCCCCAGACACAGACATGACTTTTGTTATAAAATATGACACATAAATGGAAAGGTTGGGATATAATAGACCCAACAAAATATTTTGGTTTTGTTTATAAAATAGCTAATATAAAAACAGGTAAGTTTTATATTGGTAAAAAAGTGTTTTGGAATAATAAAAAACACAAACTTACCAAAAAACAACTTGCTGAACAATCAGGACCAGGCCGTAAACCAACTCACGAAGTAATTCGCGTTGAAAGCGATTGGAAAACCTATTGGGGTTCAAATAAAGAACTTCTTGCTGATATTAAACAATATGGAGAAGAAAATTTTGATTGTTGGATATTATCACAATGCAAAACTAAAAAGCAACTCACATATTGGGAAATGCACCATCAATGTTTAAGTGAAGTTTTAATTGGTAAAAACAGAGCATACAACGATAATATATTAGGTAAATTTTTTACTAAAGACTTGTTGTAGGCAAGATTACTTCGTATATTGAGAGTATGGATAATACAGCCTTACTATTTCTAGCAGAATCAGTACTAGGTAAGGGACAATCTACAAGTAAAGGCAATTATGCTTTTAAATGTCCTTTTTGTACTCACCATAAAAATAAGATGGAAATTAACTTACGTACAACCGAAAAACGTGAGAATTTCTGGCATTGTTGGATATGTGGTGCTAAGGGTAAAACTCTACTTAGCCTATTTAGAAAAATTAAAGTACCACAAGATAAAATAAATGAACTAAATATTTTAGTCATCCCCGACAATACTAAAAGTATTGAATTAAGTACTATACAATTACCTAAGGAATTTATTTCATTAATTAATACAACTAAGTTAGATAAAATATTACAAATTGAATTAAAACACGTTTTAAAATTTCTTAAATCACGTGGTTTAACTCAAGATGATATAATCAAATATAATATTGGTTTTTGTAAAGATGGTAAATATGGAGGCCGTGTTATTATTCCTTCATATGATAATGATAAAAAATTAAATTATTTTATAGCTAGAGATTATAAAGGTGAAACACCTCAAAAATATAAAAATCCACCAGTAGCGGCTAAAGACGTTATTGGTTTTGAACTATATATAAATTGGGATGCACCAATCGTACTTGTTGAAGGTATGTTTGATGCTCTTACTATTAAACGCAATGTAATACCTTTATTTGGTAAAGCTATACATGGTAAATTAATGGAAAAATTAGTTAAATCCTCTGTTAATCGTATTTATATTGCTTTAGATAATGATGCTAGGCGTGATGCTTTAAAACAAGCTGAAATGCTAATGTCATACGGTAAAGAAGTATATATGGTAGAAATGGAAGGTAAAGATGCTAATGAAATCGGTTTTGAAAAATTTCTTAACACAATTGAGCAAACAGTACCCTTAAACTTACATAGTTTGCTTGAAAAAAAATTACAATTAATATGATTGATAAAAACGTCAACATCATAAAAGATCCTAAGATTAAGCGCATTGTAGAGTATAGTGAAGATAATAAACAAGTAAATGTTTTAGATCAACGTTTTTATAGACGTAATGGAGAATATTATCCTTCTGTATCTAGTATTTTAAATTATTTTCCTAAAAATAAATTTTTTCATGAGTGGCTTAAAGATGTAGGACACAACAGTGAAATTATTGCATCTAAAGCAGCATCTGAAGGTACTCAAGTACATAATGCTGTTGAGGATTTTTTAAATGGAAATGAAATAAATTGGATTGATGAGCAGGGAAATGCTAAGTATTCTCTTGAAGTGTGGAAAATGATTCTTAAATTTGCTGATTTTTGGAATACACACAAACCAGAACTAATAGCAACTGAGTACCATATATTTTCAGATAATCACAAATATGCAGGTACTGTCGATTTAATAGTTAGAATAAATAATCAAATTTGGTTACTTGATCTTAAAACATCTAATTCACTTCATACCTCTTATAATCTACAGTTAGCATCATATGCTGTTGCATGGAATGAAACGCATACTGATTTAATTGAACGCACTGGTATTTTATGGTTGAAAGCATCTACTCGTGGTGAAGGTAAAGGGGATGCAATTCAAGGTAAAGGATGGCAACTAAAAGCTGTAGATGGAATTGCATCTAATATGGAGATGTTCCTAAAAATACGTGACATTTATGATTTAGAAAATCCTGATTCTAAACCTATTACGGAATTATTACCTACATCAGTTAAAATTGTTTAAAATATTTATATGTAGGTAATTATTAAACTATGTACTCTATAAACAATGTATAAAGAAATAATTGTTTTACTTGCTCAAACTTTATACAATATACTTAAAGTATTAGAAATAAAATATACATATCAAAATAAAATACCAGCGCTTTTATTAAATTCAATCTGGATAAATTTAGTAGCATTAGCATCTACATATTATGCAATTGATGATTTATTAAAAGGTAAGTTTACTGTTGTTATATTTTATGTAGTTGGTTCTGTTCTAGGAAAATACTTAGGTATGAAATTTGGTAATCCTCGTAATCAAATTTGGAAAAAACTATTTAAAAAATGACTACTTACAAAGCAATAATAGTTTCGGATTTACATTTAGGTACTAAAGACTCTAAAGCTGAGGAATTTTTAGAATTTTTAGATAACCATCCAACAGATCTTTTAATACTAAATGGTGATATAATTGATGGGTGGGCATTAAATAGAGGAGCTAAGTGGAAAAAAAAGCACACTAAAGTACTAGGTAAAATATTAAAACTATCTAATAAAATACAAGTAGTTTGGATTAGGGGTAATCATGATGAATTTATTCAAGAATTTATAGGTTCTCATTTTGGCGGTATAGAATTTAGAGAAGATTATAAAATTGAATACGCTGAACATATTGAATATGATAATTGGGAAAGAAAATGCTACTACGTATTTCATGGTGATGTAATTGATGTATTTATAACAAAATACACATGGTTAGCTAAAATTGGAGCTATTGGATATGATTTAGCATTATGGTTAAATAGACAATATAACAAATATCGCAAATGGCGTAAATTACCATATCAATCTATATCTCAAAAAATAAAAAATAGCATTAAAACCGCTACTAGTTATATTAATGATTTTGAAACTACAGCATTAAAAATGGCTGAAAAGAAAGGCTGTGACGGAGTTATATGTGGTCATATACATCAACCCGAAGATAGAACTATTAATGGTAAAAGATACCTTAACAGTGGAGATTGGGTAGAAAATATGAGTGCTATACTTATTGACACATACGGAAAAATTTACATTTATAATAATTAAATTATGTATAAACTTATAAATTTGTTATTAAACTTTAATACAGGGACAAAATACAATTTTCAACGTGATATTACATGGGGTGTAATAATTATGTTATTATTATCTTTATTTGTTAATATTTATAGGTAATCATTTTGATTATCTATTATGAGTTTAGGAAAATATATAGCACAATTTTTATTAGAAGACGATTTCCTTGCCGAATACTCACAAAGTATCATCAATCAATTAGTTGATAAATTTAAGCAGGAAAAACCTAATCTAGGAGTTGATACTATTAAAGCCTATATTAATCGCTTTAGCCAAATTAAAGATAGTCCTAGAGTAACTGAAAAAGATATTACTAAATACAATTGGAAGGATTTAGAAACTGTAGTTGATGCTAACCAACCAAAGCGTATCAAAGCAGGTAAAATAAATGATGGTGAACCTAGCAAAGATGCTAATTTAGTTTATAATCAAAATGGATTAAGAATTTATGTTGGTAAAACTAAAAATGCCTGTGTTAAATATGGTAATGGTTATTCATTTTGTATTTCTGCTCGTGGTGAGGATAATATGTATCATGACTATAGATATGGACAACAAGGAACACCATATTTTGTATTTGATGATACAAAATCATCTGAACAAGATGAAAATGGAAATTTTAAAGATATAACACATTTATTAGTAATATTTATCTACCCTGATCCAAATGGAGAAATGGTTGATGGTGGTAATATGTATTCAGACAATGGGATATTATATTACACTGTAACAACAGCTGATAATCCGGGAGAAGATCAATATTCTTTCTTTAAAAATATAGAAGATAAATATCCTAGACTTAAAGGTTTAAAAAATGTATTTCAAGGTGCAGAAATAGACCCAAAAGAAAAAGCAGAATATGATCTTGATAGAAAATATGATGGTCTATTAGGCTATATTAATGAAAGTTACGGTAATATAAATGGTAAAAATTATCAAGAAGGATTTTGGGAAAAATATAGTTTTGATACTATTAAAGGAGCTAATACTAGAATTGATGATCTTATAAATGGTAAGATAGAAATATATCGTTTTGAAGGAGAACTTAAACCCGGAATAAAAGACGACGATTACATATCCACTTATGTAGCTCAAAGGAAATCAGGAAAAGATATAAAAGAACTGTATAAAGAATTTACTGATAGTATAGTAATAATGTTATATAGGGGACCTGATACTAATCACAATATTATAGATGATTGGATTATAACATATGAAAAAATAGACACTACAGAAACTCCAGGGTATAAAAAATACCTTAAAGATGTTAAACAATTAGTAGATAAATATAGAAATGATTTATCTAAACTAAGGTTAATGAAAGAAGGTTTAGAACGCAAAACCAAACTAAATGAAAGCGAAACAGCTACTATAGGTGAATTTGTAAAGTATGCGATTAAAAACTTGGAAATACAAAAACCCCCACGTAACTTAACCTTCTCATACGATAATGCGGCTGCTAAGGAGAAAAGGAGTTTTGGTTATTTTGATCCAAATGCTAATAAAATATGGGTTTATGTGAAGAATAGAAATATGGCTGATATATTAAGAACATTGGCTCATGAATTAGTTCATCATAAACAAAATTTAGATGGACGAATTGATTATAAAAGTGGAGAAACTGGTTCTGATATTGAAAACGAAGCAAACGCTAAAGCAGGAATATTACTAAGAGATTTCGGGAAACAAAATAATGAAATATATCAATAAGTTATGGATGCAATTTACTGCGATATGGATGGAGTCCTTGTCGATTTTAAAAAAGGTTATTACGATTTAACAAAGATAGATACTTCAAAATATGTTAAAGGTGATCACACTTTTTGGGCTCCGGTAGATAAAGAAGGCCCACAATGGTGGGCTAATTTAGATTGGATGCCTGATGGAAAAATATTATGGGATTATATTAAACCTTATAAACCGCATATTTTATCATCTCCTTCAAAGAGTATATCTTCTAAAGTAGGTAAAGAGGCTTGGTGTAAAATCAATATCAACAACCAATATAAAAACTTATTATTATACCCACGCCATGAAAAACAATTATTTTCAGGCAAATTCAGTATATTAATTGATGATTTAGAAGAAACTATTAAAGAATGGAATAAGCATGGAGGAATAGGTATCCACCATACTTCTGCTATTGATACAATTAAGCAACTTAAAGAATTAGGTTATGAGTGATAATATGTTAAAGCGTGAATTTCGTGAACGTGACGTTCAACGTATGCGAAATATTATTACTAAGGATTATACTGCTAAAACAACAACGCAAGTTGGTTATTCTAAGGCCCAAATAGACCACAAAGAAGGTGATATATGGGAGGAGAATGATAAACAATGGACTATTAAAAACGGTATTAAACAAACAGTTACGCGCTTAGATAAATTAAAACAAACATTAAACTTACCACTGACATGCCCTAAATGTGGTAAAGCAATGAAGAACCATAACTTAAATAAAAAGATGTGGTCTATTCATAAAATGTGCTTTGATTGTGTAATTACAATAGAAACTGAATTAAAACGCACAGGACAGTACGAAGAATATGCACGCAGTTTAACAACACGCGGTGTTAAAGCATATATTAAAGATTTAGAAGATGTTGTATTAGAATTAGCTTTAGAAGATACTAATGAAGGATTTATTACTGAACAAGGCGATATTGAAAAATGGGCTGGTAAAGGATTAGACACTAAAAAACTAACCGAAGAAATACAGGAATATATACAGAAACTTAAAGATCACATTAGTGATTAATATTTATAGGCAATGATTTACTAATTAAGTCAACCCTATAGATGGAAAATAATATTTGGACAGCCCTTATTACAGCTATAACAGTTTTGGGCGGAACTACAGCATTTAGATATTACGAAAGAAGAGCAATGCATCGTGAAAGAGATGAAGATTTTATTCGTCATGATTGTAAAGATCGCATATCAAAACTAGAAGCTCTATTAGAAGAATCATCAAAAGAAAAAGACGAAATGCGCCAGTTAATCCTTAAATTAACTGAGCAAGTTGCTGAGTTGAAAGTTAAGGTTGAATATCTTACTAGTGAAAATAACAAATTAAAAAAAGGATAATGTATAGTCTACTTGAACTACTTAAGCTCCAAGAAGGTCCTATAGAATACCCAGATGATCATGAACCTGGTATGCGTGTAACTAAAGGTGGTTCTATGTGTGCTAACTGTGAGTATCATGAAGCTGAAGATAATTTATGTAATAACAAATATTGGCTGAAATGGCATGATGGTGATGCCAAAATCCCAGCTCCAGCAGATGAATATTGTTGTAATTGGTGGCATGCAAAATAATATATTATGATTAAATTATTAGATATACTACATGAAAATATTATAGGTGGTGAAATTGAATGTGAAAAGTGTGGACATACATGGGAATTAGCAGACGGAGGAGACAATCCATATATTTGTCATAATAAAACATCAGGAGAAGAATGTGGATATGATAATAGTGGACAAATAGAAGAGTACGATGTTGAAAATAAACAAGATTTAAGAGAATTTATCGAGTTTATGGAGTCATATCAAGATGAGCTTAATGAAGCTGATTGTGATTGTCTGTTAGAAGCTAAATATCAAGGTCGTACAGTACCGTTAGGTAAACCAATGCGTGGTGATAGTAAGAAATTTAAAGTATATGTTAAAAATCCTAAAACAGGTAAAGTTGTAAAAGTAAACTTTGGTGCTAAGGGAATGAATATTAAGAAAAATAATCCTAAACGCCGTAAAGCATTTAGAGCAAGACATAACTGCGATAATCCAGGACCACGTACTAAAGCAAGATACTGGTCATGTAGAAAATGGTAATATGATGTAAAAAAATGATTAAACTAACTGACATACTAAAAGAAGTAAAAGAAACATTTGAAAATTTTGCTACTACTCGTGGTAAAGGTGCTGCTAAAATTGCAGCTACTGCTGAAAAGAAAGGTGGATTATCTTTATTAACATGGCATCATTTTAAAGTTAAGGCTCCATATTATAAAAAAGCTACTGAGGGTAAATTTGATAAAGAAGCTGCTAAAAAAGAGTTTGAAAAAACACTAAAAAGCATATCATTAAACATGACTCAAATAGAATTTCAACGTGAAGTTGGTCGTTTAGAGGTATTGGGTGAATTACTAATAAGAGACAAATGATTAAATTAACAGACATATTAAAAGAAGTATTAGAAGAAAAGAAAAAGAAAAAAGATCGATGTGCTCGTATTGCTAATCGCAAATACGATAAGCCATCCGCTTATAAATCAGGAGCTATTGTACGTTGTCGTAAAGGTAATATTTGGAAAGGATTAAAAGAGGAAATCGATCAATTAGACGAGAAAAAAAAAGAAACTCTTCATACCTGGTTTAAACGTAAAGGTGCACCTGGTAAAACAGGGGGTTGGGTTGATTGTAATACATGCCGTGAAGTAGACGGTAAAAAAAAATGTAAGCCTTGTGGCCGTAAAAAAGGTGAAACACGTACAAAATATCCTTCATGCCGTCCAACACCTTCACAATGTTCAGATCCAGGTAAGGGTAAAAAATGGGGAAAAACTAAGTAATGAAAAATATAGATAGATTTATATTACACGTTGTACAAAATTTATTTCCTTTAAGTGAATATAAGGAAGGAGCATTTAATCAAATTTTAGCACATTATAAAGAAGAAGCTGAGGATAATAATATTAATATTACCGAGCCTCAATTAAAAAAATATATTGAACTTTTTGATAAGAACAAGAAAAAGTTCATGGATAAAATAGGAACTGATCTAATAAAACCAGGACCTGGTGGTAAACTTGAAATAGTAGTTCCTTTATCTACATTAATGAAATTAGCATCTGGTCTTTCTGGAAGTAATATCGAAGACGAAGAAGATCGAACCCTAGATGTAGTATTTCCTAAACAAGGAGATCCTACTCCTCAAGAAGGAGAACCAGGATATAGAATGATAGTATATAATGGCAGTAAAGAAGGTAACTGTATTAGATACGGTCAAGGTGAAAAATGGTGTATAACTAGAGGTTCATATGGTAGTTATCGTTATAGAGCTGATAAAGGATACCCTACATTTTATCTAGCAAAAAATGATAACTTACCTGAAACAGACAAAAATAGTTTTGTTGCTATCCAAGTTAGAGGTGAACGTGATGAAAGTAATAGATATGTTTATACAGATAGAAGTAATTCTCCTTATGAGTCTTCTGAAATGTCTTTTGAAGATCTAACTAGTCGAGTTCCATGGTTAAGAGATATTCCTAATTTAAAGAGTATTTTAAAATACATTCCTTTATCTTCTCAAGAAAAAAATACCCAAATATATAAAGATAAACCTGCAAGTATTAGAGACTGGATATACTTTCCAGATCTTAATACTAAACAACAATACTTAGTAGTAAGAGCAGGTAAACAAAAATTTAATGATATAAGTGATGAAAGATTTGTAAGAGATTATTTACCTGATTATCCGGATCTGGCTAGATTTTTAGCTATAACTCCAAATATTATTAATACTGAGCTTTTATTACAATATCTAGATAAATTACCTCGTAATGATCAATCATCAGTTGTAGCTAATCTTAGAAGTAAAGTTTCTCCCAGATCATTACCTTCAGCTGATTTATCTTTTACAGCAAAAAAATTAATAACATACAAAGATAAATGGAATCTAAGTCCAGACCAAAAAATATATGTTACAAAAGATGGTCAGTCTATTATTTTATTAACATTAGGAGATAATATTAAAATAGACCGATACACTGAAGAAAAGGATTTTCCTAATATTAAATTAAATCAACGTACATCAAAATATCTACTTGATTATCCTAATTTAGATGAAATTCCTTTAAAAAATTTAATTAAATTAGCTGAAGATGAAGTTGTTGATAAAGAATTTATTAATCGTATATTAAATAAAGCTAAAGAAGATCCTAACTCATCTCTTATAGTTAAGTCAGTAGATGATGGTGAAATTATATTAGACTCAAATTCATTTTCTTCATATAAAGTAGGATCAGATGGTAAAATAACATCAGTACCATTTGATAATGAAGAAGTACAACAAGCTATTACTGATGTTGCTGATAATGAGACTTTTAAAGAAAAAGCTTTAAATTTATTTAAAACTAGAAATTATATTCCGACTACTGTAGATAAAAAAGGATTGTTTAATGTTATTAATTCACTTTCTTATAATGACAGAGAATTTCAAATTGAAGGTGAAAACCCAGTAGTATTATTAACTTCTACTAGTGAAGAAATTCCTTTCTTTACTATAACTACTTCTCCTGCTAGATTTATCAGTGATCCTAGTCCTCAAACAGTATATAACAACGCAGGAGAAACACGTGGTGGTTATAGTTTTTCTATTAATAATGAAGCAGCATCATCTTATTTTGATTATTTAAGACGAGGAAATAAATCATTTAATGATCTTGAATTAACACGTTTTTTAGGTAATAAAAATATTAGTATTGGAGCTAAAAAAACATTTATAAGAAACAATCCTCCTACTGGTGAAAATAATGCCTTTAGAGCTATTATAAGTAATGATAGAGGTAGTGAAGAAATTTTTCTTATTGATACTAGAACGCCTAGTGATAGTTTTGTGTTATCTTCTGCTAGAAATAATTTAAAAGGTATAAATATACCTGCATCAAAAGCAAGACAAATGTTAGGTCAAGCAGCACCTGCTACTTTAGCGGCAGCTGCTGATGATCAAACTCGTAGAAGAGGTAGACCAGCAGGCCAAACAAATACTCCTCGTCCTGAACAACCAGTTGCTGTAGATGCAGGCGGCGGTGGTGGAGATATAGATGTAGCAGCTAGAATGGGAGAAGTTGGATTAGGTACTGCATTTATGCGATTACCTACATCTGATCGTAGAAGATTAATGGTGACAGATGGTGTACGTGTTAATCCTAATAACCATAATGGTAGTACTCGTCGTAATAATGTATTAGCTGGTGCTGGTAGAGTAGGACAAACAATTAAAATAGGTGATAGCTTTATTTATATTATTAGATTAACTAATCAACAGATAGTAGCATTTATCAATGTTCAACCAGTAAATAATAACTACCTATTAACAAGTAATGAAAATGGTAATGTAGTTGTTCCACTTAGTTCTCCAAGACTTCTATTACAAGCATTACAACAACGTAACTTAGCAGAAGTTCACCAATATATAGTAAATGAATATCTTGGAACATATCCAGAACATTTAAGTGAATTTAAAGAATTATTACGTAAACATATAAACGAAAAAAAGAAACAAGAAATGAACAAGAATAAATTAAAAGAAGCAATTCGTCAATTAGTAGACAAAGTGTTAACTGAAGAAATGACTAACAGTACATCAATGTCCACTGCACGAAAAATTGAAAACGACATTGAATCAGGTAAATTAGACCCAGCTGAAGTAAAAGCCGCTGCTGAAAAAGCTGAAAAAGGCGATTCTACAGATCTAGCTATGTTAATGTTTACATACCTACAAAAATAAGGCAATAAATAACTTAGGTAAAATTTTATAATATTTATACACATAAACACAACAAAAATAAAATCATGAATATCAACGAAGTACGCAGCATTATCCGCCAAGTAATTGCTGAAGCAATTGAAGAAAAAAAAGGCGCACCTAAAAGTAATTTTAAGTTAGTAGAACTTAAAAAAGAAATGGAAAATTTAAGGAAAATGAAAGAATCTTTAGGTCAATTTCAAATTTCTGAAGGCGGTGAACAACAATTTGTAGCTGAATATGCTCATATGCAAAAATTTGTTACTGAATATAATAAAATTAAAGAAGCTCACGCTCGTTTATCTGAAATGTTAGATAATCAAATTAGTGCTGTAGATACTAGAATCAAAACCGAAACTGACAAGATTAAGGAAATGATGGGTCTTATCGAAAAAGCTAAAAAACCAACTGAAAAGAAGGAAAAGAAAGCTGACAAAGATACTTCTAAAAGTAAGCATGAAAAAGGTGAATCTGAGGAAGAAGAAGAAGAACATGATGAAGAGCCTAAACCAAAGAAAAAACCAGCCGTTAAAAAAGATAAATAACAATGGATAACGCTTTAATAGGACAATTTATATCAACATTAATGTCTGCCCGTACTCAGGCACACATTTTTCATCTACAAACTCCATCATTTGCTGCTCATAAAGCATTAAATGAATTTTATGAAGATATTGTAGATATGATTGATACTTTAGTTGAATCTTATCAAGGTAAATACGGTATTGTTGAAGGATATGGTAACGTGTCTTTACAAGAGTATCAAAGCTGTGATGGTATTATAGCTTATTTTGCTACATTAGTAATGTTCATTGAAAAGAGTAGAAGTATGATCGCTCAAGACTCATACATTCAAAACCAAGTAGATGAACTCGTTGCTTTAATATATTCTTTACTCTATAAATTACGTTTCTTAAGTGATAAAGCTAATTGATTTAATTAATGAAGAAAAAATGACTCCTGCTCAAAAGAAAAAGCGCGGAGAAATTTATGACAAGCTAACAGCAGACGGAATGTCTTCTAAAAAAGCAGGACCAATTGCTACATCAAAAGCTATGTCTGAAAAGAAAGGTATAGATAGAGATAAGGACGGTGATATAGATAGTGAGGATTGGAAAATAGGAAGGGATATTGCTATTAAAGCAAAATCTAAAAAAGTAAATGAAGAAAATATTCCAGCCCCATTAGCTTCTCTTTATGACTTAGTTGAAAAATTAATAGCACAAGATATTACTAAAGATGAAATATTACGAATAGTAAATTTTGCTACTGCTAAGTTAAATGAAGGATCAGACCATGAAGTATCAATGGCGGTATCTAGTTTAGAAGCAATTGCAAAAGCAATTATAGAATTAAGACAAAAACTAGGTAATGTAGAACGTAATATTCCAGGCTGGATTCAAGATCACGTTGCTAAAGCAGAAAATTATATTGAACAAGCAGCTCAAGGATTTCATGAACTAAAAGATGATAAAATGAACGAAACTAAAAGAATGCAACAATTAGCAGGTATGTTAAATGAAAATGATCAACCTGGTATCTATTTTGATATTGAACAAGATTTAATGCACGGTGAATTTGAAAGTATTGATGATCAAGTTAACTATCTTCAAGATGTTATTAATTTCTGCAATGATAAAATAGCTGAATTACAAGCTAATGGATAAAAAATTAATACTAGAAAAATACATTAAAGTAGCAGTACGTAAAGCACTTGCTGAACAAGAAGCAATGGAAAAACGTGCTACTAAATCTATGTATTTAATATATCGTTTTCCTGGTCTAAAAAAGGTTGTAGAAGAATTAATGTCTCCTGCTTTTGGTCGTTATATTACTGAAGTAGATATTGTTGCTCCTAAACCAACAACATTTAATATTAAATTAATTAACGAACAAGAATTTACAGTTGTATATGATGGTAGAAAAAATTACACTGCTAAAGTAGCAGGTAAAAGATATAATGTACAATTACTAAGTGAATTAGAAAGAGCATCTCAAGCGATAGCAGACTTATTAGAATTAAATTATGCTATTGAAGAAAAAGGAGCTCCTGAACCTGACGCCGGAGCTGAAGCATTTACAGCAGCTAATGCTCCAGAAGCAAACTCACCAGCAGGAGGAGAAACACCACCAGCCGAAGAACCAGCTCCTGAAATACCAGATGAAGAAACTCCACTCGCTGGAGCTTAATAAAACAAATAACAATTTATGAAAGTACAACAGTATTTAAACGAAGTAAAAGCTACCCAAATAGCAGTAGGAAATCAATTTACTTTATCGGGAGATATAGGTAAATTTGTAAAAGGTGATAAAGTTGAAATAATAAAAGTAACACCTTTTGGGAATGATATAGAAATAAAACTAACTAATGAAGAAGGTACTACTGATACCTTCTATTTAGATAAAAATGATGATTTTGAAGAATTAACTTAATTTGGCTTGGGCAAAATTAGTTATTAAATTTCACTATTAATATAAGCTATCTATGAGTCAGATTAAAAGGTTATTTTTTGATATAGAAACAAGTCCAAATATTGGACTTTTTTGGACTGCTGGCTACAGACAAACAATCAGTCCTGATAATATCATTAAAGAAAGAGCAATTATTTGTATTTGTTATAAATGGGCAAGTAATGATAAAGTATATTCATTACAGTGGAATGAAAATCAAGACGATAAACAACTATTAGAAAAATTCATAGAAATAGCTAATGAAGCTGATGAATTAATAGGTCACAATGGTGACAGATTTGATCTACCATGGATTAGAACTCGTTGTTTATATCATAGAATTCCTGTATTTCCTAATTATACTACTTTAGATACATTAAAGTATGCCCGTTCTAAATTTAAATTTAATAGTAATAAATTAGATTACATTGCTAAATTTTTAGGTATAGGACAGAAGACACATACCGGATATGATTTGTGGAAAAGAGTAGTACTTGAAAAGGATATAGAAGCATTAGATTATATGGTTGAATACTGTAAAAATGATGTTGTATTACTTGAACAAGTATATAATGAAATGTCTACTTATGTTCCTGCTAAAACACACCATGGTGTAATAGCAGGCGGTGAAAAACATTCATGTCCTAACTGCAGTTCAGAAGATATGAAATTTTCACAGAGACGTTATACTGCATCTGGTACTCCAAGAATTCAATTACAATGTAAAAAATGTCATACTTATCATACAATTTCAAATAAAATATATGTATCTATGACAGATAAAAACGACTAAATAAAAATTATTAAAGTATGGAAATGATAAATGAAATTAAAAGGATGCAAAAATTGGCTGGTATTCTTAAAGAACAAGACGAACCAGAACAAGAAGAAGTAGCAACTGAAGAAGCTCCAACTCCTGATCTTCCAGCTGGAAATATTACTCAGGAACAAGCCGCTCAATTAATTAGAGATACAAAAGGTAAATTCTTTACTGTAACATTCATTAAAAAAGATGGCAGTACACGTGTAATGAATGCTCGTTTAGGTGTTAAAGCCTACTTAAAGGGGGGTGAACTTCCATATAATCCAACAGCTAAAGGACTAATTCCAGTATATGATATGAAAGCGCGTGACTATAGAATGGTGAATATCAATACTATTAAAAATCTAAAGATTGGTAATAACGAATATAACGTATCCTAATGAAATTTTTAGATAAGATACTTAATGAATGGTCATTTCGTTGCCATGATGGAATTGTTGATGTAAATGATTCTAAAAAACTTGATATTCTAAATGAAATTCTAGATGAATATAAAATTAAAGATTTCATTCTAGAATTATCTAATACAGATCATTTTGCTAAACGTTTAGGAGAACGCGGTAACGTATTAGATATATTAAATCTAAAAGATATACCTCTTAAAGATTACAAATTTACTGAAGTAAAAGAAAAACTTAAAACTAATATATCAGAAGAACTAGTACAGCGTGCTGATAAAGTATTAAATAAAGATATACCATCATCTGTTATGTATGATGTAGGTATAAAAATACTTAAACCTGTACTTGTAGTTGATGGTGAAAAATATCCTCTTAGATTATTTGCAAAATCAACTAAAGAAATAAAAGATAAAGAAGGTAACGTAAAAGAAGTTATATTAGTAGATAATAAAGGTACATTATATTTTGCTACTGTTGCTGATAATCACGTAACTACATTATTATTGCTTGATAAAGAAGACGATAATGACCTATATTTCCAAATTAAAGATCATGTAGATAGAAAAAAAGGAGGAGATAAAGAAGCTAAAATATTAACTCCACCAAATTATATCTATGAAATTGATCTAGATGTATTAATGGGTAAAGAAAAAGAACCACAACAAGGTCCTGCTTTAATAGATCCATCTACTTTACCTTATAAAGTAAGAACTGATTATAGAGCCGGAGCTAACTTTGAACATGAAAAGTTTGGAACAGGTAAAATAGAAACTACATCAGCCGGTTCTGGAGGTAAAGGAGATTCTAGAGGAACACTTGATTGGGTTGATGTGAAATATCCAAAACCATTCCTTAAAGGAGGTAAATTAACAAATATACGTCGCTTTGATAATATACTTACTTTAGCTTCTCCTTTGTTGGCAAAGTAAATCTTATACATTTATTGTATGAATATATTTTATATACACGTAGATCCAATTATTGCTGCACAACAACTTGCCGACGATCATATCCGCAAAATGCAAATCGAATCAGCACAAATGTGTTGCACTACACATTGGGTGAATGGTGGTGAAGCACCATATAAGAAAGCTCATTATAATCACCCATCAACTAAATGGGTACGTGAATCAATTCAACATTATCGTTGGCTTGTACAACATGGTTTAGAAATTTGTAATGAATTTATTAAACGTTATGGAAAAATACATAAAACTCAAGCAGTACTTGAATGGTGTCGTAACAATGAGCCAAATATCCCTGACAATGGGTTTACTCCTCCACCACAATGTATGCCAGATGAATACAAAAAAGACGATACTATTGTAGCTTATCGCGAATTTTATATAAAAGATAAAATAGGTATTAAAGGATTAGGATGGAAAAAATTAAATAATGCTCCTAAGTGGATATTTATTGAAAACATATAGAACAGATTCATTGCCTGTTCGCTCGTAAGAGATAAAATATTGGAGTAGTGGCCCACCTAAAAGGTGGGCTTCTTTAATTTGTATATGGCAAAGTTTTTTATTAAATTTATATATTCAATTTAAAATTATGAGAAGTCATCAAAGAGCAATTAGAGGATGGAATAATATGATTAATAATGCTATCCCGGCTGAAAGTAAAATTAAAACATTTGTACCATTACCTTCACAAGAACTTAAAAAAATTGTTATTGTAGGAGCGGGTGTAGCAGGTATTAATGCTGCTACTAAATTAGTTGATAATGGTTATCCTGGAGAACTAATTACTATTATAGACAAAGGAAATAATCCACATAATCGTTTACCTGAAGAAGTAATGACAGGTATGCTTGGTGCTGGTGGTTGGTCTGATGGTAAATTAACTCACCACACAGCAATTGGAGGACAACTAAACAAATATTGTGGTGATGAGAAAGCAATGGAATTGATGGATCAAGTTATTTCTAATTTTAGACGCTTCCATCCAAAACCAGAAGAAATATTTATGTCTGATCCACAAAAAGAACCTGAATTTATTAAACCATATTTTGGTTTGAGAATGTTTCCTGTATGGCATATTGGTTCTAATTTCTTACATGAGATTGCTAAATCATGGTATCAATATTTAGTTGATAAAGGTGTTAAATTTGAATGGAATACTGAAGTGAATAATATTGACTTTAAAAATAATTACATAATAGGAGTATATAATAATAAAAATTGTGACTATTATTATGATGAATTAATATTCGCAGTAGGCAAATCAGGTATTGATTTTGCTCAAAAACTAGCAGATAATTACAAATTACCTAATGAACCTAAATCAGTACAAATTGGAGTTCGATTTGAAGCACCACAAAAATACTTTCAAAAATTAATTGATGTATCATATGATTTTAAATTATACCAAAAATTTGATAACGTTAGTTTACGTTCATTTTGTACTAATAATAATGCTGCCTATGTGGCTGTTGAAGAGACTTACGGAAACATTAGCTATAACGGACATGCTAAAAAAGGTAAGGAATTTGAGAATCAAATGACTAACTTTGGTATCTTAATGGAAATTAAAGGTATTGAAGATCCATTTAAATGGAGTAGAGATGTAGTTAAAAAACTTCAATCTAATAAAACAGGATTATACTATTCACCTTCTCGCACCCCAGCATTAACATCAGAAGGAATGACAGTATCTTCTACTCAAATAGATAATTTATCTCCTGTAAGAAAAGCAATGGGTAAATATTTTAATTATATTGAAGATTTTATCAATGATATGAACAAAGTATTTAACTTTGGTGATGATTGGGGAATGTATATTCCTGAAGTAAAATATCTATCACCTGAACCATTAATTAATTATAATGACTTATCACTTACAGAATATACTAATGTACATTTTGTAGGAGATGCACTTTCAGCTCGAGGTATTACAGTTAGTGGAGCTCAAGGTATTTATGTAGCAGAATCACTTTTAAAATAAAATATATTATGTCCGGAGTAAAAAAATTAAAAACAGCAGATGGTACAGTAGCTTATTATTTAGATAATAAACTTCATAATTGGGATGGTCCCGCTCTTATCCCACAAGGTAATAAACGTTTAGCAGAATATTATCTATTTGGGCTTAAAAAAACTAAAGAACAATGGGAAGACAGTAAAAAAGACAGTAACGGAGTTCCTTTCTATAAAACATCAGCAGGTAAAGCAGCAGGCGCTCGTGTATAATGGTCAAAATAAAAAATATATCTTTATTACATGAAAGATAGAAAATTCACTCGTGTATATGAAGACGATGAAACTATAGAAACATGGATCTTTGATTTAGATAAATTCGACAAAGGTCCTATTTCTGTTGATATTAAATACAAAGCAGGGGCAGAAAAAAAAATAAAAGCACGTGCTAAAGATAATAAACAAGTTAAAAAAATAGCACGGCAAATGAAAAAAATAAATAATAAAAATAAATGAGAATAGGATTAGCAGGTACAATGAGTGTAGGTAAAACTACATTAGCTAAAGTATTAGGTGAATTAGAACAATTTAAAGATTATACTATACAAACTGAACGTAGTAAATATTTAAATAGTTTAGGTATTCCACTTAATACTGATTCTACATTACGTGGTCAATTCGTATTTCTAGCTGAACGTGCTAGTGAATTACTTGCTGATAATATTGTTACTGACAGAACAATTTGGGATGTATGTTCATTTACATTATCAGCAAAATCAATAAGTGATTCTGAAAAGCGCGCTTTTGTCGAAGCAGCTATGTATCTTAGAGAATATTATGATGTAGTGATTTATGTTTCTCCTAATGGTGTTAATATGGAAGATAATGGTATTCGTGAAACTGATTTAGATTATCGCATGAAAATTGATACTGCTATTCAAATGGCATTAGAAGAATTTAAACCTAAAAAATTAATTAGTGTAGAGGGCTCAACTGAGCAAAGAATAAATACTATATTAGCAAATATTTAAAAGTTATGGATATAATAAATGATATAAGCAAAGTTGCAAAACAACTTATGTTAAAGGAACCTTTTTACGGAGTTTTTCTCTCAACATTAAACAAAAAAGTAGGTACGACTACTCCTACCGCTGGTGTTTGTTTAAATAACATTAATTATGAATTAATTGTTAATGAAGAGTTTTGGAACTCATTAGATAATGATAATAAAAAAATAGGATTACTTAAGCATGAATTATTACATATTTGTTTTAATCATTTGATTGATCGAGAAAATTATCCCGATCATATTTTACATAATATTGCTGCTGATATTGAAATAAATCAATATATAGACCCACAATATTATCCAACAGATCAACTTCTTCTCCCATCATCATTTCCAGAATTAAGTTTACCTGATAAAATGGGTACTAAATTCTATTATGATGCTTTAAATAAAGCTAAACAAGATGGTAGTAGCCCAACATTAGATGGTATGCTAGATGATGATTTTCATTCAACTTGGGGAGAATTTGAATCATTATCTGAAGCAGATAAAAAATTAGTTAAAGCTCAAATCGACCATCAAATAAAAAGTATAGTAGAGTCTCAAAAAGATAGTGGTAGAGGTTTTGTACCGAATGAATTAAAAAATTATATTGATGGTTTATTTGAAATAATACCACCATCATATGATTGGAGATCATATTTTAGAAGATTCTTTAGTTCATCCTCTAAAGTATATACTAAAAAAACACGCCGTAAATTAAATAAACGTTTCCAAGAAAACCCAGCATTAAAAATAAAGCCAAAAAAGAAAGTATTAGTTGGGATAGATACTTCAGGATCAGTTGGTGAAAATGATATAAAGGAATTCTTTAATGAATTACATCACATGCATAAAACAGGAGTATCAATTAATGTAGCAGAAGGGGATGCAAAAGTTCATAAAGTATATGAATACAGAGGAATGACTCCTGAATATATTACAGGTAGAGGTGGTACAAATATGGATGTTTTTATAGACTATATAAATGAACATCGTGAATATAATAGTTTAATAATATTAACTGATGGATTTATAGGTAAAAGAGAATCCAAATCATTCAAACCAGTATTAACTGTAGTAAGTTCTAATGGTGAAAAATTAGAAACAGTAGTAGAAAATGAATGGGGAAATGTTATCAAGATAAATAAAAAATAAGGCGGTCGAGACTCTTATTTTAAATTTAAATCATTAAAAAATTAAGTTATGTCAAATAAAACAAAACAGGTTTCGCTCAACGTTAATGAAACAAAAACGTTTCTTAAACACATTATTAACAATAATCGTTTTCTACAATCTAATAGTAAACCACCAGTTGCTGTTGAAGTAGTAGGAGATTCAGGTATTGGTAAAACATCAACTATTATTCAATTAGCAAATGAATTGGATCTTAACTTTGTTAAACTAAATCTTGCTCAAATTGAAGAACTAGGTGACTTGGTTGGTTTTCCAATTCGTCAATTTGAAGTATGTAAAGATACAAATGATTGTATTTGGATTGATGAACATGCTGTAGACGAATATACAAAACAAGGATATAGATTTACTGGTCAAAATCGTATGAGTTATTGTCCACCTGAATGGATTAGTGGTAAATCAAATGGTGGTATATTGTTATTAGATGACTGGAATCGCGCTGATGTTAGGTTTATTCAAGCTGTAATGGAACTAATAGATAGACAACAATATATTAGTTGGTCTCTACCTAAAGATTGGCATATTATTCTTACAAGTAATCCTGATAATGGTGAATATTTAGTTAATAGTATAGATAACGCCCAAAAAACACGATTTATATCTATTAATCTTAAATTTGATATTAATTGTTGGGGTGAATGGGCTGAGAATAGTCAAATAGATAATAGATGTATTAATTTTCTTCTTAGACATCCCGAATTAGTTAGTACAAATACTAATTCTAGAAGTATTACAACATTTTTTAATTCAATATCTTCATTATCTTCATTTGATTCTGAACTAGGTCTTATTCAAATGATCGGAGAAGGTAGTGTCGGACCTGAATTCACTACTATGTTTACAATGTTTATCAATAATAAACTTGATAAAATTATATCTCCAGAGACTATTATGACACACGAAAGTTTAGATTATATTATTAATACCTTAAAAGGAATTATAGGTAAAGATAAAGAATATCGTGCAGATCTAGCATCTATTATTTCAACTCGTATTATAAACTTTAGTTTGTTTTTTGCTAAAAATAATAAAATTGAAAAAAGTTTTATAGATAGATTAGCATCACTTATTAATGAAGAATTGTTTGCTGTAGATTTGAAATATAATATTGTCAAATCAATTTATAATGGTAATCAATCCTCGTTTAAAAGTTTGACTTTAAATAAAACACTTCTTAATTTTATAATTAAATAATAAAGGTTATGTATAAAGAAATAACTAGTATAGTACAATCAAATTATGGTATAAACAGTAATATTACTAAAACTATAAGTCCTAGTACTTCTTGGAGAGCGGTGAGTAGTCTAAAGTATATTACTAGAGAAATGATTGAAAAGTATAAAAATATATACCAAAAAAACGCAAATAATAAATTACAAAATAATTCTACAGTACATTTTAGTCCATTATCTAACTTACCTCGATACAAATATAATAATTATATTGAAGAGAATAAATTAAATATTAAAAAAGTAAGAACTAAAGATAAAATAGATTCTTTAATAATTAGTAATACTCTAATAAATGAATATTATTTTAGTAATATAAATACTAGAAAATACTATCTAGTACCACTATCATTATTAAGTATAAAAGAAAGTGAAAGAATTACTTCTTATTTTGTTAGAGAAGATCGAGTAGAAGAAGTTAAACAAGTTTCACCTCCATTGTATCAACAGCTAATTGAATGTCCTTCATTTACAGGAAGTATTATTGCTGATGGTTGGGGTACTACTCAAGGTTATGCATTATTTGAATATTTTTCAACTCTTATTAATAACTATGATTTATCATCTTACAATATAATTTTTGATGAATCTATTAATAAAGAAATTAATCAAGGTTTAGTTATAGATATTGATACTTTTGACACACTATATAATATGCTGGCTAGTACTAATAAAGATAATTGGTCTTTAGCTTTAGAAATGATTGCTAATTGTGATATTGAAGCTTCAAAACCTTATATATTATATTTAATATGGAATTTTGATTATTTGAAAAAGTTCAATAATAATAATAATTATAAATTTTGTTTAAAACTTTTAGATAAATATAGAAATATATATCATTCATCAACAATTGAAAAATTTATATCAAATCTAATCATAGTCAACCCAGAATTTAAACAAGATATATTTAATTGTTTTAAAATGCATATAAATGCGATAAATAAAAAGAATATTATACAGGAAATCAATGTTCTTTAATATTTATTTACATGAGCAAACCAAAAACCATAGTTCTATTAAGTTGTGTTGCAACAAAATTACCAAAACCAGCACCAGCTCGTGAACTTTATGCATCACCTTTATTTAAACGTTCATTAGAATATGCATTATCGTTAAATCCTGATGATATTTTAATATTATCTGCTAAATATTATGTGATTCCTTTAGACAAAGTAATTTCACCTTATGATAAGACATTGATAAACATGCCTAAAGAAGAAGTGAATGAGTGGGGTGTTAAAGTTTTAAATATTTTAGCTAATAAGTACGACTTAGAACATGATAAATTCATAATTTTAGCCGGAGAAAAATACAGAAAATATATTACTCCTCAAATAAAACATTGGACTGCTCCATTAAAAGGATTAAGAATTGGAGAACAGTTATCATGGTATGTTAAAAAACTAGCTAAAAAAGTGAAAGAGGGCTTTATTAAATTATTAAATTTATTAAAATAATGTCAAAACTAAATAAAATAATTGAACGCTATAAAGATGATGCAGATCATTTTGATGATTTTGATGATTCAATTATAGGTGAAGTACTAGATAAATTAAATGAATCTTTATCAGTGTTAAAAGAAAACGATAACGCTGGCTATGCCCGTGCTATAAAAGAATATACAAATTCTCTTAATGGGGAGCGTAAAGAAGTTATGGAAGATTTTATAGAATATTCTAAACATTATAATAAATGAAAAAATTACAACTCCAAAATTTAATTAAAGAAGCAATCCAAGAAATATTAGGTGAAAATTTAAAACAAGATGCTAGACAAAAGAAGTTAGTAGCTATTGATGCTGAAATTAAAGCACTCCAAGGTGATAAAGTAAATATTACTACTGGCAAAGACGATATAGGAGAATCTCGTGGTCCTATTAAATTCAAACTAGCTGATGATTACGAAAATAAAATATCAGAATTACCATACAATAGCTCTGAAAAGAGAATGAGATGGGTCAACGGTATTGTTGATTATGTAGAGGAAAATGGAGCAGACGATATTACCACTATCGCTAGAAAAAAGTTTAATGTTCCTCAACCACGCATAGCTGACTATGCTAGGGATATGATTAGACTTGGAATTCTAGTTCCTGAAACTGAAGGAGTAACACCTCAATTTATGAGACCTAGAGGTGAAGAAGACGAAGAATCACAAGCAGACCTAGGCCCAGAAGGTGGTATAGAAGGAAATATGAGTGATGAAGAAGTTGATGCTTCATTTGCAAAAACAATGGCTAGTCAAAATGATGACTTTATTGATCTTCAAGCTACTCAAAGAGCAGCAGGCAGTAGACAATCTGCAGCTAAGACTTCTTCTATGTCAGATGAAGAACGTAAAGCTTGGATGCGTTATCAAGACTTAGAAACACGCTTAAGAGGAGTTGCCAGTAACTTAAATAGAGGATCTCGTAGTAAAAATAAACCAAGTGGTGATGATATTCAAGGTGGAGGTTCGCTATATAATATACCAAGTTTGAAAGATCTTCAAACCAGGATAAAAGATGAAATGACAGCTATTGCTTCTAAATTTCCATCAGTTGTAAAAGGTGATAAAGATTCTAAAAATGAAGCTTCAAAAGCAGAACCATTAGATGAATGGACAATTAATAGAATGCAGTATTATGCTGGTATTAAAAAATAATTTATGAAAAATTTAGCGTTTGTTTTAGTTATAGTAATTTTGTTAGCTTGGGTTTTTGTAGGCAAATGTAATTATAATGGTTTAAGTTCTGAATTTAAAGCAAAACAAGATAGTTTAAATCATACTGTGGATTCTTTAAAAGAAGATAATCATCAAAAAGACTTACAAATAGGTGCTTTAGAACATCTTGATTATGATTTACAATATCAATTAGATCATCAAAAAACTAAAGTAATTACTATTACTAAATGGATTGATTCATCTAAAGGTAAAGTTGATACTTATTCTGAAGCAGAACTTATTACTTCATTTAATAATCGCTACCCAGAAGACACTATTACTAATCCACTTCCATTAGCACAACCCTTATTAGTTAATGTTGCTAAAGATTTGATTGAATTAGATGGTGCTAAACAAACATTAGTAGTAAAAGATAGTGTTATAGTCTTAAATGAAAAAAGAATAGTAGGTAAAGATAGTGTTATAGTACTATTAAAAGAAAAAGATACTAATAACCAAGTAGTAATAACAGCACGCGAAAATCAAATCAAAGACTGGCAAGACCAATACAAACAAATTGAACTCCAGAATAAAAAACTTAAAATACAAAATAAATTTACTAAAATAGGAACTGGAATTGTGATAGGAGGATTAGTATTTTTATTGATTAAGTAACCTTTTGCATACCCCATACATCAGCCTGATCGATAAGATCAGGCTTTTTTTATATATTTATATACATGAGTCAAACGCAAATCAAGGAAATAATTAAGCAGGAATATTTAAAGTGTGCAGTTGATCCTGTACATTTTTTCCGCAAATATTGTTATATTAACCATCCAATCAAAGGAAGAGTATTATTTCATCTATATCCATTTCAGCAAGAAGTATTAAATGATTTTAGAAATAATCGTTTTTGTATTATTAATAAATCAAGACAGTTAGGTATATCAACGTTAGTAGCTGGTTTTTCTTTATGGATGATGTTATTTCAAAAAGATAAAACAATACTTTGTATTGCAACAAAGCAAGAAACAGCTAGAGGAATGGTTGAGAAAGTACAATTTATGTATGAAAATCTTCCTAGCTGGTTAAAAGGTAATCAAAAACCTATATCAAATAACAAATTATCATTTAAGTTAGCTAATAATTCTCAAATAGTAGCTACATCAGCAGCATCAGATGCAGGTAGATCTTACGCAGTATCTTTACTATTGATGGATGAGGCTGCATTTATTGAAGGTGTAGATAGAATCTATACGAGTATTAAACCAACAATTGCAACCGGTGGAGGAGCAATTGCATTATCTTCTCCAAACGGTGTAGGTAATTGGTTTCATAGAATGTATTCTGAAGCTAAAATAGGTAAAAATGACTTTAAAGCAATTAAGTTGCCTTGGAGTCTCCACCCAGACCGAGATGAAGCTTGGGAGCAAAGAGAAAGAGCAAACATGTCACCTAGAGAATTCGCTCAGGAGTATGATTGTGACTTTTTAGGTTCTGGTAATTCGGTAGTTGAACCTGATTTATTATTATTCTATGAAGAAACTTATATTCAAGAGCCTGTGGAACGTCGTTTTATGGGCGGTGATTTTTGGATATGGCAGTATCCTGATTATAGTAAGCAGTATCTTGTTTGCGCTGACGTTGCTCGTGGTGATGGCAGCGATTATTCTGCATTTCACGTTATTGATGCAACAACGTGTGAGCAAGTGGCTGAGTACAAGTCCCAAGTGGATACTCGTACTTATGGAAATATGCTGGTATCTGTTGCTGCTGAGTATAATAATGCCTTACTGGTTGTGGAAAACGCAAACGTTGGGTGGGATGTTGTTAATACCATAATAGAAAAAAATTATCCTAAATTATATTATTCACCTCGTGCTTATGGTGAAATGAGTATGGATAAATGGTTAGATAAAATGGATAAAGAACAAACAGTTCCTGGTTTTACTACATCAACTAAAACAAGACCTCTTGTTATCTCTAAAATGGAGTCGTATATTCGAGAGAAGGCTTTTATATTTCGTTCTAAACGTTTATTAGAGGAATTACGAGTATTTATCTGGCAAAACGGAAAAGCACAAGCACAGAATGGATATAACGATGATTTAGTAATGTCATTAGGAATTGGTTTATTTACTAGAGATACAGCAATGAAATTCTACGAACAAGGAATGGATTTATCTAGAAATATGCTAGCTAGTGTTACTAAAACAGGCTATGTAGCCGGTCCAACTGCACCTTCAGGAATTTTAAATCCATATATGATCAATGATGGACATGGGGGGTTTGAAGACATATCGTGGGTGCTAAGTTAACAAATATTTATACATATAAACAACAATTATAATGGCAGAAAATCAACCAAATTTTGGTTTATTTGATAGGCTAAGAAGATTATTCAGTACAGACGTTATCATTAGAAATGTTGGTGGAAATCAACTTAGAACAGTTGATATCGATAAAATTCAAGCCTACGGCAACGTAAAGACCAACGCTCTTATAGATAGATTTACAAAACTTCATCGCTATGGCGCTAACATGCCATATAACCCAACGATGAACTACCAAACACTTCGTATCCAGTTATACACTGATTATGAAGCAATGGATACAGAATCAATCATAGCATCTACTCTTGATATTATTTCCGATGAATCTACTTTAAAGAACGAAGCTGGAGAAGTATTACAAATTAAATCTTCAGATGAAAATGTTCAGCGTATTCTCTATAATTTATTCTATGATGTATTAAACATCGAGTTTAACTTATGGTTATGGATTCGCAATATGTGTAAATATGGTGATTTTTACTTACATCTTGATATTGCTGATAAATTTGGAGTATATAATGTAGTACCATTATCTGTTTATGATATGGTTCGTGAAGAAGGAGTTGATCCTAAAAATCCATCTTTAGTACGTTTTAGAATTGATCCAATGGTAATTTCAAACGGCGGGATGAATTATGCTGATTATGAAAAAGATAAAGAAGGTAAAATTACATTCGATAACTACGAAATAGCTCACTTCAGGTTATTAACTGATGCTAACTATCTCCCATATGGTAGATCATATATTGAACCAGCACGTAAAACTTATAAACAATACGTACTAATGAAAGACGCGATGTTGTTACATCGCATCACTCGTGCTCCAGAAAAGCGCGTATTTACTGTAAACGTAGGTAATATTCCACCAAATGAAGTTGACGGATTCATGCAGAAAATAATGCAGAAGATGAAGAAAACTCCATATATTGATCAACAAACTGGTGAGTATAATTTGCGTTATAATATGATGAACATGATGGAGGATTATTATCTTCCAACTCGTGGCAATGATACCGCAACTAAGATTGATACAATTAAAGGTCTTGAATATAATGCAATTGAAGACGTAGCATTTTTACGTGATGAAATGTTAGCTGCGCTTAAAGTACCTAAAGCATTTTTTGGATTTGAAAAAGATTTGCAAGGTAAAGCTACATTAGCTGCTGAAGATATTCGCTTTGCTCGTACAGTAGAACGCATTCAGCGTATTGCTATTTCTGAATTATATAAAATAGCACTTGTGCATTTATATGTTCAAGGATATGATGGTGAAGCATTAGCTAATTTTGAACTTTCATTAACTACTCCATCTGTTATATACGAACAAGAGAAAGTAGCGTTATGGAAAGAAAAAATTGACTTAGCTAAATCAGTACAAGATACTAACCTAATGCCTTCAGATTGGATTTATCATAATGTATTCCAATTTAGTGAAGACCAATATGATGAAATGCGTGACTTAGTAATTGAAGATAAAAAACGCGTATTCCGTTTAGCTCAAATTGAAAACGAAGGTAACGACCCAGCTAAAACTGGTAGATCATTTGGTACACCACACGATTTAGCAGCATTGTATGGTAAAGGGAGAGCAGGAATGGATACAAATAGTCCTGTCCCTGCAGGATATGATGAAAAGAAACCAGGTCGTCCTAAAGAAAAAGCATCTATTATTGGAACTCAACGCGATCCATTAGGTAAAGATAGAACAGGTAAAATAGCAAATAATACTACATCAACACCAAACGAAACTGGAGAAGGTACACCTAAAGGGGGTTCACCTCTTGCATTAACTGAGTTGAAAAAACATAAAGGACTATTTAAAGGATTTAATGTAGTTCGTAAAGAATTATCTATAGAACCTATTCAGGAATCGTCATTATTAGACGAAAAAAATATCAAGAACATATAATAAATACATATTTATAGTTAGTGTACACTATTTCATATGAAAATCAAACACAGTAAGTTTAAAAATACAGGTATCTTATTTGAGCTATTGGTTCGCCAAATTGCTTCTGATACTGTATCTAATAAAGATTCTGCTGCTATTGGATTAGTTAAAAAATATTTTGGCAAATCCGAGTTAGCTAAAGAATATAAATTATACCAAACATTAGTATCTCCTAAATCATTAAGTGAAGCTAAAGCTGAATCGTTTATTAATGTAACGCTTGAAGCTTCTTTACGTTTAAATAAAACAGCTTTACGTAAAGAAAAATACAACTTAATTAAGGAAATACGTGAGCATTATAATATTGAAGACTTCTTCAAAGCCAAAATCAATAACTATTCACAGCATGCTGCTGTATATAATTTAATTGAAGCTCATAATTCACTCGAATTCATAGCACCTCAGCAAATTATTGAAAATAAGATTACATTATTAGAGCATATTACACGTAAAGAAGTTGATAAGGAAGGTGTTAAGGATCGCGTAATGGAAGAATATCTTAAAATGGATAAAGGCTCTCGCATATTAGCTTATCGTGTTTTATTAGAAAAGTTTAACAACAAGTACTCTACTTTATCTGATCGCCAAAAATTAATATTAAAAGAATTTATTAATAATATCACTAATACAACTAAATTACGTGAATTTGTTAATACTAATTTTAAAACTATTACTGAAGAAATTACCCAGTTAATCCCTTCAGTAGCTGACAAGACTACTCAGATTAAATTAGCTGAAGTAACTAATTTACTTCAACCATTAGATAAAAATCAAACTGTAAAAGATGAAAATATTATTTCATTATTGCAGTATTATCAATTGATTGAAGAATTAAAAGCAGTTAAATAATGGATATTAAAGAATATATCAAACAGCTTGTTCGTGAATTGCTAGACGAAGAAACTACATCTGGCGATGCTGGTCCTTATTCTACTCCATTAGCCTTTGCTAAAAAAGGACAAGGTCCAAATGCAGCAACTAAACAAGCACAAAGATCAGGTTGGAAGTTAGCTAAAAAACCAACTACATCTGATATAGTTGATTATAAAAAAATATTTCAAGAAGTGAAACTAAATACATTAATTAAGCAAGAATTACTTAACGAAGTAACTTATTCTAAGTTTAAGAACGACGTAAAACATAGAACTAAATCTGAACAATTACATAAAGCTATTCGTGAAGTAAAACGTAAGCTTCAAGAAATTGATCGTATCGTAGAATATACTTCTCGTATGAAACAGGAATTAAGTTTAGATGAAGGTGGTGTTTCTTATTGGAAAACTACTGAATCTAATATTGGAAAAATTTCTGAAATGATGAATCATTTAAATAACAAAATTAAAAACTTGCATCAATAATGGCTAAGGGATCTAAAGGCGGAGATGCTCGCAAAGTTACTTTTGGTAAAAGAAAAAAAAGTAAAGCACAAAAATCATTTAACAAACATGATCGTTCAGAAAAGAACTATCGTGGACAAGGAAGATAACTATGAAAAGTATAGCAAACCAATATCGTGATTTGAAAGAAGGCAAAATGTCACAATTTAATTTTATGCGTAATTTACGTATGACTATGCCTCAATATATTACTAATGTAACTTCATTTAAAGATGCTGTTAAAATTCTTAAAAATAAGTCTATTTTAAATGAAGCTGACGTTGCAGAAATGCGTTATCAATCCTCAGGCGGAGTAGATAATCCAGGAAGAGAAGATCAATCTAATTATGACATGGATAGTTTTATTAGAGAGCTGGATAGAGAACTAGAATACTATGAAAGAGAATATCCGGGTCTTGTAGCTTTTGTTGATAAATTAGGTAATAATGATGAAACAAATCCTAAATATCTCGATATTACAGATAGATACTTTGACGACCCAGCAGGCGCTGCTGCTGAATTTATTACCTTATTTAATAAACAAAACATTAATGAATTAGGCCCTGACGCAGAGAGAATGGCTGGTAACCCTGAAGAAGAGGCAGAATATAGAGCAACTGCTATTAGAAAAAAAAGTAATGATGATGAAGATGATGAATTAGATGCTATTATTAAACAAATGGAAGATGAATTAGATAGTCCTGACAAATATAAAAATCAAGACTCTGAAGATGCATTAGGTGAGGATTTAAAAACTGTTAAAGAACCAAATCCAAATGCTGGTAAATGGAGATTGATGAGTATTGATGGAAAAAGGGCATTAGCTAATAATTTTTTTGATTCTGAAAAAGATGCAAAAGAATACGCTAGAAAAAATATAAGAACAGATTATAAAACCGTAAAATTAAAGGATGAAAGATCTGTATACAGAAATATAGATGAAAGTAGAAAGAAAAAAGAACCAAAAAAAGAATTACATCCAAATCAAATTCATCCACAAGAATTAAGGATGGGTATTAAGGTTGAATTAGAACATACCGCTGATTTAGATAAAGCAAGAAAAATTGCTTTAGATCATTTAGCTGAAAATCCATTCTACTATACAGCTTTAAAATTAGCAGGTATTGAATCACCCTCAGCTCCTAAAGTTAAAGCACCTGTAGAGAAAAAGGCTAAAAAGAAAAAAGAAACAGCTGAATTAGTCGATAAGGATAACCAAATGCAGAAGGTAAAAATGCCTAAAATTGTTAAAGAAGTTAGGTATAATACTTTAAAAGAACCAAGTCCTTTTATGAAAGAAGTTGAAGACTTTATTGATAATACTCTTGGTTTAAATGTTATGTCTAAAAAACTAGAATTACAAGATACTCAAGATCCAAATAGAGTACTTTTAAGATATCAATACTGGGAAAAACTTCCTAAAGAAGCTCTTGATATTTTTAAAAACTCAGATAAGTTTAAAGTTGAAGAAGATATAGATGTAGAAGAAGAAAAAGCAGATTCATATCTTTACTTTATAGAACCTAAATCTTCTTTATCTGAAAATCATTCTCGTCTTATGGCTAAATTAGAAGCATTAGTACGTGAAGCTATTAATGAATATTATGATGGGCGTGATAATTTAGATGCCGAAAACGAATACTAATATGAAATTATTACTGATTGACCATACCCCATTTCAGCAAGCAAACCTTACCTTATTAGAAGGTAAAGGTAATAAAGATGGTTTAGTTACTCTTGTAGGTAAACTGCAAGCAGCTAACCAAGAAAATGGTAATAATCGTAAATATCCTTATAAAACTCTTAAGCGTGAAGTAGATAAATATATAGATGGTCCTATCAAAACACGTACTGCTTTAGGAGAATTAGATCATCCTGAAGCATCTGTTGTAAATTTAGCAAATACTTCTCACATTGTTACTAGTGTTTGGTGGGATGGAAATAATGTTATGGGTAAAATTCAATTATTACCTACACCTGCTGGCAACATTGCTAAAGCATTAGTAATGGCTGGTATTCCACTTGGAATATCTTCACGCGGTATGGGTAGTGTTAAACAAATTGGAGAGGCAGTTGAAGTACAAGAAGATTTTGAATTATTATGTTGGGATCTAGTATCGGTACCATCAACACCAATGGCATACATGCAATTAGCTGAATCAAAGAAATTTAGACCCACAAAAGATTATAGTAAAGTAAATAGTTTAGTAACTGAAATTATTTGTAACCAAACAGGAGTTTGTCCTATTTGTTAAAATAATTCACGTCTTTACATATCTACATATATTTATAAGCATCCTAAATAGGTTGCTAATTCTTATGCAACCTGGGTATATTACAAACCCCCTATTAAGATTGTCTAATAATCTTATTTCCTCAATTAAATTTAAGGAGAACAATTTATGTCAAACAAAGACTTATTCAAAGAGGCTATCGCCGACGCTAAAGCTGTCCGCGAAGCTGCGTTAGCAAACGCAAAAGCTGCTCTTGAAGAAGCTTTAGCTCCAGCAATTCAAAATATGATTTCTAGTAAATTACAAGAAATTGATGAAGATTTGGATGAAGTTGAAGATCTTGAAGAAGTAGATTTTATCTCAGCTAATGACAAAAGGAATGATTCTGATTTTATCAGAAAAAGAGCTATTGATGCAAGCCAAATGTCAGAAGGCGAAGAAGACCTAGAAGAAGATTTCGATTTATCTGAAATTTTAGCTGAATTAAGTGAAGAAAATGAACTTGAAGAAGCTAAAGATAAGGATGAAAAGAAAGAAAATCTCTACGAAGATGAAGATGAAGAATCTGAATTAGAAACTGTAGGTGATTTAACCGTTGATGAATTTAAAGATGAAATCAGAGACATGATCAAAGATATTATCTCATCAGAAATGGGTGGTGGCGAAATGGCTGCTGCTGATGATGTAGTAGATGATGCTGAAGAAATGGCTGTTGATTTTAGCGATGAAACCGGCGGTGATGACTTACGTCAAGACACAGATGATGCTATAGCAAATGCTGAAGAAGATGACGAAGAAATCAACTTAGAAGAATTACTAGCTGAACTTGATTCTTTAGACGAAGCTAATGATACTGATGAAGTATATGAAGCTAAGAAAAAGAAAAAAACACCACAAGGCGAAGATAAAGAAGAAGAGATAAAAGAAGCTCTTAACACTATCAATACCCTTCGCACTGAACTTAACGAAGTAAACTTGCTTAATGCTAAGTTACTTTATGTTAACAAAATTTTCAAGTCTAAGAACTTGAATGAATCACAAAAACTCAAAGTAATTGCTCAATTCGACAAAGCAACTACTGCGAAAGAAGCTAAAGTTATTTATGAATCTATGAGTAGTGCTATTGCAAAATCTGCTAAAAGCACAATCAAAGAATCATTAGGATTTGCTTCAAAAGCTGCTGGTATGGCTCCACAAAAACCAATTGTAGAAGTAAATGATACAGTTGCTAGATGGAAAATGTTAGCAGGTATTACTAAATTTTAATTAACAAAACCCTCAATTTAAATCGTTTAAAATGAACGTACAACAACTCCTCGAATCATCTAACCAATATAAAGTGGTGATGGATGACGCTAAAAAGTTGTCAAACAAGTGGGCTAAATCTGGCCTTTTAGAAGGTATTAGATCTACTAATGACAAAAATACAATGGCTATTTTGCTTGAAAACCAAGCTAAGCAATTAGTAACCGAAGCTAACGTAACTGGCGGTACTAATAGTATGAATGGTGCTGGATACAATGCTGAGAACTGGGCTGGCGTAGCTTTGCCTTTAGTTCGCCGCGTATTTGGTGAAATCGCAGCTAAAGAATTCGTTAGTGTACAACCAATGAACTTACCTTCTGGTCTTGTATTCTATCTTGATTTCAAGTATGCTAATAACATCAGACCTTTCCGTTCTGGTGATTCACTTTACAGTGCTAATAACAGCACTAACGTAACTGATTTTGCTAACACCGCTTCTCTTTATGGTGCTGGTCGCTTCGGTTACTCTATCAATCAGTATACAGCTTCTGTTACTAATGCTTCTACAGGATCTGCTCAATGGTCTGATTTTAATCTTGATTCTAACTACTCTGCTTCTGCAGCTTCTAGTCAGTACAAGAAAATTTCTGTTCCATTACCTTCTAACTACGACGTAAACGCGGTTCGTGGATTTGTAATTGTTTCTGGTACAATTGCTGCTACTGATGTATTGCAAGCTTTCACTACTGTAACTAACAACACTGCTTCTTTCATTGTTACTGGTTCTTTAGTAGCTAGAGACATGTCTCCCGCCGCTGCTACTGTAACATTGTTCTACGATATCCAGAACACTCCTGAAAGTCGTGGTGATTTCGAAGATGGTAAAGCTAAAACAAATGCTCCTACCACTATCGATATTCCTTCTATTGACGTTCAGTTAAAATCTGAAGCTATCGTTGCTAAAACTCGTAAGTTGAAAGCACAATGGACTCCAGAATTCGCTCAAGATTTGAATGCTTATCATTCAATCGACGCTGAAGCTGAATTAACTGGTATCCTTTCTCAATATATCTCTATGGAAATCGATCTCGAACTCCTTGATATGTTAATCCAAAACGCTTATACTGTTGATTATTGGACTGCTGTTAATAACAAGTCTATCACTTCTGCAGGTGTAACTTCTGATTTGGGTTACTACAACACTCAAGGTGGTTGGTTCCAAACTTTAGGTACTAAGTTACAGAAAGTTTCCAATATTATCCATCAGTTAACTTTACGTGGTGGCGCTAACTTCCTCGTAGTTTCTCCAACCGTAGCAACTGTATTAGAATCAATTCCAGGCTTTGCTACTGATGGTGATGGTGAGAAAATGGAATTCAACTTCGGTATCCAAAAGATTGGTCAGTTGAATAGCCGTTACAAAGTATACAAGAACCCATACATGACTGAGAACGTAATTCTTATGGGTTACAAAGGTGCTCAGTTTCTTGAGTGTGGTGCTGTATTTGCTCCATATGTTCCATTGATCATGACTCCACTTCTTTACGATCCTAATACCTTCACACCAAGAAAAGGTTTGATGACTAGGTACGCTAAGAAGATGATCCGTCCTGACTATTATGGTAAAGTATATGTTGCTGGTTTAAATACTCTTTAATCCGATCCATATAATTTAACCCCGTAAGGTTAAATAGGCCCGAGCGTAAACTCGGGCTTTTTTTTTATATTTATATATAACCAAACAATTGTTCATGAAGGAACCTAATCGTGAAAGAAAAAACGACATTAAAATTATCAATGCCGTTCAGTTAAATGAAGAGCAAAAGGAAGCAAAACGATTAATAGTAGAAAACCAAATTGTTATAGTAACAGGTAGAGCAGGATCAGGTAAATCATTAGTATGTGCTCAAGCCGCCTTAGATTTCCTTAAGAAAAAACAAATTAGCTGTATTTACAATACAAGAGCAGCCATTGAAGTAGGTAAAAGCCTAGGTTATTTACCAGGAGCATTAAGTGAAAAGTTTGATCCCTATATGGAAGCACTTGTTGAAAATCTTAATAAATGTTGTTCAAATAAAAACGAAGTACCTAACCTTATAGCTGAAGAAAAAGTAAAAGCATTACCTGTTCAGTTTATTCGTGGTAAAACAATTGACGATATTTTAATTGTAGAAGAAGCACAAAACCTAACTAAAGGTGAAATGCTAGCTATATTAACTCGCTTAGGTAAAACAGGTAAAATTGTCATTAATGGTGATAACGAACAAACTGATATCAAAACGTCAACGGGTGAAATAAACGGTTTAAGTTATGTTATCGAATTATCTAAAAAAATCGAAGAAATTAAGTGGATTAAATTGAAAGAGAACCACCGTTCCGACCTAGTAGGTAAAATACTCGAATACGAATACGGGAAGTAGTTATATTTATATGTGTTAAATACTACTTAAATAATGGGCGCTCAAGCAATCAATTTAAAAAGACTATGGGATGAATATTATGGCGACACGTCATATTTAAATCCTGTCAAATGTAATACACCATTTGAATATTACGACAATGATCCTGAGTTTGTTCGTGATGCAAAAAGCTGTACACGCTTTGTTGCACAACGATTAGGCGCTAGTGGATTAGGTCTTACACAACTTAATATTAGTGACCTTACAGTGTATGCTGCTTTTGAAGAAGCAGTTACTACATATGGTAACTTAGTTTATCAATATAAAATCAGAGACAGTTATATCAATATTGAAGGATCACCTTCAGCTCCATTTAATAACAATACTGTTACTTATGTTAATAGTATTGATATAAACGCACCAGTAACTTGGTCAAGAGCTAGATTAGCTACTTGGACTAATATAGACAATAATGCTGCATTCTCTCAGTCTATTGTTGATCAAAACATATATGTAATTTCAGCTTCAGTTTCTAATTTTGTTTTACCAAATGAAGATTATGTAAAATCACTTACATTTGCTACTGAATATTACGATTCAAGCTCATTACAAACTATTGATTTAAGTGCTTATGTTTATAATCAATTAAACAAAATAGGAGGTCCTACAAGCGGCTCTACTATTACTTCTGGTAATAGTTTTGTTTATGTATTTACTACTTCACCTCAAATAGCAGGTGGATCTGCAGTATTTGGTTCTGGATCTATTCCTACAGTTTATATTCAAGATAGTTTAGAACCTGAACTCAATAATAAAATATTAAGTAATAATTTAGCTACTTTAACTACTACTATTGCTGAAGACTATGCTGCAGAAGCTGGAGTAGGAGGATATTATAATGTTATAACAGGAGCTATACCAATGGAAAGAGGAGTTCAAGACTATGATTTAAATACTTGGGCCGCTCAATCAGCATCATTAGAACCAGGCGATAGAATAGAAATTAGAAGAATATTTTATGAAGAACCACCTGCAATTGTTCGTTACTTTGACCCATATGCCGGTACAGGTACTGGTATTCAATCATTGCTTGAATCGTTTGGCTTCGGTCAATTCTCTCCTGGTATTAACTTCTTATTAATGCCTATTAACTTTGATGTACAAAAAATCCAAGCAATTGAATTTAATGATCAAATAAGAAAAGCAGCATATTCATTTAATTTAGTAAACAATAAATTAAAAATATTTCCTATACCTGGTAGGGATATGAATTTATTTTTTGAATATGTAAAAATTAGTGATAAATTTAGCGTAATTAAGGATACTAGAAATAATGTTGTAACAGATATCATGAATGTACCTTATAGAAACCCAATTTATTCTAAAATTAATACTGTAGGTAGAACTTGGATATTCAAATATACATTAGCTTTAAGTAGAGAAATTGAAGCACATATTCGTATTCAATTTGCTAATGTTAATGTTCAAGGTGTAGGTTCACTTCAAGGATCTGAATTAGTAGCTGACGCTAGAACAGAAAAAGAACAATTAGTAACGGAGTTAAAGGAAATGTTAAATGAAACATCGCGTAAGGGACAATTAGAGCGTAAGCAACAAGAAGCCCAATTCCAGCGTGATACTTTACAACAAGTTCCTTTACCAATTTATATTTTCTAATGGGACAATTTAGAGGAGTACAACGATATATTAATTTAGGAGACTGTGCTCTAGCAGATTTCCCGGATAGTGCTCCGACTGCTTCAGCAACAAAACCAGGTGTTCCTTCTGCTCCTCCTGAACCACCACCTGGAAGTAAAGGTGAAGGTGGAGGGCCAAACAATTATATAGATCAAGCAGCACAAGCTGCAATCAACTATTCTAATATGAAAGTTGGTTATTTTAAAATCGATTTGTATAAGACTAAAGTAAATATGTATGGTGAATCAATTGAAAAGTGGTACTATCTACCATTTGAAATTAAATGTATGATTGAAAGAGGTGATTTTGCCTATACAGACACTGAATATGGACCTGATGTTAATCAAAGTATAAAAGTAATTATACCTAAATTAAATCTAATTGATTTAAATTTTACTCCTGAAGTAGGAGATATAATGACTGACCAAGAAAAATATTATGAAGTTCATACTGTAGATAGATCATTTATAACAATACCAGGAAGTGGCTATGCAGGTTCTTCTTTAGGAACTCCAGGTCAAGTAGTACTATTTACATTGAATGCTCATCTAACAAGAACAACAAAACTTAACTTAATTCAATATAGCTAATGGGATTATTAGGTAAAATATTATTAAACGAAGGAATCACAGTTTTTAGATGTGATGTACTTATTAAAACATCTGCTGAACAAAATAAGGTAGAGATTTACAATGAGATCAGAGCTCTAGAAGGAGTAGTTGTTGTAACTATTCAGCAAAGTGATTTTTTAGATGCTAAAGCAACTGATAGATATGAATATTCTTTACTTAAAATAAAATATATTGGTAGAGGAGACGCTAAAGGTTCGATTAAAGAAATTGGTATAGACGCTGTAACTAAAAATAAAATTTCTGGTTTATTACAGTTTATACCTCGTTATAATACTATTACTAAAGTTGGATCATACTAATTATTATGAAATTATTAGACCTTTTAAAAGAATTAGACAAACCAAAGAATATTTATGTTCCTGGTGCCGAAGAAGATAATGTAGTGAGTTCTAGTGGTAAACTTACAATAGCTGATTTAAGTCCTAAACAGCGTGATGAACTATTTAGTAAAGGATCTATTATGGTATCTGTTAAAGATCCTAGTCGTCCTGAAGTTACTAGTGCTTCTCAAGTAATTAATCTACCTAGAATTGATCAAATAAGAAAAGATGTAAATAAAAGTAAACAAGAATTTAATGTGTTTATGTATTCTTCAGATGAAAATCTAAAAAATGCAGCTAAACAAGTAAATAAAGCTCATAATGATTTGCTTAACGCAATGAATGTTCTTGATAAAATGCTTAATCTTAAAAGAAAAGAGTAAAGTATAATGAGAGAAAGAAAACCAATACCAAAAAATCAATCAGAAATAGTACAAGATACTATTCATCCTTATTATCAGAATAAACCGATTAGTCAAAATGTATTTACTCATCGTGAAAATAGAGCATTAAACATTACTCGCAAAACTGATAAGATAAAGGATATTACTATTGGTTTAGAGGATATTGATTATGCTTTAATGTATTATTTTCAAAATGTTATTAAACCGACCGTAATACAAGATGGAAATAGACTAACAGTTCCTATAATGTATGGTTCTCCTGAACGTTGGCAATCAGTTCAAGCAGATGGATATTATAGAGATACAAATGGTAAAGCTATTTTTCCTCTTATAATGTTTAAAAGAAGCGGTATTGAAAAAAATAGAAATTTAGGTAATAAAATAGATGGTAACTTAGCTTCTTTATTTCAAGTATTTGAATCTAGATACAACCAGAGAAATCAATACGATAATTTTTCTGTTTTAACAAACAGAATACCATCAAAACAATACTACGTTTCTGTAGTGCCTGATTATGTTACTATAACGTACGAGTGTGTTTTATTAACAAATTTTGTTGAACAAAATAATAAATTAATTGAGGCAATTGAGTATGCTGCTGACTCGTATTGGGGTGACGCTAATAGATGGCAATTTAGAACATCATTAGATAGTTTTGGAGTAACTAATATTATTACTAATGGAGAAGATAGAGTATCATCCACTACTGTTAATTTAAAAGTAAATGGGTATCTTATAGCAGATAGTATCAATCAACATTTATCTGATACTAACATGCATTACTCTCCAGCTCAAATTAAATTTACATTTGAAACTAGTGAAGCTGATTTAGATACTTTAGTAACAGCTCCTGCTCCTAAAACAGCTATGGGTGCTACTTCATTTGCAGATTCATATAATACAAACGTAACTACTCAAACTACAGTAGATGTAGATGCTGCTGTATTAGAATATTTAAATACTAGTATAACAAAATACGCTACTACTATTACTTCAAATACAGCTTTATTTGCAGGTACTTTCCGTACGGCTCCATCACCATTACCTGCCACTTCAGTGACTAATTTTACTTTTTTTGTAAATGGTCAGTTAGTAGATTATAATTCAATAACTAGCTTTATTGATAATGGGAATGGAACTTGCTTATTAACAGTTAACACAGCTAATTTACAATATAGTCTCGAATCAGATGATCAAGTTATAGCAGTAGGTAAATTTGTATAACAATGGCACAACTAAAATTAAAACAAGTATATTCTAGCTTAGCCTACCTTAGCGGTTCTCTTATCGTTAGTAGTAGTGGTAATATTCCAGCTATAGTTGTATCTGGTTCAACTATTATTGCTTCTTCTCCTAATTCTACAGGTTCCCTTACAATTAATGGTGTAAATACTTTTGGGGACAGTACGGACTTCTTCGGAATGGATTTAGGAAGCTACTAATTACCCATGTTATAATATATTTATATGTAGGTTATATATATAACCTAGAACCATTAGTATATACTAGACATAAATGGCTAATCAATTTTTAAAATTACGCCGTAGTAGCGTACCCGGCAAAAGGCCTGATACAGGCTCCTTAGATTACGGTGAGATAGCTCTTAACACGTATGATGGTTTAGCCTTCATAAAAAAGTCTGGTTCTAATGGTGAAGAAATAGTTGCAATTGGTTCTACAGGTTCATTTACAGGTTCGTTTTTTGGGTCATTACAAGGTACTTCGAGTTGGGCTACTAATGCTCTAACAGCATCTTCAGCTGATAATTTTACAGTAAGAGGTACATTAACTGCTCAAACTATAGTAGTACAAGTTATTACTTCATCAACTGAGTTTGTTACTGGATCTTTAATTGTAAGTGGTGCTTTAAATGTATTTGGTGGTATTACTGGTTCTTTAAATGGTACCGCTAGTTGGGCTACTAATGCAATATCTGCATCTTATGTTCCTGCTTCTGCTATTGTCGGATTAAATCTATCTAGAATAACAACGGGCAGTATTACTGCTAGTGTAGATGTAGATCCTAATAATTTATTTTTAATTAAATCAGGAAGTAACACTTATTTTAATATTGCTAATAATAGTAATATAACATTATATAGCAATCAATTCATCGTAAAAAATTTCACAACACAAGAACCTATTTTAACTATATCACAAAGTATAGTACAATTCGCAACTCAATCATTAAACCCTACTAACCCAGCAAAAGGTGGAGATGTTTGGTTTACTTCAACAGAATTGTATGTAGGTCTAAACTAGATAATATTTATTAACGTACAAATCTAAAATAAAAGTATAATGCCAACTTGGAAAAAAGTCATAGTCTCCGGCAGTCAAGCTGAGCTAGCTACATTAAAAGTAGATAATTTAGTAAATGGTATTGTAACCGGTAGTGCTAACGGATCACTAGGAATAGCCCCAGTAAATGGTACCGGTGCTGTTACATTGACAACAAACGCTACTGGATTAGTCCATTCTGGTTCATTTAGTGGCTCATTTAGTGGATTACTTATTACTGCTTTACCTGCAGCTAGCCAACCTAACTTTGTTGCCTATAATGTTTCTACTGGACAATTATCATATGCTGGTACTGGTTCATTTACAGCTGCAACAGCATCTTATATAACTTCTTCTAACGTTGATGGTCCTTTTGGACGTAATAGTATTTTAACTGCCTCATATGCTGTGTTTGCTACTTCAGCATCATATGCTATAAATTCAGGCAACGCTCAAAGTGCTTCATTTGCAACAAATACAGTAAGTGCTTCTTATGCATTAAATGCAGGCAACGCTCAATCAGCATCATTTGCAACAAACGCAGGTAGTGCTTCATATGCACTTAATGCTGGTAATGCGCAAACAGCATCTTTCGCTACAAACGCAAATAGTGCCTCATACGCTGTAAATGCTGGTAATGCTCAAACCGCTTCATTTGCTACTAATGCTGGTGCTGCAGTAACTGCTCAAACAGCATCTTCAGCAGATAACTTTTTAGTTAGATCAAGTATTACAGCAACTGGCTCTTTCAACATATCAGGTAGTATTACTTCAACTGGTACTATTACCGCTCAAACACTTGTAGTTCAAACAATTACTTCAAGTGTTGATTTCGTAACTGGTTCAACTCGCTTTGGTACTTTAGCTTCTAATACACACTTATTTACAGGAAGTGTTAGCATCAGTGGTAGTTTGACCGTTCAAGGTGCTGTTAGTGCCTCTAGCTTTACAGGTAGTTTATTAGGTAATGTAACTAGTGCCTCATTTGCTACAACTGCTGTTTCATCTTCTTACTCATTAACAGCCACTTCAGCATCATATGCTGTAAATGCTGGTAATGCAATTTCAGCTTCATTCTCTACTAATGCTGTTTCATCATCATACGCATTAAATGCAGGTAATGCTATTTCTGCTTCATTCTCAACAAACGCAGGAAGTGCATCATATGCTCTCAACGCAGGTAATGCAATTTCAGCTTCGTTTGCTACAAACGCAGGAAGTGCTTCATATGCTCTTAATGCAGGTAATGCTCAGAGTGCTTCATTTGCTACAAATGCTGCAAATGCTGCTACAGCGTCGTTTATCACATCTTCTAACGTAGTTGGTCCTAATGGTCCTAACACGATATTAAGTTCATCATTTGCTATAACAGCATCGTTTGCTCAAAACGGAGGTTCACTTACTAATGCCTTAACATTTGGTGTAGGCTTATCTGGTAGTGCTGCTTCATTTAATGGTGCTGCTGCAGTAACAGTTGCAATTTCAGGATCTAATTCCTTAACAACAGGTAACCATCCAAAATGGACAGGTACTGGATTCACAAATAGTCTTATTAGTGATAACGGTACTACAGTTACTATTGCTTCTGGATCTACAATTACTGCTGGTGGATTAACAGTAACAGGTAATTCAACGTTTAATAATAATGTAACTATAGCCGGTGACTTAGCAGTTAATGGTACTACAACATTTATTAATACTACTAATACTTTTATTAAAGATCAGTTTGTATTAATTAATAGTGGTTCTAATACATTAAGTGATGGTGGTATTATAGTACAATATAGTACTGGTTCTGGAGCTGGACCTGTAGGTTCTGCAATTTTCCTTGAATCAGCAGCAGCTGGAACTTTTGGAAGATGGGCAGTTGCTTATGGAGTAACTGGTTCTCAAACTGTAGTAGCTGCTGATGAATATATAGTAAGTACTATAATATCTGCTTCTTCCGCTTTACCAACAGCTCCAACTTGGGGTGGTGCTACAAACGGATTAGGTAACATGTTTATTAATAGTGTAAACGGTGATATATTTATTTATTCTTAGTAAAATTTATGTTTAATAAAATAAAAAAGTTTATGGGTTTCAGTTCAAAAAATATGGTTGTGACTAATGATAGTAATACTCAACAATCTCAAAATACTCCAGTTCCTCATAGCGAATTTTCGCTACAGGAACTGGAGATTCTTTTAATTGCTTTAAAAGAATGTAATCTAAAAGGATCACAAATTGAGTTATTTTACAATTTAGTATTGAAAATACAAAATAAGTATTTAAGTCAAAAATAATTAAAAGAGGTTATATATTTATACCCACAACCATGTTGGCCCGAAAGGGAAGTAGGCATATACACGGCATAAGTGTATGTATCTAACCGCAGTATAAAGTTGTGAACAAATTAATATGCCAAACTGGAAAAAAGTCATTGTATCTGGCTCAAATGCTACTTTAAACTCTTTATTCGTTAGCACTAGTGTTACGGCTAGTATATTTTCTGGTTCGGCCTTTACAGGTTCATTATTTGGTACTGCAAGTTGGGCTAATAATGCTACAACATCATCATTTGCAACAAATGCAGGAAGTGCATCTTATGCTCTTAATGCTGGCAACGCCCAATCCGCTTCATTCGCAGCAACCGCATCCTCAGCAGATAATTTCTTAGTTAGAGGCACGTTAACGGCTCAAACAATTGTAGCTCAAGTTATAACATCGTCTACTGATTTCGTAACTGGTTCTACTAGATTTGGTACATTACTTTCTAATACACATCAGTTTACTGGTAGTGTTAGTATTACGGGTAGCCTAGCAATGAATGGGGATATTAATGTAACACCAGATAAAATTATATCTGCAGGAGGTAATGGCTCCGCTCAAGCTGGTGTTTCTATGTGGGGTACACAAAATGCTAGTCTTGGATGGGATGGATTTTTTGGTAGAAGTTTATATTATAGTGGATCTAACTATATATATTCATCAACAAATGCTGCTTCTTTATGGGGAACAGTAGCTGGAATTAGAGTTTTAGGATCAGTAGCAAGTGCTTTACAATTTATAGCTAGACCGGCAACTGAACAAGGGTTAAACGTAACTGCTTCTGATATAGGTTCTTATACTAGAATGACTATATTATATGATGGTAATATTGGTATAGGTACAACATCACCAACAGCTACTCTTCATGTTTCTAACAGTACAACACCATCAGTTTTCCGAGTAGATACTGCTGGAGGAGTAGGAAGTTTATTTGTTAGTGCAAGCAGTAATGTTGGTATAGGTACTACAACTCCATCAGCAAAACTAGATGTTAATGGTAATACTGTAATTACAGGTTCCCTTACAGTCATCACAGGCAGTAATATTGAACTTCAAGTACTAAACACAGGAGTTAGAATAGGAAACATCATTACTGATGTTCACACCGTAACAGGTTCACTTGGCGTTAGTGGTAGTGTAACTGCAACCAATTTTACAGGTTCTCTCTTCGGTACCGCTAGTTGGGCTAATAATGTTGTAAGTTCATCTTATGCACTGAATGCAGGTAATGCTCAAACAGCTTCGTTTGCTATAACTGCTTCTTTTGCTTTAAATGGAGGTGGAGGCCCCTCAGGTCCATCATCCGGAGCAGCATACACACATACTCAAGCAGCACCTTCTACAACTTGGACTGTAGATCATAATTTAAATAATTCATATCCGGTAGTTACTGTTTATGATTTTAGCGGATTTGTAGTTGTTCCTTTAAATATATCTTCGTCAAATGTAAATAGAACAACAATAACTTTCTCTTATGGAGCAACAGGTTATGCTACTGCTGTAGCTGCTGGAGTATCAAATATTATTTCAGCATCGTTTGCTACCAATGCAGCAACTGCTCAAACTGCTTCATTCTTTGGTGGTTCTATTTCAAGTGCAGTATCAGCATCATATGCTTCCTCTTCTACTTCAGCATCATTTGCTACAAATGCTGTAACAGCTCAAACTGCTTCTTTCTTTAGTGGAACTGTTACATCAGCATCATATGCTCTTAATGCAGGTAATACTCAAACTGCTTCATTTGCAACTAATGCAAACAGTGCTTCATATGCTTTGAATGCAGGTAATACTATCTCAGCATCATTCGCTACTAATACAAACAGTGCTTCATACGCATTAAATGCTGGTAATGCTCAATCAGCATCATTCGCTAATAATGCAGGTAGTGCTTCATATGCTCTGAATGCCGGTAATGCTCAATCATCATCGTTTGCAGCAACAGCCTCATCAGCAGATAACTTTACAGTTAGAGGTACATTAACTGCTCAAACTATTGTTGTTCAAACAATTACCTCAAGTACTGATTTTATAACTGGATCAACTAGGTTTGGTACTTTGGCTTCTAATACTCATGTGTTTACAGGTAGCGTTAGTATTAGTGGCAGTCTTACCGTTCAGGGAGCAATTAGTGGTTCTAATATTACTGGTAGTCTTTTAGGAACAGCATCATACGCTAACAATGCTCTAAGTTCATCTTATGCAGTAAATTCCGGTAATACAATTTCCGCTTCATTCTCAACAAATGCAGGTAGTTCATCATACGCTCTTAATGCTGGTAATACAATCTCAGCTTCGTTTACTACAAACGCAGGCAGTGCTTCATACGCATTGAATGCTGGAAATTCTATTACAGCATCGTTTGCAACAAATGCAAACAGTGCTTCATATGCATTGAATGCAGGTAATGCTCAAAGTGCTTCATTCGCTACAAATGCAGCAAATGCCTTTATACAAAATGGTAATTCATTTGGTGCACAAGCATTACTTGGTACTAATGATGCTCAAAACTTAGCTTTCGAGACTAATGGTACGATTAGGATGACTGTTGATTCTAATGGAAATGTTGGTATTGGAACTAATGTACCTACTAGATCATTAGATATTAGAGGTGCTGCAAGAATTGAAACTGCAAGTACTACTGAATTTGATTTTATTGGTGGGGGAGGTAATATACTTCGTATTTCATGTGGAGCAACCATACCATTTATTGGAACATTAACAAACGCACCCTTAGGCTTTTTTACTGGTGCAACTGAACGTGCACGTATTGATGCTAATGGAAACTTTGGTATAGGTACTACAGCTCCATCTGCTAGACTAGATGTTAGTGGTAGCACAGTAATTACAGGCTCACTTACAGTCATTACCGGTAGTAATATTGAACTTCAAGTACTAAATACAGGAGTAAGAATAGGAAATATTATTACTGATGTTCATACTATAACAGGCTCACTCGGTATTAGCGGTAGTGTTACAGCAACTAATTTTACAGGTTCATTATTAGGCACTGCTTCATTTGCAACATCTGCTTCTTGGGCACCAGGAGGTGGAGGCGGAGGAACACCAGGAGGTTCAAATACACAAATACAATATAATAATGCATCTACTTTTGGTGGAGTGCCAGTATTAACTTATGATGGTACTACATTAAGAGCAACAGGTTCATTTACTGGATCATTAACAGGAGCATTAATTGGTACAGCTTCATTTGCAACATCGGCATCATGGGCCCCAAGTGCTGGTGGATCTACATTTCCTTTTACTGGTACTGCTGTTATAACAGGCTCATTAGTTGTAACTGGATCTTTTGATCTTAATAATACTAGATTTAATTCTACTTCATCCGCAACAACAGCAGGTACAACAATAGTATCTTCTAATGCTACTGGTTCTTTTAATTCAGCATTCTATAATTACTATATATCATCTGGTTCAAATGCTAGAGCAGGACAAATTATGTCTGTATGGAGTGGTAGTACAATAAATTATACTGAAGTAACAACTACTGATATAGGAAATACAAATACAGCTTCTCTTGCTGTAACATTAGCTACAGGAAATGTGCGTTTAAGTTTTACAGCACCTGGTGTTTGGACAGTAAGATCAATTGTTAACCTATTATAAAATAAAGGTATATGGCATTTCATTGTGGACCAAGACCAGAAAATATACTTCCTGTATTTTTATTAAATAATTACCCAGGAGCGTCTGCTGCTTATTCTCTTAGAAAAGTAGATTCTGCATATGCTGGATCTGCTATTAAAGTAAGAAGATCGTCTGATAATACTGAACAGGATATAGGATTTGTCAATAATCGATTAGATACCGGATCTCTAACTACTTTTGTTGGATCTGGAAATGGATTTGTTTCTGTATGGTATGATCAATCTGGAAATGGTAGACACGTAAGTCAATCCGTTTTGACTAGTCAACCTCGAATAGTAAGTGCTAGTGTAATAGAAAATATAGGAGGAAGACCAGTATTAAATTGGCATACTTCTTCTGTCTATTTAAATAGACAAAATACAACATATAGTGCAAGTGCAGCTTTTTTTGTTGCACGAGCTAGTAGTTCTCATTTTAGTGCTTTTGCGCCTGTTTTTGGTGGTGCTAATTTAGGAGCATCAGCTGGAGCAATACGACTACAATTAACAACTACATATTATGCTGCTGTTTCTACTGGTGTTAATACTGGAGGTGATTTAACATTTTCTGATGGTCAGTTTTATATTAATGATAATATAATTAGTGCTAGTTTTGATAATAATAGAAAATATCATATAGGATCTGTTATGGCCGGAAGTGCAAGTAGAGTCTTAACTGCTGTGCAAATAGGAGTAGAAAATCTAACTACTAGAACATGGGCTGGACAAATTCAAGAAATGATTCTATATCCTAACGACCAATCAGCTAGTAGGGTTAACATCCAGAATAATATAAATAGCTACTACGTAGTATATGATACTACAGGATATAGACTAATAGATCCATACATACGTGTTCCTGCAGCTTATTCTTTACGTTTAGTATCGTCAACTTATTATGATAGATTTGCTATCAGAGTAAGAAGATCATCTGATAATGCTGAACAAGATATTGGATTTGTAGGTGATGATTTAGATACAGCTTCCTTACTTTCATTTGCTGGTGCTGGAAGTGCATTTGTTACTACATGGTACGACCAATCTGGTAATCAAAACCATGCTATACAAACAACATCAGCTAACCAACCAAGAATAGTAAATACAGGAAGTCTTGATACAGTAAATGGCAAACCAGCATTGTACTTCTCAGGTACTTCAAGTACATTAAGTATAACTACAAATGTTTCATATACATCTAATAATGTTGTTTTTGTTGCAAAAACAGATACATCACCTACTGCATATGCTGCTGTATATGCTGGTCAAGCCAATTCAAGAATCATACGATTAGAATTAACAAATGCCTATTATAGACTAAATGGAGTAACATCTGATAGTAATGATTATTATTTCGGAGCTAGCATGTTTTTTAATGGAGGAGCAGCTTCAGTTAGTAATAATGCTTTAAACCAACATTTAGTATTTGCTAATAATGGATCTCCATCTACTTTAAATACTATAGTAGGAATTGGTTCTTATAATAATGCTGCTTTTTGGAAAGGTCATATTCAAGAATTAGTTGTATTTACTCAAAATGTATCTAGCAGCAGAGCAATAATAGAATCAAATATTAATTCATACTATTTAATATATTAATCATGGGAATAACAGGTGGACCAAATATAGTAAGAGATAGCAGTTTAATACTGGATTTAGATGCATCTGATGACAACAGTAATTATAGAACTAATGGTAGAATATGGAATGATTTAAGTGGAAATAGTAATACTGGATCTATTGTAAATGGAGCTGCTTTAAATAATGATAGTCTTGGTAGCTTTACCTTTAATGGTATAAATAGTTATATACTCCTACCAGCTAATTTTTTTAACAACAATGCAGGAACTCCTTTTACTGTTTCATTATGGTTTAAAACATCTACTGCTGGAATTATATTGGGGCAACAAGATACTAGTTCTCCTAATAGTGCATCTGGATATGTTCCTGCAATATACACCGATACTAATGGAAAGATTAGAACATCCTGTTTTTGGGGAGGTTCCACTACTAACCAATCAATATCTACATTAACTGTTACTGATAATGCATGGCATAATATAACAGTTACTTTTGCTTCTAATTCTCAAATTAGTTATTTAGATGGAAATTCTTTTGCTACTTTAGCTAAAACTCAAACTACTTATGCTTCTGTATATTATTATTTCATAGGAACAGGAGCCTGGGTTGGTTGGCCATTCCCAGTGTTTAGTCCATTTTTTAGTGGAAGTATAGCAAACATGCTTTTCTATAATCGTGCCCTTAGTGCTACAGAAGTACAAGCAAACTATAATCAATTTCAATCTCGCTTTAGTTCAACAACATCAAATATAATCACATATGTAACATTAAACCAAGCAACAGCTATAGGTATATTCAACAATGATGGTATAGAATTTTCAAATATAATAGTTGGATACCCTTCATATGCATTAGCAAATGCTTTTGTTTTAGTAAATGAACAATCTACAATTTAACAGATATGTATTGTAAAGTATATATCCACAAATCAATATAAATGGCAAAAAATTTAGTAAGAAATTATACCTTTAATGCAGCTGCAAAAACAGTAGCATTCTCAGGTCACTACACTTTGAATCAATTATTATTGATTACAAATGCTACTCGCAACATTATTATCTATAACTTTGCAGATGCTACTTTAGGAGCTACTAGAAGCTATAATAGTACAACTGACATTACAACATTTACATTAACATATAATACAGCAGCAGCTATGGCTAATGCTGATATAATTCAAATATATGTAGATGATTTATACAATGAATTTAGACCGGATGCTGTATTATTAGATCCAGTTGATAAACAAAGGGTATCTACACCCCAAGCCTTAATTGATACTGACTTTGAATATGGTACTCAAATTACAAAATGGGAAAATCTCATCTTAACAAATAATAGACCGTTTGCTTTTGCTATTCCTACTCAGATACCTAGTGTTTCTAGTATGACAATGAATACTAACTCTAGAATTGTAACTGCATCATTATCAGCGGGTGTAGCACCTGCAAACGGTACTCCAATTACAGTTCAAGATACTATTTTAATTATAGCAAATGGTAACTATTTAATTGAAACTGGTGGTGGTACAAGTACATTTACATACACAGCTAGAGGCACAAATACAACAACTATTACTTCTATATTTGATGCTAATAAAACAAATATATTTAGAGGCCAACTTTTTACAGGAGTTAATATTGGTGGTGCTCCTACAATGGCTTTTACTTCTTCAAAGATTGATGTTACAACAACAGTTCCTCATGGTCTTTCATTAGGTAATGAAATTGCAATAACTGGATCAACAGCTTCTACTAATGCTCCAAATGGGTCATTTATTGTTTCAACAATACAATCACCAACTCGATTTTCATATTATGTACCTACAGGATCTATTCCAACAGGTACTCTATCAGGAACTGGAGCTATAATATACGTAAGACCACCAGGCCAAGTATTACATAGACCATTCGATGGAGGTGTTCAGTTTTCAAGTAATGGTAGCTCAAATTATTCCCATACTCTTCGCCAAACAAGAAGGTATTTCCGTTACCAGTCAGGTAAAGGTATTCAAATAAGTTCTGGTACTATTTTAAAACCAAATTTCCAAATTGATAGTTTAAGATCATCTGGTACAACAGTAACTGTTCAAACAAAAGAACAACATAATATTATACCAAATGATACAATTACTGTTTTAGGTGCTAATGAATCTGCTTATAATGGTACTTTCGTTGTATCAAACGTAACAGGATACAATACCTTTACTTATACTGCCTTAACAACTCCATCTGCCGCTATTGCATCTGGTCTTTTCTCTTTATCAGTAGTAAACTGGTTTGGTGCTGTAAATAGATTAGGTATATTTGATAATCAAAATGGATTATTTTTTGAGTATGACGGTCAGACTCTAAGTGCTGTTAGAAGAACCTCTACATTTCAACTTTCAGGAGAAGTAACTGTAACTTCTGGTTCAAATACAGTTATTCAAACAAGTACTTCTTTTCCTACAATATTCTCAAAGCAATTAGTTCCTGGTGATAATATTGTAATTCGAGGTGCCTCTTATAGAGTAATAGATATAGCTAGTGACGTAAGTATGTCTATTAATCCATCTTATAGAGGAGCAACTTCCCAATTTGCTATTGTATCTAAAACACAAGATATTAAATTCCCTCAATCAACTTGGAACTTAGATAAATTGGATGGTACTGGACCTTCAGGCTATAATATAGATTTATCTAAAATGCAAATGTTCTATATTGATTATAGTTGGTATGGAGCTGGTTTTATTCGTTGGGGACTTAGAGGAGCTAATGGACAAGTTACATATTGCCATAAAGTAATAAACAATAATACCAATACAGAAGCATATATGAGATCAGGTAACTTACCTGCTCGTTATGAATCTTTAACTCAACCTCCAATTACAATATTATCAGCATCTTTTGATACTGCTGCTACAACATTGTTTGTTTCAAGTTCAGCTGGCTTCCCACTTTCAGGCACATTGTGTATTAGAGATGCAAGCAAATATGAATTTGTAACTTATCAAGGCACAGGTTCAAATTCATTTAGTATCGTAAAAAGAGAACAATCTGGTTCCTTAGCCTTATCAATGACTATGAATAGTGGCTCTAATATAGCCTCAATTGCTCCAGCAGCAACAGCAAGTTTACAAATTGGACAAAGAATTATAGGTCCTGCCTTTCCAGATGGGACATTTATTAGTGCAATTTCAAGTTCATTTATAATACTTACTCAAGCATCAACAGGTTCAAACCCAATAGCAATAGCAGCACCAATGGGTGTAGGTACAGCATCTAACTTTACATATGCAGCCGATGCTCCTGTAGCAGTTGAATTAGCATATCCAACATTTGCACCTTCAATATCACACTGGGGTACATCGATTATTATGGATGGTAGATTCGATGATGATAAATCATTACTATTTACCTATGGCCAATCTATAGCTACAAATATTCCTGTTGGGCAAACAAGAGCTCTATTCTCAATTAGAATTTCTCCTTCAGTTGATAGTGGAATACCGGCAGCATTTGGTGCTCGTGAATTAATAAACAGAATGCAGTTAGTATTAAGACAGTTAGGTGTTGCTACAAACCAAACAGTTAGTGGTAGTAATATTAACCTACTTGTAAGAGCTAATCTTAACGGAACACCAAGTGGATCTGTAGCAAGAGCATGGACAAACGCAGTATCAGGTTCAACAACAGCCGTTAACTCATCTTTAGCCCAAATCGCTGACTATGCAGGTCAAAACTACCAAGTAGATGGTGGTGAAACAATAGCTGGTTTCTTTGTAGATGGTACAGGTACATCAGATCTTTCGCTAGTACGAGATTTAGGTAATTCAATCTTAGGTGGAGGTGGTGCTACATCAAATATTCAAATTTATCCTGATGGTCCTGATATAGTAACTTTTATCGCACAAAACGTAGGTTTAAATACTGTAAACGTATTTGGTCGTATATCATGGACAGAATCACAAGCATAAAAATGTTATGGCAACACAATTCGCATTTGGTAAAATAGTAACAGACGGATTAGTACTAGCATTAGATGCTGCTGATTCAAATTCATATGTTAGTGGAAGCACCACATGGGTTGATATGAGTGGAAATAATAATAGTGGTAGTTTAACTAATGGACCTACTTTTTCAAATAATAGTATTGTATTTGATGGAGTAGATGATAGGATTACTTGTACAAATAATGCAAGTGTTCAAATAACAGTTGGAACTATCGGAGCATGGATAAACGCCAATTCAAATAATACCGGTTTTAGAGGTATAATAACAAAACAAAGTGCTTGGGGATTGTTCTTATCTGATAACGTATTAGTAACTTATGATTGGGGAGGAGGTGGAACACGTTCTACGGGAATTAATATAGGAAATAATACTTGGAACTATGTGGCTATGAGTTTTACTGAAACCATCGGAACACCATCAAATAATGCAATTGTATATCTTAATGGAAATCCTATTTTAACTACAACTGTGAGGCATAGTAGTCATACAGTTACAGTACAAATAGGAGATGGAAATTCCGTTCAGTATTTTTCTGGAAGAATACCATCCGCACATATATATAATTTAGTTTTATCACCACAAGAAATTCTACAAAACTATAACGCACAAAAATCACGCTTTAATTTATAAACTATGGCATACGAAAACAGAGAATTTATGATCTTCGATGTATCCGAATTAGATACAATTAACTTTAATGAAGTGCTAGAAACATCAATTGATACAGTAAGAAAATCAGTAGATGGAACAAAAACATTTGTTAAATGGGATGGAACAACTATCCCCTCATCAGTAGACTCATTAACAACTAAAGAAGGACCATATACCTACAACGAAATATTAGACATCCTCGCAACATCAGAATGGAATCAGCCTATGCCAATGTTATAATCTGTTATATTTATTCGTAGCTGTTGGACAGTGAAAACAGTATAAATTATGCCAAACGAATTCAAAGTCAAAAATGGCCTACTTGTCAGTGGGTCTGCAAATATTAACTCCTCCGGATCAAGTGTATTCACTGTTGACGGCACATCAGGCCGCCTATTTTCTGTTGATGATTCACTTTCTGGATCCTTATTTTCAGTCAATACAGCAGCTGGTCTTCCTATAATTGAAGCTTTTTCAGATAATACTGTTCGTATTGGACAGTTTGGACAAAGAGCACTTTTTGTTTCTCAATCTAGAGTAGGTATAGGTAAAGAAACAGGATTAAATGCAACCTTAGATGTTAGTGGAAGTGCTATTTTATCTGGATCCTTTACTGTTTTTACTACTGGTAGTGGGGCAGAATTTCAAGTACTAAATACAGGTGTTAAAATTGGTAATATTATTACTGATATTCATGCAATAACTGGATCTATAAGTGTTTCTGGTTCAATTACAGGTTCATTATTTGGAACTTCTTCATTTGCTTTAACTGCTTCTTTTGCTTCAAATGCAGGCGGTGGTGGTACTGTAACAGGCCAAATCATACTAACTGCAGGTGGTGGTTGGCCTTCCATTACATCAGGATCTAATGCACCAATATTAGCAGAAACGGCAACTAATAGAGTCAACTTTTATTATATAGGTTTTCCTGATACTGTTCAAACATTTGCAAACTGGGCAATGCCAATGCCCTCTGATTATAATGGTGGTACTATAACCGCAGTATTTTATTGGGTAGCAGGTAGTGCATCAACAAATAGTGTGCGTTGGGGGTTAGCAGCTAGGGCATACGCTGATAGTGACGCATTAGACCAAGCATTTGGTACCGCACAAGAAGTAACAGATGCAAACCAAGCGAATGATGACGTTAATATATCCGCAGCGACTTCGGCAATTACAATTGGAGGTACACCTACAGGAAGTAACTTTGTACAATTTAGAGCTTTTAGAAACCCAGCAGATGCTGCTGACACTTTAGCGGCAACTGCGGAACTTTTATCGATAAGAATAACATATACAAGAGCTTAAAATATGCCATTAAATTTCGCACATGGTTCAGTTCAATGGTTAACAACAGATATATTAAATGCAACTAAAGTTGTAACCGGATTAGGATTTACTCCTAAAGCATTAAGATTTTATTGGGTTGGTTTACAATCTAACTCACCAACAAACGCAGTAGCAGGTAATGTAAACGAAAGACGTGGTGTTGGATTTGCAGTAAGTGCTGCAAGTAGAAGATGTGTTGGTACTTTTTCATTAGATAATGATAACGGAGGTGCTCAGTGCGGTTCAGTTGCTATGAATACTTGTATTGCAGTCACAGTAACTGCGGCAGGTGCTGTTGACGGACAATTAGATCTAAGTAGTCTTGATGCGGACGGATTTACTTTGATTGTAGATGACGTAACACCTGCAAACATTACAGTATTTTGGGAAGCTTGGGGAGGTAGTGATATTACATCGGCTGTGATAGGAGATATTGCAGAACCTGCAGCTACAGGAACACAAAACTATACTGTAAGTGGTTTTACAAGCGATGGACTGAATCAGTGTGTTATGTTTGCCGGGGTACAATCCGTAAATGCTGTTAATACAGGACAGGCTCAAGACTCAGGTTTGTGTGTTGGATTTGCAAGTTCAACAGCATCTGCAAACAACGTTGTTGTAGTTGGCAACTCAGACGTAGGTTCAGACTCGACTGATACAGACGGATATTGTCAACAAGGAGAATGTTTAGCTCAAATTGTTATAGCAGGTGGTAACCCAGATGCAAGAGCAAATCTTTCAGCGTGGGGAACTGATCTATTCACTCTTAACTGGACCAATAGAGCAACCACGAATAGAAGAAATATTTTTTTAGCAATCAAAGGTGGAAGTTGGACAGCATCTTCATATACAATTGCTGGTAACACATTAAACTCAACTACTACAGTCTCTGAATTACCTTTTTTCTTAAAAGGTATATCTCTTATTGGTAGAATGACAGCGCAAAGTACTGCTGGGACTTCAACAGCCCAAGATAGAATTGGCTTTGGTAGTGGATTATCAACAGCATCAAGAAACTCAGCAGGAATTATAGACGCGAATAACCAAGATCCAACAGAAATTGGTACAATTGTACAATATAACTCTGTTCTATCTTTTCCAACCTCAGCTGGTGGTGTTACAACAACTTATGATATAAATGCATTTAATTTAAACGAATTTCAGATTATTGTTGATACAGCTGGCGGTGTAGCATCAGAGTTTCATGGATATTTAGCTTTCGGTGATCAAATGTTTCCGAGAATCCAAAGTGTTGGACATCCGTTTATAATTTAAAAATATAACAATATGAGTTACACTACAAACGATTTTATTTACATTAGTACAGAATTAACAGGAGAAGAATCTACTAAGATTGTTACTTTTGAGTATATGAATTTTGTTTACTCTGTTAGATGTTTTGAAAACATAATTCAATATATAGGAGGACAAAGACATACCGAACCGCTAACAAATGGAGACATTCCTACCTATGAACAAGGCTTAGAACATGACCTCAGAAGAGAATTGTACAATGGAGATCATCAACCATTACAAGAATGGATAGATAGTAATAATTACTAATAACATAACTTTAAAATATTTATACTAGATAATCACAATACAATATGTTAATAGATAGTGGATTTGTCACGAGTTCGTTTAGAGTTAGTGGATCATATGCCCAAACTGGAAATGCTGTAATTACAGGATCTTTAAATGTAACTGCAGGCATCACTGGATCTCTATTTGGAACTTCGTCTCATGCTGTCACTGCTTCTTTCTTTGGTGGATCTATTTCATCAGCAACATCCGCTTCATATGCTTCATCCTCTACATCAGCATCATACGCAATAAATGCAGGCAATGCTCAATCAGCTTCGTTTACAACAAACGCAAACAGTGCATCATATGCTTTAAATGCAGGTAATACTCAAACTGCATCTTTTGCTACTAACGCAGCAACTGCCTTTATTCAAAACGGAAATAGTTTTGGAGCAGCTGCGCTTTTAGGTACAAATGATTCTCAATCATTACAGTTTGAAACTAGCGGCTCTATTAGAATGACTATTAGCGGTAGTGGACCTATTGGTATAGGTACTACTACTCCAACTCTAGCATTATTACAAGTTCAAGGTAACGTATCTGCTTCATCTTATTCCGGCTCATTATTAGGTACAGCATCATTCGCTACTAACGCAATATCTTCTTCTTTTCCAATAACAGTAACAGGAAGTACTTTAAGATCTGTTAGTCCTGAAGCTGGAGTTGGTGCTAATATTAATACAAGTATATTTTTAGGACTTGATGCTGGAGGTCAAGCAACAAACGCATCTAATTCAATTTTTTTAGGATGGTACGCTGGTGCTTCAGCATCAAACTCGTCTAATTCAAATTTTTTAGGAACCGACGCTGGATCCCTTGCAACTGAAGCAAATCAATCAAACTTTTTAGGAAGAGAGGCTGGAATTCTTGCAATAAATGCTTCTAGTTCAAATTTCTTTGGAAATAGAGCAGGATACCAAGCATTCAAAGCAAATCATTCAAACTTTTTAGGAAAAGATGCTGGAATGAGTGCAATTAGCGCATCATACTCTACTTTAATAGGTTATCAAGTTGGACGTAATGTAGTAGGCTTAGAGGGAACTAGTATTAAATCTAATAATATTATTATTGGTACTAACATAACTTTACCTAATGGAACACAAAATAGTATTAATTTAGGAGCAATCATATTTGCAACTGGTTCCTATTCAACAATAACAGGAACCCCATTTTCAGGATCAGCAAATGGTAGAGTAGGTATTAATGTAATTAATCCTACAAATACTTTAGAAGTAGCAGGTAATGTATCTGCATCTGCTTTTACAGGATCTTTATTAGGTACAGCTTCATTTGCAACAAATGCTAATAGCTCCTCGTATGCATTAAACGCAGGTACTACTATTTCATCATCTTTTTCAACAAATGCAGGTAGTGCATCATATGCAACAAATGCAGGTACTACTATTTCATCATCTTTTTCAACAAATGCAGGTAGTGCATCATATGCAACAAATGCAGGTAACGCTCAATCATCTTCATTTGCTTCAACAGCCTCTTCAGCTGATAACTTTACTGTAAGAAATACTCTTACTGCTACTACAATAGTAGTACAAACTATAACTTCAAGTGTTAATTTCGTAACTGGTTCAACTCGCTTCGGTATTTTAGCCTCTAATACTCATGTATTTACAGGAAGTGTAAGTATATCAGGTAGCTTAACAGTTCAAGGTGCTATAAGCGGATCTAATATTACAGGTAGTCTTTTAGGTACTGCCTCATACGCTAATAATGCTCTTTCATCTTCATATGCAGTAAATGCAGGAAATGCTATTTCAGCATCCTTCTCAACAAATGTGGGGAGTGCATCTTATGCTTTAAATGCAGGTAATACCCAAACTGCTTCGTTTGCAACAAATGCAAATAGTGCTTCGTATGCCCTAAATGCAGGTAATGCTCAAACTGCTTCGTTTGCTACTAACGTAGCAAACGCCTTTATCCAAAACGGAAATAGTTTTGGTGCTGCTGCTCTTTTAGGTACTAATGATGCTCAAAACTTACAATTCGAAACTAATGGTACTGTTAGAATGACTATTAGTTCTAGTGGTGATATTGGTATAGGTACTACAGTAACAGATGCAAGATTAAGAGTAGCAGGTACTATTAATGCAACACATTCAATATTTGGTAATACAGATGGAAGAGGATTAGCAATTCAAACAGTACTCGTAGCAGGAACAAATGAAGCCGGTAGTATTTTAAATGCAAGGGGTGTAGGAGCAGGTACATTAATATTTCAAACAGATAATACTGAAAGAGTACGTATTGCTGCTGATGGTAAGGTTGGTATTGGTACTACTTCACCCAGTAGCTTACTAGATGTAAGAGGACAAACAACTATTATCTCAAACGCAGCTACTCTTCAACTATCTGGAAGTGATCATACTTATATAGAATTATATCCATCAAACTCTATTGGTAGACAAGCATATATTGGATTCCCAGCAGCTGGCTCTAAAGATTTACAAATTGTTAATGAATCAACAACAGGTAATTTAAATTTATTTACTAATAATTCAACAAGAGTAACAATATTAACTAATGGTAATGTAGGTATTAGCACTACTTCACCAGCTTATAAATTAGATGTTAGTGGTACTTTAAGAACAACAGGTAATGTACTTGCAAGTAATGTAATAAATTTAATAGGTACTGAAAATAGTTCTGCTAAAATCAAAGCTGGTAAGTTTTTATCAATAGCTGATGATGGATTTACTGTAGGTATAAACTATAACTCAGATTCAATACCTTTTGGCGGGTTTATTACCATGATAAGTGGTAGTACTTATAATAGTGGAAATATTGTAGCAAATGGAAATATTGGTGTAGGGATTACAGCACCTACTTATAATCTTCATGTTTCTAGCTCATCTAGCCCTACTATAATGGTTCAATCAGCTAACAATATAGGAGGTCAATTTAGAGCAAAAAATACAACTGGTGAATATGTTAAAGGTATAGAAGGTAATACTAGTGGTGGTTGGATGGATTATGATATAATTAATAGTCAGTATATAACTTTATATAGAACTGGGTCAGCCGGTTATTATGCTATATACACTAACGGCGGTGAAAGAATAACAGTAAGTGGTAGTGGTAATGTAGGTATAGGCCAAACATCACCAGCATCAAAACTAGACGTTAATGGAATTATATTTGCTGGTAGTAATTCAGCAACAGAAGGAACTCTTATATTACAAGATCAATATAGTTCAGGCCATTTAACAAATTTTGGAACTAATAGATCATCAGGAGGTCCTGTAATAGGATATGGAGTATATCCTAGTGCTGGTGCTACTAATGCCTTTAGCTCTTCTGTACATTCAACAATTACTATAGCTAGATCTGCGTTTTCTATGGATAGTGAGTTTAGATGGTATACTGGAGGTTCACAAACAGTAAGTATAGGAGCTGCTGCTACTCTATCTCAAAGAATGGTTTTAGATAATAATGGTAATCTAGGTATAGGAGCTACATCACCGGGGGCAAGATTTGAAATCAAATCATCTGCAGCAAATAATCTTGGTGGATTATTATTACGAGCTACTTCTACAGCCAACTTCCCGGCATTATTATATGAAAATTCAACTAATGGAGGTGCATTAGATTTATATAATAATGCTACTTTAGTTTCTCGTATAGCAGCAAATGGTGATTCTTATGTTAGTTCTAGTGGTAATTTTGGTGTAGGTACTACAACACCTACTGAAAAACTCCATGTAGTAGGAGGCAATATAAAAGTAAATAATGCATATGCTATGTATTTTGGCGATTCCGCCAATAATAATGGAGGTAGAATATATTGTGCGAGTGCAACTAATGATTTCTATATTAATCAAGTTAATAACAGCCCATTATATTTAGCTACAAATAATAATGTAAGACTTACAATACTTGGTGGTGGTGATGTTGGAATAGGTACTACCTCTCCATATGATAAATTAGAAGTATTAGGAGCTATAGCAGCAACTGGAGCTTCTACTGGTACTAGCGCACAAGGCACAGCTACTATAATATCAGTAGAGAGTGGAGTAGGTTATTTACGAGCAGTTGATTGGGGTGCCGAATATAAATCTTTAGTTGTAGAAGGACAAACTATCTCCTTACAAACAGGGGTTGGATCTACTACTCCTAGAGTGATTATTACCTCTGGAGGTAATGTTGGTATAAATACTACCCCTTCGTATAGACTAGATGTAAGTGGAAGTGCTAGAATTACAGGTTCACTAGCAGTAGGTAATATTGCTCCAAGCGCAACAGCAGGTAGAATAGATGCCTCAAATGATGTAGTAGCATTTAGTACTTCAGATGCTCGTTTTAAAACTAACATAACCCCAATTTCAAATGCATTAAATAAAATAACTCAAATTGGTGGATATGAATTTGATTGGATACCAAATCAAGAATATCACGGATTTGAAGGACATGATGTTGGAGTTATAGCTCAAGAAATAGAAAAAGTATTACCTGAAGTAGTAAAAGAAAGAGATAATGGTTATAAAGCAGTAAAATATGAAAAAATAGTACCATTACTTATTGAAGCAATTAAAGAACAACAAAAACAAATAGACGAATTAAAATATTTATTACAAAGCAAATAATATGGCAATAACTTACACATGGAATTTTAACCCACTAGAATCATATCCTACAGCATCAGGACAAACAGATGTAGTATTTTTAGTGCATTGGCAAGCATATGGTTCTACAGGATCATATCAAGGATCATCAATTGGAACTCAACCAGTAACTTATGATAGTGGTTCTGCATTTGTTCCATTTGAAGAATTAACATACCAAATCGTATATGATTGGGTAAGTAGTTCTATGGATATGAGTAGAATAGAAGAAAATATAGCTCAACAAATAGAAAATCAAATTAATCCACCCGTATTAGTTCAACAAGCCCCTTGGCTATAAAATTTAAATTATGTATATTGTATTAATGCAATTTATCCCAGGAAACGATCAGATTTGGGTAGCTAAACTTAACCTAGAAGATCCAGAATATATCTATCCTACTGAACAAGAGGCAATAGATAAAGCAGCTGAATTACAAGCTGCTGATCTTAATGGAAGAGAATATAAAGCTGCTCCTTACGGTCAAATATAAAATAATATGGCATTACCAAGTAGTGGACAAATATCGTTTAATGATGTAAGAACAGAAACATCTCAAAGTACATTTACTAGCTATACATTTTCAAAATGGGCTTCAGGAACTAATTCTGGGTGTATTGGTCTTGGAGCTAATGCAGATTATGCTCCTATTAATTTAATATCTTCAGGAAGCGGAAGTGGAACTAATGCTCTTAGATATTCTCCTAATATGACAATGAGTGCTCCTTTAAGATTATCTGATTGGTATTTGTATGACCACATAATAGGTATTAATACAGAAGCAACTGCTAGTTTATATAGTCATTTTGATGGAGTATTAAATTTTCAATGTAATGGATTTACATCTATGGTACCTGTTGATGTTGGCACATCAGCTACAACTTTAAGTCTTAATATATCGGGAAGTCCTATTACAGGAAGCAGTGCAGATACTGGCTGTTGGATGATATTTTATGGAAAACCATGGACACAAACAGGAGTAAGTGATACTACTATGACTGGCTGCGGATATGTATATTCATCAGCAACAGCAATTCTTATAGATAGTGGATCTATAAGAGATAATGTTAATAAAAAAATATCATATAATTACAATTATAATGCTACTTACGGGAATTACATATATTATGTAGTAATTCGTCAATTAAATGATTGTTTTTGTGTACCTGGTGGTTGTTAATAATAATTAAAATAATTAAATATGCCTGCTTCTTTTAAAATATGGGTACAAACAACACCAAGTTATTTAGTAACAATATATGGTAAATTAACTGGGATTGGTCTTCCTATTACATTTGAATATTCATTAGATGGTGGAACTAACTGGCTTAGTGCTGGTTCTTCATTTGATAGTACTAGTTGTGCTTCAAGAGGATCATTTTTAGTAGTATCAGGAAATTCAGCTTCAATAAGAGGATCAGATGGATCCAATACATATTTTATGTCTAGAACACTTAACTCAACTACTTGTCCTGGCAGTCCATATACTTCCTGTGAAGTTTTAGTATCTAATGTTACTTCTAATAGAAACGTAGCTATTACAGTAGATACTAATGGTTCTACTTGTTAAAATAAATTTGGTTGTTTTCTACTTTCTTTATATATTTATATACGTAAACCAAAAAATAAAAATTTATGTTACAAGTTATTATTGTTCTTGCTTTAGCCGTAGCTGCATTCATTGCTTTCTCTCTTAGAAAAAAATCATCTCATGATGATGTAAAAACATCTGGTCCTGTTAACCCAATTGTAGTTGAAAATGCAACTCCTGACCCAACAGTATTTGTTCCAGTAGTAGAAGAACCAGTAGCTACTCCAGAACAAAAAGCAGAAAGAAAAGCAAATGCTGCTAAACAAGGAGCCGCTAAACAAGGAACCGCTAAACAAGGAACCTCTAAACAAGGAACTGCTAAACAAAGTGCTGTTAAAAAAACAGTTGTTAAAAAAACTAAGTAATTAGTATGGAAAAAGTTACGTTAAAATTACAAGAATTTTATTCTTTAGAAAGTGAACTAAATGGAGTAGCTAACAACCAAACTGGTGAAACTACATCTAAAGGTCTATTATCTGAAAAAATTAAACTTACTACTAAGTATTGGCTGTATGATCTTTTTAAAAAAGTTTCTACTGAGAAAGAATCAATAGAAAAACTTAGGGAAGAACTAATCAAAAAATACGGTGTTGAAAAAGACGGTGCTGTTAGCATCCCTGTTTATATCAATGAAGTAATTGATGATGATACTAAAGAAATAATTTCTCGTGAAATAAATCCTAGTTTTGTCTTATTTCAAAATGACTTTAATTCATTACTTCAAGAAGAACGTGAATTAGAATATCATCCATTCAAATTAGCAGAATTTGAAAATGTAGAAACAAATGGTGTCTATACTACTTTCTTCAAATTAATTAAAATTGATGAATAAAATTTCAGAAATATTTCAAGCGTGGGTAACAGCAGCTAATCCAACATCTGAAGAACAAGCACTGGCTGAATATAGATCTGGTATTTGTGATTCATGTGATAAAAAAACTCATGTTCCTGCACTTAATATATTAGTATGCAGTGAATGTGGCTGTCCACTAAGTAAAAAAGTATTTAGTCCTAGAGGTCCTGAAGCTTGCCCATTAGCTAAATGGGAAAAATAAAAACGTTATGGCACAATTAACACAAGAAGAATTACAACCAGTTAGAGATTTACAATCAAAGTACAACCAAACCTTATTTGAAATTGGTGTAGCTGAAGCACAGCGCTTAGCATTGTTAGAACAAGTTGAAAAACTTGAATCTAGTAAAAAAGCATTATTAGGTGATTTAGCTACAATCGAACAAAAAGAAAATGAACTAACTAAATCTCTTCAGGAAAAGTATGGTACTGGCTCAATTAATTCAGAAACCGGGGAAATCACACCTATTCAATAATAGTTCCGCGTTTTATAATAGTTTTTAGATATTTATCGATAGGTCAATCCTATTAAATTTCAAAAACAATTATAAAAATGGGCGAAAAAATTTTATCTCCTGGTGTATTCCAAAATGAATCAGATCAATCGCTGGTTCAAAGAGGCATTGTAGGTTCAGCAACAGCTATTGTTGGTCCAACTGTATTAGGCCAACCATATGTTCCTACCTATGTTACTTCATATAGTGAATATGTATCTAAATTTGGAGAATCATTTAAAAGTGGTAGTTATTATTACGAATACTTTACATCATTAACCGCTAAAGATTTCTTCCAAAATGGCGGTCAAACCTTACTTGTTACTAGAATAATTAACGGCAGCGGCAGCGCAACTGTAAGTACTTATGCTAGCGCTTCTGTTCGTTCTATATTACACCCAGACTCATCATCATTTGTTCTTGAAACTTTAGCTTGGGGTGATATTTTAAATAACGTTGGTCCTATTGTAAGTGGTGCTTTAGAAAGTGGAAGTGCTTCTAACGTTCGTTGGGAAATAACTAATGTAAATACAAGCAGTGGTGTATTTAATCTAGCTATTCGTTTAGGTAATGACAATACTGCTCAACCTAACTATATCGAAACATGGCCTAATTTATCATTAGACCCAGCATTACCTAACTTTATTTCTCGCGTGATTGGTGATATTAAACCAGTTTATCGTGAAGATAGTAACTTTGTTCCGTATATTGATTTTACAGGTTCTTATGCTAATGCTTCTCAGTATGTGCGTGTTAAATCAGTAAATAATATTCAAGTAGACTCTATTGATAATAATGGTAATTTTAAATCAGGATCTTATGCAACTGGATTACCTCAAGCAGGTAGTGGTTCATTAGCTGGTGCTTTTGCAGGTGGTATAGCAGCTACAAGTACTCAAGCATTAATGAATGAAGCTATTACTACAAGTAATATTCAAGGATTTTCACCAGTAAATTATATTAGTGCTTTTAATTTATTATCAAATCAAGACGAATACAGATTTAATGTATTATTAGCTCCTGGTATTTCATTAGATAATAGTGCTGCATCTACTATGATTTCTACTTGTGAAGGTAGAGGCGATGCAATTGCTGTTTTAGATACTAAAATATACGGTGCAAATATTACATCAGCTGCTAACGCTGCTGCTGGTCAATCTAGTAATTATGCTACAACATATTGGCCTTGGGTTCAATTGTTTAGCTCAACATTAGGAAAATCAGTATGGTGTCCTCCAACTACAGTAATTGGTGGTGTTTATGCATTTAATGATCAAGTTGCTGCTAGCTGGTTTGCTCCTGCAGGTTTAAACCGTGGTGGTGTTCCTTCAGTATTACGTGCTGAAAGAAAATTATCTCAAAATGATCGTGATTTATTATATCAAGCAAATGTTAATCCATTAGCTACATTCCCTGGAGAAGGTGTTGTAGTATTTGGTCAGAAAACATTGCAGAAAAAATCAACAGCTCTTGACCGCGTAAATGTTCGTCGTTTATTGATTGCATTGAAAGATTATATTGGTCAAGTAGGTAATAACTTAGTATTTGAACAAAATACAAATGTAACTCGTAATAGATTCTTATCTCAAGTTAACCCATATCTTGAATCAGTAGTACAACGTCAAGGCTTATATGCTTATAAGGTAGTAATGGATGATTCCAACAACACACCTGATGTAATCGATAGAAATCAATTAGTAGGTCAGATTTATATTCAACCAACTAAAACTGCTGAATTCATTATCTTGAACTTTAACGTACAACCAACTGGCGCTACATTCCCTGCATAGGGGAATGTAGTTGCTAATATTTATTAATAGCAATAAAACACAACATAAAATGGCAGTATTAGACGCTAACGAAATAATGTTTACAGCATTCGAACCTAAAGTTCAGAATCGCTTTATCATGTATGTCGATGGTATTCCAGCATATTTGATTAAAGCAGCAGCCGCTCCTGGATTTGAAGCTGGTGAGATTATTTTAGATCACATCAACGTTTACCGTAAAGTAAAAGGTAAAGTTAGATGGAATGATATGCAATTAAGTTTATACGATCCCGTAACTCCATCTGGTGCACAAGCCGTAATGGAATGGGCTCGTTTAGCACACGAATCAGTAACAGGCCGCGATGGTTACTCTGATTTCTACAAGAAAGATTTAACATTAGATATTTTAGGACCAGTAGGTGATGTAGTAGGTGAATGGATTATTAAAGGCGCTTATGTAAAAACAGCTACATTCGGTGAATACGATTGGGCTAACGAAGCAGCTATTAACTTAACCGTTAACATTGCTATGGATTATTGTGTACTCAACTTCTAATCTACATTTCATATTTTTTTCTTTAAGTGTCTGCTTTCGCAGACACTTTTTTTCTGCGTATATTTATATATATAAAAATAAAATAGTTTATGGCCGAATTAAAAATCCCAACAGAAACAGTTTCGTTACCTTCAAAAGGATTATTGTATCCCGAGACATCACCACTCGCTAAAGGTGAAATTGAAATGAAATATATGACAGCAAGAGAAGAAGATATTCTTACTAATGCTAACTATATTCGTCAAGGTACTGTAATTGATAAGTTACTCCAATCATTAATTATTACATCAATCGATTATAATGAATTATTAATTGGTGATAAAAACGCAATTATCATCGCAGCTCGTGTTTTAGGTTATGGTAAAGATTATAAATTTAATTATGGGGGAAAAGAATACACAGCAGATTTATCTAAATTAGAAGATAAAAAAGTTGATTATTCATTATTTAAAAGAGGAATGAATGAATTTTCATTTACTCTACCTCAATCAGGTAATAATGTTACTTTTAAGTTACTTACTCATGGTGATGAACAAAAAATAGAAGCTGAAATTAAAGGCTTACAAAAAATTAATCCTAATTCATCTCCAGATCTTACTACTCGTTTAAAATATATGATTACCTCAGTTGAAGGTAGACGTGAACAAAAAGATATTCGTGATTTTGTTGATAATTATTTATTAGCTCAAGATTCAAGAGCATTACGTAAATACTACAACGAAATAACACCAGATGTAGATACAATTCATTATCCTGAAGGCGATGACTATACAGAGGAGGGTATAGATATTCCGGTATCTATTAACTTTTTTTGGCCTGACGCCTAGTTATAGACTGCAGTTATTTTCTCAAATACATGAAATAGTATTTCATGGAAATGGTGGGTATGATTGGAATACTATATATAATATGCCCATATGGTTGCGTAGATTTACGTTTGAAACATTAAAGGAGCATTATGAAAAACAAAGAGAAGAAGCAGAAAAACAACAAAATCTATTAAGAAATACAGCACCCAATGAAATAGCACGACCAAATGTATCTTCTGCTAATACTAAAAAACCCACATATGTAGCTAAAGCGCCCAAGAAATAGGGCGCTTTAATATTTATACGTAGTATTGTTTACTTATGGATCCTAAAGAACAATTAGAACAACTCAGAAAACAGATAGATGATCTTAACAGACGAGTAGCATCGTTAGGAGGATCATTTTTTAAAGATGTAGACCAAGCTATAGCTAGTTTTGGAGGCGGTGTTGCTGGAGCAGAAGCTGCTTTAAAGTCTATTAGAAAAGAAATGAGTGGTTTAGATACTGATACTAACTACTTTTATGAATCGTTAAAAAGAGTAACAGGGGAATTAAAAGGACAAAAAAGTTTTAATAGAGATATAACTGCTTCTTATTCTAAATTATCATCTATAGCAGGCAAATTAAAATTTGACCAGGATGGTATATCAGAATTATCTAAAAAAGATCTTGATACAATCAAGAAAAAAATTGGTGCTCAACGTACTGAATTACAAGAATCTTTAAAACTAAATCAAGAATCTTTAGCAGCATCTATAATAGAAGAACAAAATTTACAAGCTAGATATGATAGATTAGTAGCAATAGAAAAACAACAAGGTTACTTAACAGCATCACAGCAGAAACAAGCTGATACTTTAATAAATTTAATATCTAAAGAAGAAAGTCTACAGAAAAAAATAGCTCAAGCAAACGCAGAAGTATTAAACTTTTTAGACGATGAAGAAATTGGTTTACGCAAATTAGAGCAAGTTACTGAAGAAAGACTTGCTACAGAAAAGAAAATTCAAAAAACTTTAGGATTTACTGGACAAATAACAGACGGTATTGTAGGTTCTTTAGGTAAATTGGGAATTAGTAGTGGTTTCTTTGAGGATCTCAAAGATGATATGAGAGATGTTGCTAAATCTGGAGACAAATGGGCAGTTGTATCTACAGCAACTAAAGGTATATTTAAAGGCATAGGAGAAGCTCTTAGAGATCCAATTACTCAGCTTGGTATTATTATAAAACTAGCTAATTTCTTCTTTAAAGCAGCTCTAACTGCAAACGCTCAATCTGTAGAATTAGGAAAATCTTTAGGATATGGTGCTGAACGAGCCGATGAGTTTAGAGAAAAATTAGTAGGAATAGAAAGTGCTTCAAATAATTTAAATGTTAATACTGCCAACTTAACAGAAGCGTTTGGACAATTAACCGAAGCAACAGGATTTGCTTATGAATTTACAGCAGATCAACTTGAAACACAAATTAAATTAACTAAACAAGTTGGTTTAACAGCAGATGAAGCTGCTCAAGTACAAAGATTTTCAGTTTTAACTGGTAAATCCTCAGAACAAACATATAAAAGCTTTGTTAAAGGATTAAATACTACTGCTAACCAACTTAAAGTTGGAATTAATTTTAAAGCCACATTAGCAGAAGCAGTAAAAGTATCAGGACAGTTAGCAGCTAACTTAGGATTTAACCCAGAACGAATTTCTAAAGCAATAGTAACTGCTAAAGCATTTGGAATGACTTTAGAACAAGTTGCTAAAGCAGGTGAATCGCTTCTTAATTTTGAAACATCAATTGATAACGAGTTAAAAGCTGAATTATTAACTGGTAAACAACTTAATCTAGAAAGAGCTAGAGCAGCCGCTTTAGCTGGTGATCAAGCTACATTAGCTGAGGAATTAGCTAAAAATATAGGAACCGCTAGAGATTTTACTAAAATGAATGTGTTACAACAGAAAGCATTAGCTGAATCTGTTGGAATGACAGCTGATGAGCTTGCTAATACATTAAGGAAAAGAGAAGAAGCTATTGCTAGTGGAAAAACAATGGCTCAAATAACAGAAGAAGAAAGGATAGAGGCACTTGAAAGACAAAACATACAAGATAAGTTCAATGCTGCTATGCTTAAATTACAAAGCATAATTGGTAATTTACTAGCAGGACCTCTTGGGTCATTTGTAGATTCATTAGCTAGTGGTTTAGATACTGTAGCTAAAATATTTGGCTACTTTGGTAAAATAGGATCTTTTATTAAAAGCATTCCTGGATTAGGAGGATTATTAGGTGGAATTGCTTCTGTAGCTACAATTGGTACTTTAATAGCATTGGTTGCTAAATCAATGACTAAAGGTACTATTTTAAATCCAATGGTTACAAAAGATATTAGTGCTGCTGGTGGTGGGGGTGGTTTAGGAGATTTATTAGGTGGAAAAGAAGGAAGTGTAACTAAAAGTAGAGGTGGAGTTTTTGGAAGATTAAAACAAGCATATAAGGGAGGAGGAATAAAAGGTGCTGGGAAATCATTATCAAGAATGGTTAAACCTGGTAAATTAGTTAAAGGAGCAGGTAAACTTTTAGGAAAAGCATCTGTTGGTGGTATATTAGGAGGTATGGCTTTAGATTATGGAGCTGAAAAAGCAGCCGAAGCTGGAAATAAAAATTTAGCTAAAGGATTAGGAGTAGGTAGTAGTGCATTAGGTGGAGCTGGTATAGGAGCAATGATAGGAAGTATTATACCTGGTATAGGTACAGCAATCGGAGCCGGCGTTGGTGGATTAATAGGAGGTTTAGGTGCTTTACTTTCAGACGATAAAGAAGAGGAAGAAGTACAAGAAGTAGAAGATGGAATTACATCTGCAAGTAATGGACCATTCAAAATTAAAGATAAATTTGGAAAAATGGCCATCACTAAACAAGGTGATAGATTAGCCGTTTCCCCGAATGTTAGTACAGTTCCCGCAAATGGTTTTGATTCAATAACCGCTGCTGTTGATAAAATAAAAAATATATCTTTAAATAACAATACGCCTGCATTAGATATTAACCCAATGATATCAGCTATTGATAAAGTAACAGCAGCTATTGATAAGTTATATGGTAAAGATACATCTATTAATATGGATAGTAAACAAGTTGGTTCATTATTAGTCCAAGGTTCACGTAAATTTGCCTAATTTTTAATATTTATACTAAACGATAAACCATGGCCTTATTAAGTAAATTAAAAGACAGTATTTTAGGATTAGGTGGAAATAAACCACCACAATTTGGTGTTGACCCTGTTCCTCCAGGCACATTACATAACTTATATTCAGTTGATGGAAACCCTGATGTAAGATGGAGAACAAGTAATGGTAATTTAGGTATAAAACCACAACCATCAACAATAGATGAATTAGATCCTATTGCCCCTAACCTTAAACCAGTTGGAGTTGTATCACAAGTATACAAATCTAAATCAGGTCGTCGCTACAAAGATTTGGGTCCTACTGAAGGACGTTATTAATATATTATGCCCCTACTCGACTTAAAAACGAACTTAAAATCACTTAAGTACGGACAAGATCAACCAGGAGGAGGCAGTAGCGGACAACCATATCAACAAGTAGATATTAATACAGTTGATATTGGCTTTAACCGTTTTCGAATGACTAAATTCGATGATGGATTAGTTAGAGGAGGAGTTGTAGGTGCTGCTAATGCTTCAATTGTTGATACTTTTCGTATAGGGAAATTTCTTACGGACTTTCCAAAAGGTCCTTTATTTATTGTTAAACAAATTGGATTACAATTATCTAATCCAAAGCTAGAATTTAAAAAACTTAATACTGATAACCCAACATCGGGACAAGGATTTTTAAGTAACGTAGGGAATCTTATCGCTAATACAGCAAATAAAATAGTAAATGCTGTAGGACCTACTCGCATATATAACTTAGGAATTAATACCTTAGCTCAAGTACCCGTTAATGCTTTTGGACAACATATAGTAAGACATGGTCTTCTTCCTAGAATGGATGATAATACTAAATATTTAGCTGTTGCTGAAGCAAATAATCAAGGAGTAAATGCACCTAATAATAGATTAGTAGGATTAAAAACTAGGTTTAGACTTGGTGATATGAAATCAAGTACTAATCCTCAATTTTACACTAATGCTCAAAGAAGAGCTGCTGGACAAGCTACATCAGGCTTATTTTTACGAGTAGGTATTATTACTAAACCTAAACCAATAGGATTTCTTAATGTTAATGGTGAATTAGCAATAGATAGATATATAGGTGGTGCTCAATCAGTATATGGTATAGGTAATACTACTATATTAAGAAGAGCATTTACTGAAGATGCTACTAAAATAGACGTTGCTTTTAAACAAAGTAAAATATGGGCTGGTAAATCTCATTTAGATCAGGGTCCAACTGAAATACAACTTATTGGAAATAATATTTTACATCCTATTTCTTCTAATTATACTGGATCTGATTTTTATAAATCAGGCAAAGAACTATTTGATGGTAAGCTTTTATTTAAATCTAATTTAAACCTTAATATAGGAAGTGAAAGTGATATTCAAACTAGTTTACTAGATGGTGATTCTAGACTTAAAGATTCTTTAGCTAGTCAAAGAATAAATAGTTTTTTACAAGTATCTAATAAACAATCATCTAGACTTGCTGAAAATTTCTTTTTAAAAGACTTTAAACCTATTATTAGTGGATCTGGATCTCTTAATAGACAGGGGTTATATGATTATAATATATTTAATAATTCTACTCCTGATGTTCTAATCAATAACACAAAAAAAAGAACAACTAGTTATACACAAATTAATAATGAAATCCGCTCAGGTTCATTTTCTGGATTTAGTAATTATTCTGGATCTGCTTTTGCTTCTTTAAAGTTTAGTAGTGATATTAAAGACACCCCATTAGGGTTAAATGATATAGATAAACTATCTATATACTCTGGATCTAATACATGGATTCCAATACATAAAGATGGAAATCAAGATCATTCTTTATCCTTACTATCTGATTTAGGTAAAGGAAACGAATCTATTTCTAAATACTCTGGAGTAGTATCTGATGAATTTAGTATAGCAACCGGTATTGATAAGTCAGCTATTGGATCTGTAAAAACATATGCTAAATTATTAGAAAGAATTGAAGGTAATAAGTTTAGAGGTAAGGTTAAAGTTGATGGAATTGATCAAAATGTAAATAGTTTTAATATATATGGTGATACTAAATTAAAAAGAACTGGTGATTTTTCAACATACAACCCAGTATCTACTGATATTCCTGTTTATTATAATGGAAAATCTGTAGTAAAAATTAATATACCTTGGGATAAAGTTAATCGTGAAAATAGAGTAGGTAGTGGATTACAAGATCAAATTAATCTAACACCATTGTTTGAAAATGCAACAGGCACAATGGGAGATAAAGTAACTATAGGGGGAAAACCATATAATATAAGAGATTTAGTAAAATTTAGAATCCAATCAGTAAACTATGACAACCCAGGTTTAGGTAAATGGATGATATTTAGAGCATATTTAACCCAATTTTCTGACGGAGTAAATGCTCAATGGAATGATATTAAATATGCAGGTAGAGGTGATAAATTCTATATATATGATGGATTTACTCGTTCCGTAAATATTGGATTTAAAGTAGCAGCATTATCCGCTCAAGAAATGCAACCAATGTATCAGAAATTAAATTATTTAATGGGTAATTTAATGGGTAGCTATGAAAATAATGTTTTACATGGTGCATTAGTTAAAATGACTGTTGGTAACTGGTTTGATGGACAAGATGGTATATTAAATAGTTTAACATATACTGTTCCTCAAGAATCACCTTGGGAAATAGCTATTAATGATACTGAATTAATATTACCTCATATTGTAGATGTTCAAATGACATTTACGCCTATTGGTTCTCAAACTAAGGGTGTTAATAAGATATCTGAGAAAAATTCTGAGACATCTCATATAGCACAAAATATTAATGATATTCAATATGCCACTAAATTTTCTAAAGTAGGATAATATGACACGTTACGAAGATACACCTGTACTAACAACAATTGATTATAATCCATATTATAAAGGAAAATATTATCCTAATATTCCATTATCAGAATCGGATATATATGTTATTACTACAGTAGGAGATAGACTTGATTCATTAGCTTATAGTTATTATAATGATGCTACTTTATGGTGGGTGATTGCAGCAGCAAACAATAATGCTACTAAAGGAGCCTTATATCCAGCCCCAGGTACTCAATTAAGAATACCAACTGAAATAAATAGGGTATTACAACAAATTAATAATTTTAATCAAGTTAGATAAATGTTATGTCAATATTTAAAGATACATTCCCAGACGGTGTTAGATACCAAATAAAAGCCAGACAAGAGGCTATAAATGAACGTACTCCTAGCAGTATACATTACTATAACTCTCGTACAGCTTGGATTAGAATGACTTCTGCTGTAGACGTAGGAGGAGATAATGGTACTTTAGCTAAATCTTATGTTTTATTAGGAGGTACATTATACAATAATCAACTAAAATCAGGAGTAGGAACAACTCCAGCAAGTGCTTATAGTACAGTTACTCCTGCTGGAAATCCTAATAGGTTAGGTATTAGACCAATGCCTGGTATTACATCTCTTGATGTTAAATCTAGAGGTGCTTATGGTTCTTTAAGAGACGTAACTGTTAATTTTCAATGTTGGGATATTAGACAGCTAGAAGAATTAGAATTACTTTATATGCGCCCTGGTTATTCTGCCTTAGTAGAATGGGGATGGACTCCTTACTTAAATAATAGTAAAGGACTAGAACAAAATGTTCCTTTTGAAGATATATTAACAAAAGGAAAAACTAAAGAACAAATTTGGAAAAATATCTTTGAAAAAGCTTCTAAAAGTGGTAATTATGAAGGCCATTATGGTATTATAAAAAACTACAGCTGGGCTGCTCGTCCTGATGGAGGTTATGATTGTTCTACTACTCTTATTTCAATAGGTGAAATATTAGAATCATTAAAAGTAAATTTCGGAACAACTACTACTCAAGCTGCTACTGCTGGAACTTTTAATGTATTAGATGTTAGTTATTTTGGGAAAGATACATTAATTACTAAAGCATATAGTGAAAATATTATAGCAGGTATTTGTGCTGAATTACATGAAATTGGAGTTAAAAATATTACTACTTCTAAAACTGAAGGAAAACTAAATAATTATACTCTTTTTAGATACGATGTTGAAGTATCAGGAAAATCAGAAGGGGATAAGAATATTGTATCCGATGCAGCTCAAATATATATTCCATTAAAAGATTTCCTACAGATATTAAACGATAAAGTAATACTAAAAGATTCTAATAGTGGAAAACCTATCCCTGAACTTTCAGTAAATTGTGGTGCTCACAATGGAGGCGAAAATACTCCACTACTATGTCTAGGAGATATACATCAAATATCAACAGACCCTACCATATGCTTAATCAAAAATCCAGCATGGGAAAATCCACAAAATTTAGGATTAGACGATATAGCTTCTACTAGTGATTATACTACTATAAAAGAAATTATAACTGCTTTATCTCAACCCTACTGGCAAGATGATTGGAAAAAAAGTCAATTAGCTATTATAGGAAATATTTACATAAATGTAGCTTATATATATTCTATTGCTACTAGTGTTAATGTTGAATCACAAGATAAAAAAGAAAAAAACGATATAGCTTTATTTGATTTCCTTAAAACACTAATGGCAGGTGTATCTACTGCAATAGGAAATGCTTCTAATTTTGATATATTTTTAGATTCTACAGATGGAAAAGCTAGAATTATTGATATAAATTATACTGGTAATAAAGATGAAGATTGGAAAAAAGTAACTGAAGTACCAATAGAATTACAAAATACTAAATCTATAGTTAGGTCATATAAGCTAGAATCACAAATATATCCTGAACAAACCGCTATAATAGCAATTGGTGCTCAAGCACAAGGAGGAGCTTTAGCAGCTGATGTCAATACATTAATTGACTTCAATCAGAATCTAATAGATAGAATCATGCCTGAAAAAAAGGATGCTAGTGATACTAGTAATTCTCCTAATTATGATGAAGCAGAAATAAAAGAAAAAGTTCAAAATCTAAAAAATAATTTATCTATACTAGTTCAATATATTGTTGATTTAAAACCAAACATTCTTGAAAGAATATTTCAAAGTGGACGAGGTGATTTTGATGCTGCTGAAGCATCTAAATACTCTAATGCTTTAAAAGATGTAATTAATTATTATAGAACTTTTACTGATGTTGATACTAAAAATAGATCTATTATCCCTACTAAATTATCTCTTACTATAGATGGTATAGGCGGAATGATAATAGGAAATCTATTTAAAATACCAGATGAATTACTTCCTAGAGGATATAGAGGAGGAGGAGCAGGCCCTAAAAAATTAGCATATACCGTTAATGGTCTAAATCATTCAGTTCAAAATAATGATTGGACTACTAATATAGAAAGTCAATTTATAATTTTAGATGAAGCAACAGGACCAATTCCTATAGGAGATTATAACGCTATAAAAGCAATAAATAAAGCCGCTACTTCTCAAAATACAACAACAGCAACTAACGTGGTTAATCAAGAAAAAAATAAAGCAAACATAAAAGCAGACCCGGGAGATAAAAGTATTGTATCTAAATACGGAGAAATAGGAGATACAAGTCAATTAACAACTTTAACTTTCCCTTATCCTATGTATTATGGAGGAAAGTTAGTTAAAACAACTACCGTTCATAAGTTAGCTAAAAATGATTTAGAAGCTATACTTAAAGAAATTTTAACAACATTTGGTCTAAAAAGAATTAAAGAATTAAAATTAGATCAATTTGATGGATTATATAATGTTAGAAATAAAAGAGGAGGCTCAACACCTTCTATCCATTCCTGGGCTATTGCAATTGATATAAATGCTGCAGATAATTCTTTAGGAGCTAGAACAGGTACTGCTCTATTCTCAAAACCCGAGTATAAAAAATTTGTAGACATTTGGTATAAACATAATTGGAAAAGTTTTGGTAGAGAATTAGGATATGATTGGATGCATTTTCAAGTAAAAGACGCACATTTTTAAGTATGAAAGTACCATCAAACATAATACAAACAGGCAAATATACTATTGGTAAGGAATTTATTGATAAAAAAACACATAAACCTTATCAAGGATATTACTACGAAATAAGCAATGGATTCTTTGCAGGAAAAGAATTCAATGTTAATGCTCCTGAACTTATAAAAGTACAATCAGATAAAGTAAATAATTTACTTCTTCAAGCTGCTACTTATACTTTTGGTCTACTATCTAAAGTTAAAATATCTAGTACCGCTCCTATTCCTTCTATTATTAGCAAAGGAGATATTAATGGAAAAATAAGATATTTTTCTAAAAAAATTAATACTACTCCTGTAGTAATAAAAGAAATAACTAAAGAAACATTTAATGACTATCAAAAAAATCCTTTATACCAAACAGTTAGTATTACTTTCCCTGAAGGTGGATATTTTGGAAATCAACAAAGTCTAGATGATGCTGATAAGCAAATGCCTGGTATAAAAACATTTATTTTAAGTGAACTTCCTCCAGATTAAAGTTTTTTAGTCTAGGAATTTATATTATATTTAGATTATAAAGGTTATATACTATGTTTTACATTATCGAACGTCTCGATCAATTAGAACAATTAGGTCCATTTGGTGATTGTTTTATTCATTTAATTCCACACAATAGCAATTTTCATCCGGCTCTTACTCAATTGAGTTTAATTTATATTAGACCACTTGATGGAAGGAAAGGATACATATTATGTATTGATCATAATGAAGCATTTAAGTTAAATAAAATTGATGTTGTAGATTGGCTAACAAATAACACTGTTAGATTATGGTTGTTAGATAAGAAGTCTGCTATGCATTGGCTTTATTCAATGCGACATAAATTATTTGATGCTCATTTGCTTGAATTTGTTGATTTAATTGATGCATTATCTAATTCACCTTGTCTTGATTTCTACTATACACACCATCGGAACTTACCAAACATAAATTGTCTGATTCCAATTAGTAAACATTTTGAAGAATGTGAAAAGATATTTACTGCTACACTACCAATAACTAAAAAATATACTCTAACTAATACTCAGTTTCAATTTCAGAATTTTCAAACAACACATATATTTTATGAAATTGAGAAAAACGGCATTCAGTTGGATAAAAAATGCTTTATAGAACATTATAAAGATAAGATGGACTATCCCGAATATAATGTTAGTAAGGGCAGAATATACACTCAATATAATTTATATACAACTACCTCACGTCCATCTAATACATTTAATAACATCAACTTTGCAGCATTAAACAAAGATAATGGTGAGCGAGCATGTTACAAACCAGAAAATGATATGTTTATTGAAATTGATTTTCAAGGATATCATCCACGATTAATAGGTGAATTAGTTAATTTTGAATTTCCTAAAGATAAAAATACATATGAATATCTTGGTGAAATATTAGGTGTATCTAAACAAGAAGCCAAAGAATTAACATTTAAACAATTGTATGGTGGTGTTTGGAATGAATATAAAAATAAGCCATTCTTTGAGAAGGTGGATTTATATGTAGATGATTTATGGGATACATACCAATACAGTGGACGCATTACAGCAGCAAATAAAATATTTATACGTGGCGATGAAAATATTGCTCGTAACAAATTATTTAATTATATTGTTCAAAGCTATGAAACATCAACTAATATTGAATTACTTAAATTAGTATTAAATTATTTAGATGATAAAAAAACAAAATTAATATTATACACATATGATGCGTTTTTATTTGATTATAATAAAGAAGATGGTGAAATTTTTACTACCATCAAAGAAATGTTGCAATATCCGATAAGCATAAAACAAGGCAAATCATATCACGGTTTAATTAACTTTTAAATATTTATGATGGAAAATATATTTTTCGATTTGAATAAATTATTCTGTACATTTACTACGCCTGACGAGCTAGACACAGTGCTTTCTGATATTAATCGTCGATATACAATTATGTATAATAAAATATTTGTTCTTGAGTCACCTCAAAGCAAAGAATTAATATGTACGTATAATATCGATATGGGAAATGTATCAGATGCTCCTCTACCAAATACTATCCTATTGCATCGCAAAAAGGAAAGTAATACATTATATACTATCAATGCGCTCAATGCATTGATTAGAACATTAAATAATGGTGTGTTAGATACTAGATTTATTATTAATTGGGCTGATTATAAAAACTGTATATTACTTAATACAGGTCCTGAATTACGTCGTTTAGATACAGCTATCTACAAGATAGTAGATTTATCATCTCATTAAACTTAATAAATCATGGCTACATACACAGCAGCACAACTTTATGGTAGTGGATCAATAGGTGAAAACTTATCTGGATTAAAAACATTTACTTTTACTAACTCAAGTGTATCTTCTTACTTTACTTTAGAAGCAGTAAGAACACCAAATGGTTTTTACACTGGCAGCTCTGCTATTGTATCTTCAGGTTCATTTACTATCTCTGCTTCTATGGTACCCGGATTTGTAACATCGTCCAATGTATTTTCACTTGCTATCCCTCCAGGTACTTCAGCATTTACGTTTACTCCTGCAAATGCTATAACAGGAACTACTTATTATTTAAGAGGAACAGGAAATTTTAGCCTTACTATATCTTAGTTTGGCCACTCAGATAAGGATTCTTATATTTAGTTATTAAAATACAAACAGTTATGGATTTAAATCTAGTAAAGCAGAAGTTAGCCGCTGCTCAAAATAAAGGGCAACAACGTGAAAAAATCGATTACACAAAGATTTTCTGGAAACCAAAAGCAGGTAAGTACCAAGTACGTCTATTGCCATCTGCATTCGACAAATCATGGCCTATTCGTGAAGTACAATTCCATTATGGTTTTGCTAAAGGTCCAATCTTGTCATTGACAAACTGGAATGAAGCTGATCCAATTGCAGACTTTGCAAAGCAACTTCGTAAATCAGGTGATAAGGAAGATTGGCAGTTAGCTAAAAAAATCGAACCAAAATCTCGTTATTTCGCTGCTGTAGTAGTACGTGGTGAAGAACATTTAGGTGCTCGTTTATGGGAATTTGGTAAATTAACTCATGATCAACTTCTTGGTATTGCTGCTGATGACGATTATGGTGATTTTACTGACATTACAGATGGTAGAGACTTTACAATTGAAGCAACTGAAGATGTTATTGCTGGTAGAAAAGGTATTAAATGTAACATTCGTGTTAAACCTAAAACTACTCCAATTTCAGAAGATGGTGCTTTAGTAACTAAATTACTTGAAGAACAACCAGACATTTTAGCTATTAATCGTAAATACACTTACGATGCTCTTAAAGACATCTTATCTAAATGGTTGAATCCTGAAGATGAGGCCGCTACTGAAGCTCCAATCGCATCTGCTGATGCTGATGATGAAGATTCTTTTATTAAAGAAATCAATCAACCAGTAGTACCTGCTTATTCTTTAGAAACAAATGCTGCTAAAACTAGCAACGCAGACAAATTCAATGATTTATTTAACGACTAATTATGGCAAAAAGTAAAGACAGTCTTACAGCAGTAGTATCAGAATCGCTTAAAAAGTCTTTTGATATTGATGCATTCAAGAAATCTAAATTCCTCGATTCAGCATCAAAATTTAAAAAACAAAGGTGGATTCCATTTTCACCCGCAGTAAAAAATGCTCTTTCTATTCCAGGAGTACCAATGGGACATGTTACAATTGCCCGTGGAGGATCCGATACTGGAAAAACCACATTAATGATTGAAACAGCTGTAGCCGCTCAAAAAATGGGCGTGCTACCTGTTTTCATCGTTACTGAAATGAAATGGGATTTTGAACATGCTCAAAAGATGGGATTAGAATTAGAATCTATTCCTGATGAAGTAACAGGTGAAGTAATGAATTATAAAGGTTTCTTTATCTATGTTGATAGAGGATCTTTAAATACAATTGAAGATGTATCTGCATTCATAGCTGATATTCTTAATGAACAAGCAAAAGGTAAATTACCATATGATTTATTATTCCTTTGGGATTCAGTAGGATCTATTCCATGCGAAATGAGTGTTAAACAGGGAAATAATAATCCAATGTGGAATGCTGGAGCTATGGCTACACAATTTGGTAACTTTATCAACCAACAGTTTCCATTATCACGTAAAGAAAAGTATCCATATACAAATACATTCTTTGTAATTAACAAAACAGGCGTTCAACCAGCACTTACTCCAATGAGTCAACCTCGTATGACAAATAAAGGTGGTAACGCAATGTATTGGGATGCTTCAATTGTAATTACATTTGGTAATGTAACTAATAGCGGTACTTCAAAAATACACGCACAAAAAGATGGTAAGAAAGTTGAATTTGCTAAACGTACTAAAATAGCAATTGACAAAATACACGCTGATTGTGGTGTAGCTACTTCATCTACTATTATTGTAACACCTCATGGTTTTATACCTGATGAAGATAATGATATTAAGAGTTATAAGAAGGAATATGCTAAAGAATGGTTTGAAGGAATAACTAACGCTGATGATTTACAAATTTTTGAAGATACTAGCGAATGGGAAGAAAGCAGAAGCATATCCCCAATGGTAGAGATAGATAATGATGAGATAGAAAATAAATAAACAAAATGAAGAGTAAATACGAACAATTACTCTCCAACGTACAACCAGACATTCGTAAAGAACTAAGTTCGATTTTAATCATAGACGGCCTCAATACATTTTTGAGGTCGTTTACTATGATTAACCATATGAATCCTGA